TTGAACCCACATCAGCGGTTTTGGAGACCGTTATTCTACCATTGAACTACGCCCCTAAGAAGCAATGAGCTACATATCTATATTATCTAGTTATTAATAAATATATATAAAACTATCTTTGTGTCGCATTTGTATAGCCTTAATGCTCATTGAACACACGCATCTACCAACTAGAATGGGCGACTGCGTAGAATAGGCGACTTACAAGTTCTTCGCTTTTCACACTTCTCTAAGCGCCTTCTTTATCTTAACGTAAATACATTATATCATAAAATGTCAAAAATGTCAAGCTGTTTTTCGATAAATTCAACTTTTTCTTCATCTAAAAGCCCTAATTTGTACTCATTATAGATGTTTATTGCTTCTAAAGTCTTAATTGCGTTGTCTATAGATGTTATTTCATTGTTTTTTAGTGTCTCTAATAGTTTGATTAAACCGTCGCATCTTTCTTGTGTAGAATACCAAGGCAACTCAAATTGCATATTCTCAACATATTCTCTAACATTTTTAGTTTGTTTTCCTATTATATTCAAACAACTCATACAAGCATATTTGCCGTTATCTAATTGAACATTAGTAACGTCGCCACATTGTATACATTCTCCTAGTTTAACAGAAACCCTCATCCTCTAACGCCTCCTTATTTATTTTATCTAACGCTTTCATACATTCGTCATACATTTCAATTATAACATTTGGTGACCACCTATTATTCATTGTGCATCCACGACCAAGATATTTATACCAACTTATTTCTATATCACCACATTTAAAATTATAGGGTTGGTTTATATCTTCATTCCAATTATATGCGTGAACTTCAAAAGTATCACACATAAAATCATTTCCAGTATTCTCAAAAGGGCTGTCATATTCTTTTTGTTTAGAATTCCACATTACTATATTTAATTTTCTAGCAATATCTCTTAATAAAGCCACTACATAATCAGGACAATCATAATGATGTATAGTATTAGGTGAGAAACACATTTGTCCTAATTCAACATTACTTGGTATTTTTCCTTCAAACACTTCCATTATATTTGTCCTCTTTTCTTTTTTAGTTTTTCAAATTTATTAAACACAGTCTTACGCATTGTTACGTTAAACCAAATTTCTCCTGCGTCAAATACAACTGTGTAGTGTCCTTTTTGTTCTGTCTCAAAAATATCTAATACGTCATTTAAATCAACATAGACATTTTCTTTATTAAATTTCATTAATTCTAATTCAACAGACTCCATATTCTTCCTCCATTTCACCAAAAGTTAATGGTGTTTCTTTAATGATAATCATCAAACATTCATCGTCTTCGTACCAAAAATCTTGATATAAATTGTTTTGTAAAGCATTAATATATTCGTTACCGTTATAATCTTGCCAAGGTACTGTGATGTAGTCATTAGTTTTATCGGTATATATTACATCAAAATGTGTAATATCCCTCCATTTTAGTCTTTCTTCTAGTGCGCTGTCTTCAAACACACCTTGTACATTAAATGCTTTTTTATTTAATACTAATAACGCGTGTTTGCAATGTAAAGAGTTATAAACTTCGCCTTGTGTGTATTGAAAACAATTAACACCTAAACTAGAATATAAATGGTCAACACTAAACATTACAATCATATCAGGTGTAACTCTATACACATCACAATTCTCGAAAACAATATCTATATATTCAACTTGTCTGTCTTTTTTCTTTACCATAATTCCACGCTCCTTGCGTATTCATTTCTACCTTGTAGGTCGGCTTCGTGTAATAATTCTAGCATTTTATATAAATCATCGTCCTTAAACCATTCTTTAACTACACTCATATCTTCTCTGCGATACCACTCCATATGATTTAATATTAGGGCGGCTATTTGGTAATCACTATCACATAATCTAACTCGGTTTAAATCATCAAGCATACGTTGTTTTCTAATATGGCATAAAAACATATATGCCGAAATTCTTTCGTGTCCATAATATACATAATGCCCCTTTTTCTCATTAAATAATCTTGTATATAACTTTCCAAAATCGTGATAACGAGCTGCTTGACGTAAAATCTCTTTATCAATACTTAGATGTAAATCTTCTCCTAATTCTATTGCATACTTAGTAACGGCTTTGATATGTTCTGCTAATGTTTCATTATGATGTGGATTGTCTTGTGAATATCCTTCACAATCTTTGATTAAAAAGTTATAATCGTAAACGTCATTATACATTCCACCGTCGATTAGTGCAATATTATCATAACCTTCATAATACATCGGTACCTCAATACTTTTTATCATTTGTTCTAATTTATCCCAAGGAAGATGCCTTTCTGTGCGTGTCATATTTCTTTCTAAAACAATGTTTATTGGTGTACAACATAGATAAGCATTAATTTCAATATTTGGTACTCTATTTTTAATATCTTTTATTAATGCCTCACGACGTTTTCTAACAAGATTTGTTGCGTCATATATAACATCAAAACCATTTTGTAAAGCTAAAATAGTTTCTCGTTTCATTCTTTCAAAAACTTCGCCGTTATGAGTTTGGTCTTCAAAACCATACATATCTATTCGTATTTGGTCGCTTGACAAATAAACTGAATTATTTGTTAATAAGTATTTTTTAGCGTAACTTGATTTTCCACTACCAGGGAACCCAATCATTATATTTAATGCTGCCATATAACCCTCTCCTATCTTAGTTTTATTCTAACAAAAAAAATGTATTTTGTCAATACATTTTTCATATAAAATTTCTAAAAGGTGTTTCAGTAATATTTGACATTCTGTTATCACAATCTGGGCATAAACAATCGTTATAATAAGGCTTAATTTCTTTTCCACAACAATCACAATAGTTTCCCATATTAAATTCTTTACATAAATTTTTTGAACATCTTTCAAGAGCATTACCTTGTATAATAACACCGTTATCGACACCAATATAATAATCGTCTTGAGGAACTCCAAATCTATCTTGATGAAAAACTTCTGTCATTGGTGTCATATTGGTCATAAAACCTATAAAATGAGAACCATTTTGGGCTTCTAAAGCCTTAATACGAAAATCTCTATTTTCCGTTAAATCTACATTTTCTTTCATTTTCTTTTAAATAAATTCTTCAGTGAGAACTTTTTATTTCCTTTTAATTTATCAAACTCTACATCATTCAAACGTCTTAAATTATCGTCTAGTCTTTCCAATTCTTCTATCATTTTTTCTGTATTAATTGGGATAATAATTTTTTGTAATTTTTCTTTTCCTGCCTCTTGTAAAAATTTATCCATAGTTAAATCACAATATTCGTCTTCCCAATCTCCTAAAAAATAGAAACGGTCATTTAACACTATACCACTATTTCTACGTTCTTCTTCACGAGGTTTTTGAAATGTACCAAATAATATTGGGTCTTTTTCTTTGCGTTCTTTAGCAACTTCTTTTTCCACTTTACCAGTATAATCTGTAAATACAACATACATTTTATCGAATATATCTTTAGTTTTTGCTATAATTTCTACAATATGGTCTGGTATATCTCTAGGATAGTTTTCTAATTCGATAATTTTAACCACATTTTTAGCAATGTTATCAATATAATCTTCAATATCATCTCTATACACAAACGAGTTAATACCTAAAGCAACAATTTGTCTTTCTTTCTCTATATTGTCTGCAAGAAATCTTAATTTTTCAATAACACGCTTTTGTCCTGTCACACTATATTTTTCTACTAATGACAAATAACCATTATATAAATCTTCCAAATCTTTATCTGTGACAGTTTGTCTCTTCTTTTTTAGGTAATTAAAGTATTGAGTTGCATTTAACTCATCAGTGTTGACTTCCACAGTCTTTTTCTTATTCGCCATTATTATCATCTCCTTTTATAATTTTAAACATATCATCAATATTACTTAGTAATGGGTAGCGTTCTGTTGAAGTCGATGTTTTAGCAAATTGTTTCTTTACTAAATCAACATACATAGTATGTGTACCGTCATTACCTTGATAGAACTCTTTCCATTGCTCGTCTGTTAATACACTTTTAACATCTAATTGCTCAATAGCTAGATTGTCAAAAGAGATGACAGCATACTTACTTAATAAGTCTTGTAAATTATTTTTTAACCAAGTTAATTGAGCATTTATAATTCCGCCAGCCTTTTCTAGTAAATTATGACCTCTACCAAAATCTTTATATCCTAATACCAATATCTTGACTTTTTTATCTGCAAAATATTTAAATACATCTCCGCCGTGTATACCAGCGATTAAATGAACTACTAGATTAGGATTGGCTTTTGTTACCTTATCCCAAAATTCGTCGTCAAACGAACTAAATGATACGCCTAAACCATAAATTAATTTTTCTTTCACTAACATATCGATTAAATCATAATTTCCAATAAATTCTTTTTGGTGTACTGTAATACTAGGCAACACACCTATTTCTTTTAATTTTCTTAAAAATGGTACTAGGTCAGGGTGAGAAGTCACAGCTCCTCCCCCAATAGCCATTTCCGTACCTTTACGCAATTTATTTACAAACTCTGCGTTCATAATATCTCCGTGGTCTCCGTCTGGTGTTGATTTCTCGTGACACATAGGGCAACCCATTGGACATCTATTTGTTATTTTACAATCCATTGACTCAGGGAATTCGGCATCAAGAAAGTCTAAATCGTTTTCTCTAATTTTAGTTCCATCATCAAAAATTGTTACAGTATAATTACCATTTTTATACCTTGCTAATAGTTTCATTTCATTTCCTCCTAGTTTTTAATAATCACTTCCGTAATAACCAAAACTTACTACTTTTTCTCCTTGTGGTGTTTCAAATGTATCTACAAATGTTTCATACTCTATATAATCGTAATCGTTAAACTCTTCATAAGTGTAATACATTTTATCTTCATTAATATATTGGTCTAATTCTTCTTTCCATTCCTCATTATTTTCATCAAAGTCTGGATTATCGGCAATAAATTCCTCACGTAATTTAGCCATTTCTTTTTCTACTTCTTCTTTAGATACTAATTCATCATTCCATCTGTGCCAATACATTTCACCATTTTTCCATTTTTCATAGTCACTCTCCATACACATTGTTATTGAGTGCGTACTTGAACTATTTGTTTCAAAAGTTCCTCTTCTTACTGTTCTCATATTATCTCTCCTTTATAACTCTTAATATATCTTCTTCCATAATGCCATCTGGCTCGTCTTTAAAATAATAATTGGTGTCTAAAATATAATACGTCACTTCAATAGGTTTACATTCTGCGTCTTCTACATCAAACATTAACGCTGTTGATACTTCTGTTATCGTTGACACGCCTTTAAACCATTCTATTTTGACACCCACCCTTAAATCTTGGGTTTCAAAGTTTTTCATAAGCCTTTGTTTAAATCTAAACCAACGCCATTTTAAATTCATATTACCATCTATCCCCACGATAAATACTCATAATAACATTATCGCCAAGTTCTTTTTGTTCTACTTCGGCATAATGTTCAATATATTCTGCCGACGCATTGCTATCGTCAATTACGTCGTAATAATCGCCTTCCATAAAATCATATTCGCTCTCAAAATGCTTTCCTTCGTAATCAATCGAACCGTCTGTATTTCTTATGATTTTTTTATCATAATCTGTTAACTCTTGCACTTCTCCAGAATAAAGATTTAATGTTTTTTCATTATTTTGCCACGCTTTGTAATCTTCTTTAGATAAAATTACCAATGCGTGTGTACTACTAGAATTCGTTTCAAACGTATTATATCTTACCGTTCTCATAATTACCTCCTAATCGTGTCCTAATTCAATAACTTGTGTTGGGTCTAATACTTCTGCCAAGTAATCTCTTTCTTCTGTTATTAAATCTTCTAAAACACTATCTAAATCTCTTTCCAATAATTGATGATTAATATACACTATTTCCTCAATATCTCCTTTATATTCTTTTGGGAACACTACTTCTTTCCCATACTTATTTTTTACATAGTTTGAAATTCTTTTAAAATCATAAGAATTACTAACTTGTTCTACTAAGTCTTCATAATCTAAACAATTATATTTATAATTGTTAACAATATGCGATACTAAATATGATACTTTTCTTTTTAGTGTAGTGAATGTACCACCGTCGTCTGTGTTAATAAAATCTATGACAATTTTATCGCCAACTGGTGTATATGTGTCTAAATTTACATTGCCACAATATGACAAACTATGTGTGCTACTACTATTAGTTTCAAATGTTTTATTTCTAATCTTCTTCATACTAATTTCCTTTCAAATATACATCATTATTTTTTTCGTATTCTCTCAACTTATCCCAAAAGCCACCTGCGTCAATATTATATTCTTCGTAATATTTATCCCAATACTTATCTTTTATTCTTCCGTCTTCATCAAACCATTCTTTAGGAGGTCTTTCGCCCTTACTGTTAACGCAATAATGACCGCTATAATCATATTCAAAACCTATTGTTTTAATATTATAACCACGATATTCATCGCCACCAACAGTAATATAACTTTCTCTGCTAAAAATAAATCTCTTAACAAATTCGTCGTCGGTTTTTAGTCGTTCAATAATATCGGTGTGGTCTAAATTATTTGCGTGGTCAATATAGTTTCCCCAACGTTCTTTTAACACCATAAAACTATCATCGCCTGTTAAGTTTCCATCAGTGCCATCTCTATCTATATAATTAAATACATCTTGTGGTGTGGGGTCATATTTTCTTTGTAATTTAGACTCCACAACTTCCCACATTGCTGTTATACGTTTTTTTAACATATCAACGTCTTCTTTTGTAGTGGTATTATTTGGTTTCCACCCATTATCGTTCTGCGACCAATCACAATTAGTAGTTAATAACATATATGCGTAGGCTAGTTTTTCGTCCCAATGCTCACATAAGCGACATTCTTCTCTACCAAAAGCATAATCGTGGTCTAAACTATCATACAAATCGTAACTATCTTCACTTACTTTGTGCGGAATTACTATTGCGTGAGTAGAACTAGAATTAGTTTCAAAACTTCCATATCTAATTGTTTTCATATTTTCTCCTTATTTATGTATATTTTTAAATAAACTGTACATTATAATACTGTAACAACTACATCGGCAACTGTATAAGTTGTGATATATGGTTTAAGTGGGTTAATTGTTACTGTATAAGCGTATAAGTCGGTTGTATAAGTGTATGTGTAATCTCCAGCTTGTTTAATATTAATCGGCTTTTCTCCGTTTTCAATAGTAAAGAAATCTTCCAAATCAACTTTCTTTACTTCTTTTCCTTTTAAATAATTTACAATCCACTCATTTCTTTCCATTTACTATTCCTCCTCATTTCTTTCCGTTAATAGCCTGATTTTTTCTTCTAAATCGGCTATTTTTCTTTCCATTACCCCACCGTCGAGCCATTTGCTCAAATAGTCATTATCAAATTCTCTATGACCCACAACTGATTGTTCAAATAAATCACAAGCCGAACTTAATAATCTTTGTAATTGACACGCTTGCCATCTATGATTGTCATTATATTCGCCATTATAAATAATACCTTTGGCGTCTTCGTTATAATAACAAACCATATCATAACTTATCTCACGCACCATTTTAAGAATTTCTTTTAGAGTTAAATGACTTGCTACATATTCTAATGTTTCATTTACTCTGTCCATATTTAACTCGTCTGCGTAAAAATTTGTTCTATCTTCCATAGTTAATTCCCCTTATAAAAAACATCTTCAACCGCATTATTAAACCAACCTTGACCACAATACATTCCATCTTCCCAGCCAGCATTGTCGTTGCCAGTTTCTACAACACCAAAGAATATTGTGCGTAATAACAATTCTTCATTTTCAAATAGTGTTTCTAACCATTCTGCTAATTCATAGCCGTGGTCTATATAACCATCATTTAAATAGCCATACTCGTCAAATTTTGGCTCTTGCCATTCAACCTTAGTTTTAGTGTTTTCTGCTAATATCTTATCAATTTTATCGGTATATTTTTTATAATCTTGTTTATAATTACAACAAATTGCCGTATATAAATAACTTAATACTTCTTGTGGTGTGTCATAGGTTTCAAATTCCCAACCAAACTCTCCAATCTCCACAAAAATATTTTGTTCTGTTATAGGAATTGCCACGTTTTTACGAGCGACCGTTATACTATGAGTAGAACTTGAATTGGTTTCAAATGTGCCTTTTCTAATCGTCCTCATTTTTCTTCCCCTTTCTTTTAGATTTCTTTTCCAACTCTTCTTGTGCCGATTTTAATTGCATTTTAACTTCGGCTAATTCCTTTTTATATTCTTTCATTTGTGTATAGGTTTCCCCATACAACTCTTGATAATGTAAATATTGGTCAAAACCTTTTGCTTTTTCTTCCAATATTTCAATATATTTATTTGTAATATCTTCAAGTTTTTCTTTAGTTTCGTCCAACTCTTCTTGAGTATGTTTGCGTTTTCTTCTTAACTGCTTATTTTCCTCTTCAATATCGTTGTCGTCGCCACTAAATAAATTTCTTAAAAATTCCATAATAATTCCTCTCTTTACTTTAATAGTGCCTTAATTTCGTCTTCGGCTACTATTTTTCTTTGCATTGTGTCATTTTCGTTGACACCAAATTGACGATACCTATATTGTGAATTTAATTCTTTTGCTTTCTTACATACTTCGCTTAAAAAGAATTGTCTTTGTGTGTCTATTGCTAATTTGTTTCTATGAGTATTATATACCCTTTTTATTTCATAGTCATTACAAAGACCTCTTCTAACCAATCTTTTTTGTTGTAATAATTTAATCATTTTGACTGATTGTTTTGGTGTTAAATCATTACTTTCAATATAATGTAATAAATCACTTAATTCTTCGTCAACTTGTGATTGTAGGTTAGGAAGTTCATTAAAATAATCGTCCAAATCTTTTAACTGCTCCGCTATACCTAAAATTTGGAGAGTTACGGGTGTGTAATCTATCTCACTTTCCGTACTCTCATTATTAATTTCCTCGTCTTCTACAACTATTTCTGCTAAATCTTCTAATGTTGCCATAACATACCTCCTTATTTCTCTCTTAACATTGCGTCCTTAATCGCATTTTTATTGGTATGGGCATATCTATTTGTGGTTGCAATATTTGCGTGTCCTACGGCGTCCCTAACGGTTTGAATAGGTATTCCGTCGTCAAGACTATCGGTAACAAACCCGTGGCGTATTTTGTGTGGGGACATTTCATTACCCCAATATAAACCTATTTTAACACCTAAAGTTTTTAATGTTCTATCAAAACTATTTTGTCTAATAATCTTTCCACCATCACTTAAAAATAATAAGTCTGTCTTTATATTAGTTTTTTCTATGATTTTTGCCCTTTTGCCATTAATATAATCTTTACATATTTTTGTACAAGCGGGGTCAAACCAAATGGTTCTTTCCTTATTACCTTTCCCTAAAACTACTGCAAAGCCATTTTCAATATCAGTACAAGTGATTTGTATTAATTCTTTAAAACGAACACCCGTAGAATGTATAACCGAAATCATAGCACGAGTTCGTTGATTATTAGTGGCTTGTAATAATTGCTCAACTTGAGTTCTATCTGCACACTTTGTTTCTTTTTGTACTGCCTTTGCATATTTAATTTTGTCAATTCTTCGGTCTACATCTATCATTTTTTCGTCTTCTAAAAATAAATAGATTTGTTTTATTGCACTTAATTTGTTATTTCTAGTCGTCGCCCCATTACCTTTGTCAACTAAGATAGTGAGCCAATCTTTGATTATTTGTGCGTTTGCATTAATAAATGTGTTATATTCGTCTATATTCATATCGGCACAAAATTCTTTGATATGTTTTATATATAGTGTGATACTATCAATATTTCTACCCTCAACATTAACCTTGTATGTGGTAAATTCTTGTAAAAGTTTCTCTATATTCATATTTTCCCTCCTATCTTATGTATATAGAATACTATATTTTTTTTATCTTGTCAAGTTATACTTTGAAATTTCTTCTAAATTTAATTTATATAAAGGATAAATGCAAAAACCACTAGCCATTTGTTTTCCCGTCGGCACACCCCAATTATTTTCCGTTAATATACTTTCTGCCCAAGGACAATTATTTGTATCTATATAAGCCATATCTTTTTCCAATTTCTCGTCAAAGTTGACCGTTATAGTCGCAAATGGGCTTGGTACATTATCGTCTAAACATATTAGGCTTATTGCCGTGTTACCATTGCTAGTGTAATTATTTATTTCAATACTTATAATTTTATAATCTTTAATTTTCATACTATTTACCTCTCTTTATAGACACCTTATAGAAAGTGCCGTCATAACTTATATCTAAATCGCATTTCATAATTTCTTTTATTGCGTCAACTTGTTCTTGAAAGAATACATAAGTTGCCTTATTACTTTTTAAATCTTTTATTGCGTCTTTTACCACATTTTTAAAGTATGTGTTTTCCTCAATAGTTTCTACCATAAAAATCTCCTTATTTCATAATATAATTATCTTTATTTCTATGTTTGCCATCAATAATGTCTTTGATTAAAGTATGGCTAACACCATATCGTTCTGCAAGTTTACGATAACTAACTTTTGTTGTAGGGTCATTATCTTTTAAATTATCTTCTTTACCTTGTTTATACAATAGTTTAATTTCTTCTACTTCTGCATCAGTTAATTTTGCTAGTCCGTTGTTTTGCCCTTGACTAATGAATTTTCTTTTGACTGCTACTAAATTATTTATATGACAATCTTTATTGTCGCCGTTAATATGTTGTACCACAATCGTTTTATCGTTAAAATTAAAATTTTTGTAGTTAAAAGCATAATATACAAATCTAGCATAATAAACCATTTTGGCTTTCTTTTTATTTCCCCATTGTACTTTTATTTGCCTGTTATAATTTATTTCCTTGCCGTGCAAACCAATAATTCGCCCGTCCTCGTAAATGGTATAACCCCATAATTCAACCTTTCTCATTATTTTCTCTCCCTTATGTTATTTATTTTCAATGTATTTCTTTAATTTATCAACCCCAAGTGTAAATACTATTGCAAAATCAACATTTACACTCTCTTTATCTTTTCTATAAAACTTTACTATCTTTTTAGTATTGTTTACTTTATAACCCCCGATTTTCTTCATTGCTTTTGCTATGGCTAAATCTTGTGAGATATTTTTACACATTTCTCTAAACTCAAATTTGCCATATTCTTTAATAAATTCGGCATTACTCATAAACATTACCTCTTTTTCTTATTATTTTCTTGTGTTATAGTTCCAAAAATACCTCTCAAACCCCAAATTAATAATAGGTCTAACATTATTCCACCTCCATATACTTACTATATATAGAGTATTGATATTCATTTTCGTAGTAAATATCGGCTATAAGCATATTTTCTTCGTCGTCCTCAAAAAGTCTGCCCTCCCAAATATCACTACTTTTTTCCGTTTCTTTTAAACATTTTTCATTAGGGTCTATTACAATATCACATTGCTCTTTTACCCTATCTAATATATATTGTGCCGTTCTTACACAATCTTTATCTGCAAATACTTTTAAAATTCTTTCACGATACTTTTCGTCATTTATATTTTTACAATCTAGTGAATAACTTTCATACACCACATATACATTATTCATTATTTCCCTCCTTAAATTCTGCTAACATTTCATTAACAACCACCAACTCTGCTTGTAGTTGTGTTATTTCGTAGTTATGCAACCTTATTGCATTTTCTATTTCAATTTGTCTGCGTCCCAAATCAATTTTTTTCATCATTTTAATTGCTTGTTCATCGCCTTGTTGAGGAAAACCCTCTCGTAAATATTTATCTAGTGTAGGTCTTGAAATGCCCATTTTTTTTGCCAACTCAACCTTTGTTAATTTTTCCTCGTTCTTTGCCATATTTACACCTTCTTTATTTTAATAGTTTCTATAAAATTAATAATGTCGCCAATTTGATATAAATCTACTTCGTTTCTCTTTTTAGACACTTCTTTTTCTTCGTCTTCAAAATATTCTCCGTCGTCTAACATATCAATTAACTCATAAACTTTTTGTAGATTTTCTTTTAAATATTCTAAACACTCATTTGCCTTATCTTCACTCTCAATTAAACTATCGTCTTGATATATAGAATAACTTAATTGTGCTAGATTTTTGATAGGTAGTTCATTGTAAACGATTTCGTCAGTTTCAATTTCCCCACACTCTTCGTCTTCCGTGTTATCTAACATACCATAATAATTTTGTTGCACTAATCTTTGTAATTGTTGTGAATTAGGCAATTTGTTATGCTCTTCATAATATTCGTTAACTGCTTTTTGAAAATCTCTTGCTAACTCATATTCAAATTCTCCGTCCCAATTAATTCCCATATAGTTCATATCTAATTCTACTAACATAGTTTCCATAATTGTATCACTATCGCTAATTTCAATATCAACTATCATAATATTATCGTCGTTTTCTTTTCTAGCCAAGTCCCAAATACATACATTTAATTCCATATTTATCCCTCCAATTTATCATATTCTTCTTGTGTAATATTTCCATTAATTAAATTTAATTGATTTCTTAAATGCTCTACTAATCTATCAACTTCGTCGCCGTCTAATGGTTCTTTCTTCCAAGTAAATTCGCTATATATATTTAAAATATCTATTAATTCTTTTTCGTATTCCATATTATTTTACCTCCAATTCTTGCAAATAATATTCTCTTCTATTTAATTCGCTTTCATAATTATTATCAAAAAGAACACCAACATATACACCCGTCCACTCAACTATTGTATCTTGCATACCAAGATTTTTAACATAGTCTTTTTCGCTTTCATAGATTTCCATAAGTTTTGCTTGTGCTTGTTCTTTTGTCATTAAACCATAATTTTGCACAATAACGGGTGCGTCCTCTTTTATATCTAAATCAACACATATAATAGTATAATTTTTCATAAGTACCTCCTATAATTTACTTTTCAAATCTTCTATTTCATTTTCTAGTGCCGTAATTTCATAAAGTTCTTGCTTACCATAAGCACACACTTTAATTTTATCATTTAAATATTTTAGTTCTTTTTCTTTGGTTTCAATTAACTTCTCTAATTCTTCATAACAATAATCTAAATATTCATTACAAATGTCCCAAATTTCGTCTAATTCTTCTGCATAAGGTATTTCCTCATACATAAATTCATAACAACCAAAATGTTCCTCCATAACTCTTTCCATTTCGTCTTCACTTAAATTGTGCAATATTTGATATTGACTTCTAATTCCGTCATAATCACTTCTACACCAATCTAATAACACTTCTGCTCCGTCTAGTCCGTTATTTACATTGTTAGTAATTTCTTCTAACAATTTTGTGTTATCGTCGTCAGTTTTTGACCAAAAATCATATAATTGTTTTATTACTTTTTCTTTCATAAAGTACCTCCTAACAAATAATTTCTATTCCACAAATCTTTTCGTCCCTAACATATAAGGTAGCATAATATTCTCCGTCGCCACGACTTGTATTTACCCATACACCTTTGCCGTCAGTTATATTTACCCCTCTTCGTAAAGTATGTGTAAAATCACAAATGTTCTTTTCATACCACTCGTCGTTTATATTATTAGCATAATGGTATTCTTCATAATATTTTTTATCAAATATACCAATAGTGCCACTATCAACACCTAAATCTGCACTATCAAATTTTTCTATATAATCTTCAAATATAGTCATACCATAATCTTCGTGTGCTAAACTTAAAATCACTTCTTGTTCAGTTCCGTCTTCGTATTCATTATATTCATAATCAATAACCCAAGTACCACTTTTAACATTGTGTAATAAGTCTTGACACCAAGTTGTTATATCATAACACGGGTCAGTTAAATATACTGCGTCCTCAATTTGAATTGTTTTTCTTTCTTCTTTCATACTCTTTACACCTCCACATAATCATAAATATCACTAGGAATTTCAAACCACTCTAACTCTTCTAATTCTTTTTCCATTAGTATATCGTTAATTTGCCACTCTAAATTTCCCTCGTCGTAATATCTATTTTTAACTTTATTAATTGCTTGTTGAAAATCTTTAACACTATGTTTGTTATTCAACATAATTATACCATAATCTACATTGTTATCTTCACAATCTTTTATTCTAATTGCTCTATAATCTTCTATATTCATATTTCCTCCTTAATTATGACACATTATTGATTTTAATGGTCTATCTAATTCTATTAATCTTAAAATTATTTCGTCAAGTCCGTCAATAAAATGCTCTTCGCTTTCTTTTATTGTTTCTACATACTTGCCATTTCTATAAATTTTATTTCCTATTGCATAATGGTATTCTTGTTCGTCGTATGGGTGCGAAGAACTAATTTGTATTCTGCCGTCTTCTCTAATGCTTGTGTCATATCTTCTATAACTATACATATTCACTAATACAAAATCTAAACCTCCGTTATCGTCCCAAACTTCTACCTCGTCTAATACTTCTAAATCGTTATCTCTTTGTTGTATTGTAGCACAAATGCTTTTAAAATTTAAATCTATAACACCTCTATCTGCTCTTAAATCGTTTGTTATATTGTATTTAGGGTTATCGTAGATTAATTCCACTAATGAATTTATATCTTTTACACCTTTAATTATTGTTCTTAATTCGTTAAAATCTTCTAAACCTTTATGTATATTAATCATTTATTTTTCTCCCTTTCCAAGTAATTTCTCCGTCTTTTAAATAGAAATTATCTTTTATATATTCTTCTAAACATTCGTACAAACCTTTTGTGTTAACATTATAAGCACTTTTTTCAAAATCATTTGCTACTCTCTTACAAAAATCGTATGCGTCGTCAGTATAATATGGTAATATACCTTTAATTAAATCTCTACCTAATGCAAACACAACATAATAATAACTATCTTCTGCTAATTTATCTGCCGTATATTCTAGTAAACCATTATCGTCGTTCCAACTAAAACCTAAATAAGTTAAGAACTCTTTTCTGCTTTTGTAGTAAATATCAGTATCTAACATTTTATCATTAAGTTCTATCATATTGTTAAGCATATTTTTTGCTTTGCCGTCTTTTAAATCTAACTTGTTAATATATTGTAGCATACATATATCTCCTACTTCGTTATATAAATAACAAATCTTATCAGTTATTTCCTTTGTAAAATTCATAACTATTCCTCCTCGTATTTATCGTCTAATATTGCTAATAGGTCTTCCCCTACTAAATCAAATTGAATATTTCTTCTCATTATATATTCTCTAATTTTATCTTCCTTTGTTTTTGGGGTATCAATATCATTTAATGCTCTTAAAAAGTCGCTCATAAATACTATTGTTTCAAACAAACCCTCTTCACTAATATCATTTAAATCAATACTTTTGCCAATTTCTTCTTGCTCTCTAAAATAATCGTACAAACTATCAATAAACCCATAATGAATATCATATACATCTGCAAAATCTTTATATGTGTTATCTCCTAAATTCCAACCATACTCTTGCATTTTTTCAAATATTTTATTCTTCATACTATTCCTCCTCTGCTATTCTTTTTAGTACACTTATTAAACTATCATACTCTGCATATAAATCACTTAAAGCATAATCATTTGCTCTAGCAAAATCTACTAAACCCATTACCCTATCAGTAATAGAAAGATTATCATTAATATAAATAGTATCGTCGCCCCCGTCATAACTATAAATATCAACTTCTCCACTTACATACCACTCATTTTCTTCGTTATCAGTATCAAAATTTCTATCGTTAATATATATAGTAGCATTATAACCACTAGCGACAATAGGTATATAACCATTACAAGCCCATTGTTTTATACTTCCAATGTAGTCTACACCTCCACCACTTATATCAAACTCGTCGTTATCAACTACTGCTTGTATTCCACCATTTTCAAGTAATTCTTTTACTTTTTTATAACCCTCGTATGCTAATTCGTAATCAAAATATTTTCTTGTTTCTTCCATTTTAATCTTCCTTTCTCCTTACACTTATATTATATCACATAATTCCTATATAGTAGAAATTTTAGTAATTTTTTTCATAACTTTCGTGTACTTTTTCTAATAAATTGTATGCTTGTTTTAATGATTTATAGTCTTCTACTTCAATTTCATTATTAAAACATACTTCACACCAACCTATAAGTCCTTGTAAACAAGTCATTGCCGTTTCTAACTGCTCTTTTTCTCCACAAATTTCCTTTAAATCATAACAAAATGCACAATTATCAAAACTCATAGAGTTAAAATCTTTCCTAACATAATCATTGACTGCTTTCTTATATTCTTCGGTCATATTATTCATTGTCGTCGTCCTCCTCATATTCGTCTAAAAAATCGCTATCTTCATACCAATAATATTCTAGGTCGCAACAAGTCATACAATGTAATTCTTCTCCTACTTCGTAATCTCCGTCAACACAACGACAAATATATACTTTATCTCCGTCAACTTTATGCTCTAATGATTTAACTCTTAAATCTTCTTTATTTAGTGTTTTGTAAAACTCATAATAAATATCTTCAATATTATATTTAGCAATTTCTAACTTATCAATTAAGTTCTTTTTCATTTGCCCCGTACAATGGTCTATACAACCATTTTCTCTAATATCATATAAATATTCCCAACTTCTTTTTAATTCTGCTAATATTTCCTTATCAGTCATTATTTACCACCTCTTTTTCTGCTTGAATTTCTTTATAATTTACTGCGTCCTCTAAATATAATTTAATATAATCTAAATCTTCAATAAAATTATCTTCTTGTAATTTATTAATATCTGCAATAATCTTGCAAATATCATTTAAAACATTTTGTATTATAATATTATTCTGCATTATCAAACACCTCCATTTTTTCTAATGCTATTAAATAACAATCTTCGCAAACCTCAATGCCACCATTATAAACTCTACAAGCATTAATTATGTTTGCATTTTCTAACAAGTCTACACTAATTTCTTGTGTAAACCAGTCGTACTCTTTATCACTTTGTGTTATAGTTTTGTCTAAATGATTATTATACCCCTCAACTGCTTGTTCTTCCGTGTTATATAAAGCAATGATTTTAGTATTCATTGTTAAATCTTTGCTATTCATACACTCGTCAGTATAACTTTCATATAATATATACATAAACTATTCCTCCTCTATCATTTTATCTTCTATTTCAATATTATCTCCGTTTTCGCCTATAACATTATGTCCTATAAATTCCATAGAGTACCACTCTTCTCCCTCGTGTTTGCACTCTAAACATTGCCACGGGAAGTAGCACATTTCTCCCTCAAATTGTACTGCTCCATAATCTAATGTCCCCTCGTTATTACAAAACGGACACTTACCTATATTATTACTTTTAACTTTCATTATTTTCTTTCCTCCAACCATTTAATCATATTTTCTCGGTCTTTTGTTTCAACAAGTTCAAAACCAACAAACGGACAAGGTTCACAAATATAAATGTGTGTTCCGTTATATTCTTCGTGTATCATACAACTTTCTTGACACATAGGACAAATCATATCACATTGACTAGCATTAAGAAATTCAACTACTTCTGCTATTATTTCATTACATTTTGCAATATGTTCGTTAGGGTCGCTTAATTCTTCTAATACCTCTTGTAGATAACTTAATGCCATTTTTATAAACTTCTTATTATCTGCTTTTTCGTTAATCTCTTTTAATAAAATATCTTTTAACTCTTCTAGGTTGTTAATATCTTCGTATTTATATTTCATAATATTCCCTCCTAATCTTTCTTGCTCTTAACACTTGACTTATCTAATTCGTCTAATGCTCTGCTAAACATAAATTCTAATAATTCTAATGCACTTAATACACTATCGTATGTATTGAATTTTCCACTAAATAATTCCTTTTTCTTTAATACAATAGTTAAACAATAATTATTTGCCCCTCTATTAATATATGCAAGTTTCCAATTCTTATACTTTAATACACTTTCATTAAGTAATTTAATCTTCTCTTCTATTACTTGTAATTTTTCTCTCGGTGTCATTTTTAACTACCTCCTTAAATATATTTGCCACCATTTTCTTGTTGTCCTCAAAATCTTTGTTAATTTTATCGGTTAATCTTTGTTGCTCTTGTTTTAATTTTAATTCCAAACTATCAATTTCGTCCAATAATACTAAAACATAATCTACTAATTCGTCTTGTGTTAAATCGTATAACCAATTCATAGTTCTTCCTCCTTTTTACACTTATATTATATCACACAAATCTCATATAGTAGAAAAATTTAAAAATTTTCTAATTCTTTTTTGAAAGTTTCTAACCAACTTTCTTCCCATTTTGTGCCGTCTTTATATCTAACTGCTATATTATATAATTCTAAACCATAATTAATTGCGTCGTCGTCATTTTCCCACTCTTGCTCGTCCCTAAAATAATCTATGGCTCTCCCTACTATTCTATTTACAAGTTCACTAAATGTTTGATAATCTTCGTCCTCTACAAGTTGATTTAATTGTAGGTCTAATATATTAAACCCACTTCCCGTATTGACGGGTTGCCACTCATAAAAATTACAAAACTCTTCTAATACTTCTAAATCTTCGCCACCACTTAATTTGCTTAAACTAATATTTTCAAATTTTTCTCTAAACATTTGTTCGTATGCTATTCTTTTTCCATAATCAGTAATATCATATACTTCTTGATTAGGAATTTGCATTATACTATCGTGATATTCTGCATATATCTTCCACCTTTGTTCTCCGTCCTCTTTACACTCTTCTAGTTTATTAGATAACAACTCGTGAATTTGCTCCCAATAATGATATGCACTAACTATATTGTTATTCTTATATGCTTGTCTGCATTTATCTATAAGTTCTTGATACATAATTTTCCTCCTTATTATTGTAATAGAGAGTAATGGCTATTTTACCATTACTTCTCTAACTACATTTAACACTTCTTCTTGTGTAGGTATTCTTCTAACATTATAATATAAATCTTTAACATTTTTAGAAATTTCATAACAAATATTGAATAATTGTATTTCTTTATAACCACTAATATTCATTACTAATTCATATTCTCCTAATACATTATCGTCAGTACCTACTAACATAATCTTTAAACCATTTTCGGTATCTTTAACACCAACACCAACTAATGTTGCCAATGGCTCATAATCTTCTTCATTATCGTCGTTATCTTCATATTCTTCGTCAAACAACTCTTCAACTTCTTCTTCGTAGTAATCGTTAATATTATCTCCATAAGTATTTTCTACTAACTCATACACCTCAAAATCTTCTCTTCTCATTTCTTTGTTGTATCTTAACTCTTCTTGAATATAAGTACCACAACTTTCTTTTGTTTCATATTCTGCAACTACATTGCCTTTGTAATAAACTTTAAACATTTCTTTTCCTCCTTAATTTTATTAATGTTTCTTTGTTTTACAATTATATTATACCATAAGATTTTTATATGGTAGAATTTTCTAAAAACTTTTCAATAAATTTTTCGTCATTATGTAGGTCGTGTAGTAATGTATCAATGCACTCTCCAATACTTCCAAATGTATCGTCATAAATATTATCTACATAATTACCCTCATTATCAATAAATTCAATTTCAAACCAATTACCTAGCATAAAGTATAATTTACCACTTTCAACTGCTTTATAGTATTCGTCGTTATTTCTAACATAGTATCTAATTATATCGTCATAGTTTCGTGTATTTATATCTCCGTCAGTATACTCACATTTTAACTCTCCACGGCTACAACACCAAATGCTACCATATTTGCATACACCTAGTTCATAACTATAACCATAATGAAAGAAGTCCATATCTTGATTATTTAGTAATGATTTGTCTAATGTAATAATTACACTATCTTTTAATTTTTCTCTTTCTGCTATTTCTTCGTCAGTATAATAATGAAAACCAACCCAATGTGTTTCGTCATACCACATTGTAAATATTGCATAGTCCATATTTGATAAAACTATTTCTAATGGCTTACTTAAATCTAAATTCTTTAATGTAGTATTTAAATTGTATAAGTCGCTTTCTTCTTCATTGCCTACATATAAGGTCATAAAAATATGGTCTACATATTCTTGCCCTAGTTCTTCGTTCCAACAAAAACCTATTTGGCTACCCGTACAATTTCCATTATAAAAATAATCTCCAATTCCAAAACCAAAATCTAAACTATCAAAATCTAATTCTATTGATTTGTTATTATCTTTATTTTTAATTGTTAATTTCCTAGTATTAAGTCTTTTTTGTTCCTCTTCCCAACATTTATCACAATATGCACTTTCATAGTCCTCTTTTGTTTTTCCACAATTAAAGCATATTTCTTTATTCATTATTACACCTCCTAATAATATTTTTCTCGTTCTTCTTCGTCTAATTCGTCTAAATCAACAAAATCGTGTCCCATATCTTCTAACAAACATTGTAAATCTTCTTTACTCATTTCGTCTTTAAATATGTCATAAATTTCTCCATACATAAATTCTTCGTTAAATTTTTCGTAAACAAAATTATCTAATACTTCACAAGTCATATCAATATCTTCAATTAAGTCCATTAAATCAAGTGCTATTCGTTCCATATTAAAATTTTCTATAAATTTACTTTTTAATATACTCATAATTATAACCTCCTAAAATCTAATATTCCAACATATACATTGCCGTCTTTTACTTCTGCTATAAACTCTTCGGTCGTCATTAAACCCTCATACCAATTTAATACATAACCATTGCCATATAACCTAGTATAATCTCCTATAATGTCAATTTCTCCGTCGTCATACTTTTCTGCATAAGCAATATAATGTTTTATTACCTTATCTATCATATCTAATTGTTCGTTTGTTAATTCTGCTTTTAAAATATGATAATCTACACAATTTTTTAATTCCATATATTAATCTCCTCCACAACTTTTTTGTTATAGAATTTCATATATCTATCTAACCAACTTTCAACTTCGTCAGTATATAAATTATCTTTCTTTAATTCCCAAACTAAACTTTCATAATCTATTAAGTTTTGGTCGTTAATATTTTCTCCTATATATTCGTCAATTTCATTAAGTTTATCATAATGTCTATCTAATTTCTCTACAAGTTCACTTGCAAGAGTGATAAGTTCCTCACAAATTTTCTTGTAATTGTTATCACTCTCACAATTTTCAAACTCGTCTTGCAAATCATATAATTTAATTTCAATATTATGTAAACTACTCATTAGAAATTTACCTCCATTTTTCTATATTTAGCAAACTCTTTTAATGCTTGTTGTTCGTTTTCAGTCGGCTTTCTATTGTGTAGTCCTCTTACTTGTACTATTGTGTTATGTCTAACTTCAAATGTTATTAAACTTTCTTCTTTGTCTTTTCTTAAAAAGTAAATTAAACACTCTCCGTCAATAACTCTTTTAATATAACTTGCTACACAATGATTTAATGTATCTCCCTCTTTTTTCAAGTCATTACTATCTTTTGGTGCTACTACACTATAAACTTTTCCTTTATATTCTTTAAAGTCTTTATATCTGCTCTTAAATGTTTCTTCGTTTTCTTTTTCCACTCTAACATTATGATTTCTACTTGTTATATCGTGTGTTTGTTTTAAATAACTTGAATATAATGTCGGCTTAATATCGTCTTGTTTACACATACGAAGATAATCTCTTAATTCACTTACAAAATCTCTAACTCTATTATAACCTTGATTTATTGTTTCATTAATTACATAATTTGAGAATTTACCAAATGAATAATTATCTTTAAATACTTCTTCGTCTGCATAACTTGTTAATAAAGTTTCTAATAAACTTCCATTTCTTTGATAATAATATGCTCCACTATAATCTATGTTATAAAATTGTAAATCTTCTTCGTAGTGTTTCATTTCGTCAATAGTTTCAAACCACTCACTTTCAGTTTTATTTATACCATAAGTTTCGTTCTTTTTACCACCAATATAATCTCTATTATCAAATAATGTTCTAATAACACCTCTTTCAACGGCTTTATTATATGTTTCTAGTGATACACCTATAATCTTGTGAATAGGTTGTGCTTGTTCTAAATTTAACTTTAATAAGTCGTCTAATATTTCTTTTGGAGATGTTTTTAAAATAATTTCAAAAGATTTATTACATAAATTTCTTTCTCTTAATTCTCTTAAATCATATCTTCCCTCATAATTTACACCATATAGAGTGTTAACAAACTCTCCGTCTTTTATTCTTTCAAGAGGTTGTAATTCGCTCCAAGAAGTGTTTTCTTCAATAACTTGTTCAGTTTCTGCAACAAATCTTGCTTGTTTGCCGTCCATAAAACTAATTACTCGTTCTTCTAATAGTTTTGTGTTAAATTTTGTGTTATCTCTATTAATATTATATTTATATTTTTTTGTGATAATACTTGCTAACTCATAACTATACCCAACTACTACGGAGATAATATCACTTTTGTTATATATAGTATAAACAATATCGTCCTCTTCTATATTATCAACTTCTAACCCCGTAGCAATATCAAATAAACTTTCATTACTTCTTCCGTCATATCTCACAACAACTCTTTTTGATAAAGGTATAAAATTACTTGTATACACTCTTTCTACTTCTTTATGCAATTCTTCACTTTTTAATTCAATACTCTTTTGCAATTTTGTTATTTCTTTTTTAATTGCTTGTATCTTTTCTTCGTTCTTTGAATTTGCATTAATTAAACTTGTTAAGTCGTGTGTTTCTTTTTTATAATAATCTCTTAAATAATTAGTTTCCATAAAATTACCTCCTCTTTTACCATAACACTTCACAATTTTTAATGTCAACTATTTTAAAGTCGTGTCCTCCACAAGATTTATGTACCATAGTTCCTTGTGTAAAACTATTAAATATTCTTTTTGTCATTTTTTGTCTATAAAATACTTTACCACATTTTTCACAAGTTATCTCATATTTATAACTCACTTCTCTTCGTGGTCTAGTTTTATTTGCTCTTGCATAAATGCCGTCAACATTTGCTAATCTTGTTATATGATAATCAGTTCTATTGTTAACATATCTAGCATAATATTGCCACTTTTCTTTATGTCCTATCGTGTCCTCAAAACTATGTAGAATTTCGTGAATAATAGTATTTTTTATATCGTGGTCTAACCCTATTTCTAATAACCAACTTGAAATATTAATACTATTCTTATTACAACATTGTCCTAATCTCTTTTTGGCTTTATAGTTAATTGTGTATTTAATATCACTTTTTAACTTATCTCCAAGTCCAATGGCTTGTAATTCTTTTTCACTTTCTTTTACTAATCTTTTTAATTTTTGATTTAGTGTTTCCATAATATACCTCCTATAAAAAGTCTTTCTTTCTTTTTACACTTATATTATAACACATAAATCTCATATAGTAGAAAAATTTGAAAATTTCTTCTAACTAATTAAAATAAATTTTTCGTTATCTTCTACATAGTTGCCTATATTTTCATTAATTAAGTCAACTATACAATTATTTTCTTCTTCTCCGTCGTTTTCAACAAGTTCACAATACCAAGCATTGTGTACCCCATTTAATTCGTCGTCGTCCCCTAAATATACCTTTAATTTAGATAGATTTAGTCCTTGTTCTTCTAATTTTAATGCTAAATCTAAAATGCTTTGCATAGTTAATTGTGTATTCATTACTTTTCCACCTCTGCTTTCAACACGAACACTTGTTCGGTATCGTTCAAATCAATATATAATTCGTTTTTATCAGTCAAATAAATACTTGCTCCGTTTTCGTATGCCAATTCCTCAATATGTTCTGCTATAATCTCATATAAATTATTCATTAATTGTTCTTTTGTCATTATATTACACCTCTATTCTTTAAACCCTCGTATGCACTATATTCGTGCTTTGAAATAAGTTTTACAACCATATATAAAGTAGTACATTGCTCTAATATAATATAATCAATTATTCTATATGCCTTGCCATTTAATTCTAATGTTGCCCCTATCGGTGCTAATGAAATTGACTGCATACTTCCTACTTTTGTATAATTTACATTTTCATATATTAATATCTGCATATTACCATTATACATAGTTATTCTCCCTCGTTATCACTAAACATATCTAAAAAGTCTAATGCTTGATAATTTCCAAAACCCGTTAATTCTCGTAATTTATCATAATAATCAAATTCTCCACCACTTGATATAGATAATTCGTCTAATGCACTCATTAAACCACTTTCAAGTTGTTTTACATAATCTAAACCAATTTCGTGTGCTATCTCCATTTCACTTTCATTGCCAACTTGACTAATTATATCTAATGGTGCAATTATTTTATCAAAACATTGTATCATTGCTTGTTGCTTTACTTTATAAACATTACCACCATTATCAATAACAATACAATAATCTCTATTCATATTATTTCCCCTCACTTAACTTTTTTAATCGTTCAGTATCTAACATAATGTTTTTAAATAATATTTCTTCTTTTGTCTTTTTAGTATCTGCTATATCAATATAATCACTTGTAGATATATCGGTATTACTTGTAAGGTCAAGAATATGTTTTTTGCCATTTTCTTCCTCTATAATCATTACACCTTGTTTACTTTCATAACCTCTTTCGTGATTTTTATTTACCATAATTACATTTTTCTTTGTTTTAACTTCCTTAATCATTTCTTTATTCCTCCTCGTGTTATATTACCCTTATGGGCTTTGTGAATAGCACTACACGGAACGGAGCATAATGCTACTCACAAAACTCATAAGAGTTTTGTTTGCCGTGTTATAACCAACGGCTCTCTGCCTTCTTAATACCTACGACAAAACCATATCTGCCACTTTTTACTATATAAGAGTTCTTTTTTACTCTAATTAAAAATTCCTCGTTTTTACCCTCTTTTTGGCTCTTTTTGTCGTGTTTTAGTACTAATTTTGTTAATTTTTTACACATTTTATCAAATTTTCTTCTGCTTTTGATTTCTTGTGTATCAATTAATTTTAGTGTGTTTATGGCTCTTATTTCCATAATCATAACTATCACTTCCTCATTACATACTAATTATATCATAACAATTTTGTATAGTAGAAATTTTAGAAAATTCTTTTTAACAAATTGCAATGTTCTACTTGTTCTATTCCTACTAAACCAATTTCACTGCAATAATTATCAGTTCTATTCCATACATAAGCATATAATTGTTTTTCTTTTATATCTGCTCTATCACTTGCCCACTCTTCTTCGTGGCTACTAACATATAACATAGTATATAATTGCCCTATATTAGTATCATTATACACAATGTGATAAACATAAGCATTATATTCTTTCTCAAATTCATTTATTGCCTTGATTAGTTCTTTTTCCTTATCTTTTACCTCTCTTATCATATATCTATCACTCATATATAATTTTTCACTAAATCGTGGCTCTAAACCTAACAATTCAATTCTTTGTTTGCTTTCTTCCACTTGTTTTTGTGTCGGCTTGTATTCTCTTTTAGGAACGGCTACAATTTCAATATCTCTGCCAATAGTTCTTGCTAAACAATATGCTTTTTTGTAGTCCATATTTTCAACTAAACTGCTACTCATATTATAGTAAAAACTGCCGTTTGTACCTTTTGGCTTAACATAACCATAAGTTTCACTATATAAATAGTATTTTCCCTCGTGTTTTTCTTCTAAATAACCAATAAATACATTATAATATTCTTCCAATACTTCCATAACTCTTGCTTTCTCGTTGTTATATTCTTCGGCTCTATAATATACTTTACTTTTATTATCTTTACTCTCCCACTCTAAAATATAGTTATAGTTGCCACTCTCTATTTCAGTTTGTGTTATAGGAGTGTATCGGCTACTTATTTGCTCTCCTAAACAATAAGAAGTATATTTCATAGTGGCTAAATCGTATAAATGATATTCCTTGCCATATTTTTCTTGCATATAATCTCTTGTTTTTAGTACTGCATAATTCCACTCATAACAACTATTGTTAAGTTGTAAATTTCCACCACTAATATCTTTTAATAAATAAAACATTTTTTCTTTATAACTCATATCTGCTTTTCCGTATTCCCATTTTCCAAATGTTAATGGTCGTACATTATTACAAGCACTTGTTATAATTATTTTATTCTCTTTTGGCTTTCTTGTTATACATTTTACTTTTTCATAACTCATAACAATTCCTCCTCAATTAAACTATTATATGTTAAACCCTCATAATCGGTATAAACATTTTTCTCAACTCTGCATTTTGTATCAAAATAATTTTTTTGGTCGTTATAGATTTCCATAACCCTATCATAACCCAATATATCAATATATTCTTCTGCATAAGGTCTATGATAATATTCACTACAAGCATTAATACAAACACTTGTAAAAATATCTTCTCCATATACCAAACAACTCATAATCATTTCTCGTAAACTCAACTCTTTTAATTTTAGTTTTTGTTCGTCGGTTAATGTCTTATAACAATTTAAAAATGTTTGTTGCTCTTTTATTTCTTTACTATTCATACATAGTCCTCCTTTGTCTTTACACCTATATTATAACATATATTTTTGATATAGTAGAAAAATTAATTAATTTTTGCATTTAAAATTTCATTTTTTATTTTATTAATTTCTTCTGCCGTGTATTCCTTGCAAATTTCTTCGTTTGATATAATAGTATCACAAACACCTTGTTTTAATGTTTCATAGTCAAATGGCTCTCCAATATACTCTCCTATCATAAAAAACCAAGTTGCATAACCAAGTCCAAAACAAATGTTTGCCAATTCATAACTATAATTTGCTCCAATATATGCTAGTGTGCCGTGTATTTCCGTATCTTCTGCATAATCAATTTCGGCTTGTAAATCTGCCAATTCTCTTTTAAATATATCACAATTAAGTAAAAACTTGTCTTTTGCTTTCATAATTACCTCTCCCAATACTCTCTTATTCTAATAACAACACCCTCTAATTCAGTATGATAATATACTTTTTCGGCTCTTAAATTCTTGATAGTATCGTATGATTTTATACTATTGTTAAATCTCACAAATTCCTTGTTAAATGGTACAATATAATAATCACAAGTAATAATTTTTTCGGTCGTACCTTTTGCCCTTGCCACTCTTTTATTATATTTAAATTCAAGGTATAAATTGCTCGTATCAAATAAATACATAATATTTTTTAATTGTTGCATATACAAAAGAAGTCCTCTTCTACAAATGTTATATGTCCGTATTCCTCAAAAATTTCATTATCACTAACTAAATTATCAATATCGGCTAATTCTCCATAACTAACATTTTCGTTTCTTTCAGTATAATATTTTTGCTTTAATTCAATTAATTGCTCTCTTGTTAAATCTTTTACACTCATAATTACACCTCTTTTTCCATTTTATCTTTAATAGTAAAATAATCTATTAAATAACCCATACCATTACTATAATTAATTACTGCTATTGTGTCCTCGTCATAGTTTTCTAATTCTTCAATTATTTCCTTGACTTCCTCGTAGTCCTCACAATTTCTGCATATATATTCTTTTAGGTCGTAAATTCTACCTAAAACTTTTTCTCCGTTATCGTAAATGTCTTTCATATTTACACCTCATTAATCAAAATTTCTATTACTAATTCTTTCTTGTATTTCTTTTAAATCTTGTGTATAAGAGTTGTTATTCCACTCTTGCTCTAATTCTGCTCTAATCTCTTTTGAAAGTCTTGTTATACCCTTGTTTTCTTTTTCTCGTGTTATATAGTCTTTTAAATCATTTTCTAAAATGCTACTTAATAAACCATACATACAAGTTTGATATTTATAACTTTCCCAAGTTCTATTTTGATATGTTACTTTTCTGCTCCCCATATCTCCCCATTGTGCTACAAGTGTGCTTTTATGTCCCCAAGCACGGCTTGTTTCCCAATATTCATTTACTATATTATATTCTCTTCCACTTTTACAAATGATTTTTTTAATTTCCATATTTACACCTCTTTTTCTTCATACTCTGCTAACCATTTATCATAGTTATCTAAAATTATGTCGTATTCTTGCTCCGTGATTTCGTTATCACTTGCTAAACTTCTTAAACTATCTCTAATGTCCTCGTATTCCTCGTAGTTATCAAATAAATCAAATAATAATTCTTTTAATTTTTCCATAGGTCTTTCCTCCTCTTTACACCTATATTATATCATAAGATTTTCGTATAGTAGAAAAATTATGAAATTATTTCAAGTTTTTCAATAATATAAGTACTTGTGCCTACATAACAATTATATATTATATACTCGTTTTTTAATTCTCCGTGTTTCCATTTTTCTACACCTTTTAATAAATACTCTTCTGCTTTCTCATAGGTTGTAAAACAAATGTTGTCTACAAGTTGTAAATGGTCGTAAATGTCCGTATATTCATTAAAAATTACATACATATTTCCACCCCATTAATCATTTAAAATACTTTTATTAATTGCAAGGTCTAAAACTTTTTCTTTTAGGTCGTTAATAGTTGTTTCAAGTCCTACACCTTGTAATTCTGCATAATGTTGTATTGTTATACAAATGTTGCCGTTATAGTCGTTTAATTCTATCATTAAATGTCTTATATCTTCTACTTTAAAATTGTTAACTAATGATACATAGTCCTCGTTTAAACCCTCTATATATAAGCAATAGTTGTCCGTTAAAGATATTGTTATATAGTAGTCGTTTGTGCTTTCAAATAATGCTCCAATAGTATCTGCTTTAAAATGTTTTTTCATTTCGTGTGTGTTAAAACTAATGTTTGTTGCTCCAATATTTTCTAAACTTTTTGTCATATCTTCAATAAATTTTTCCATAGTTTTCACTCTCCTAACACTCAAAATACATTACTAAATCAACTGCATTTTGAAAATTTTGGCTTTCTAACTCTTTTACAACTTCTTCATAGTCTTGTGGGAACATTTCTTCCATTGTTTCCATACTTGCTAATAATCTGCCGTAAAACCCTTGACTACTTGCTAATGATTTTATTGTGTTTTTAATTTCTTCTATCTTCATTTTCCGTTCCTCTTTTCCTTTTTCTTAATATTATTATACCATATAAAATTGATATAGTAGAAAAATTCTAAATCTTTTTTTCTAAAAGTGTTATATGATTTTCGTGTATGTTGCCTTGTTTTAAATCTTCTACAAGTGCCTTGTGTAGATTTTCCACATACTTTTTAAATGTTGTTATAATTTTGTCCTCGTTGCCTTGTGTTTTTCTAAAAGCAACTTTTTTGCTTTCATATACTAAATATTTATTTGTCGGCTTTACAAGGTATCTATTTTGTTTATTTTCCATTATATAGTTATCTTCTGCCGTTTTTGTTATTTTAAATATAATGCCGAACATATCGTTGTCAAAATAACCATTGATTTCTTCTTGCTCGTTTTGTGCTAGATATAGTTGTACCCATAAAACATTATCTCCACTAAAACTATTTTTTGTTATTGCAATTTTGCTATCTTTAAAAATTCCCTCGTAAATTTCCATTAATCTGCTTTCTATCATAATTTCCACCTCTTTTGTTATGCTAGACTTAAAATGTCTGCTAGTCTTATTTCTTTTGTTTCTTTTCCGTTTGTGCCGTTATAGAATAGTCTTGTTGTTATAGTGCTATTATTCAAATCTCTTTCAATTTCAAATAATAAGTTGCCTTTAATAAAATATTCAGTCGTATAATTCAAGTGCATTGTGCCTATATATCTATTAGTACGGCTCGTGCTTTTGTTATAACCCTTGTTTTTTAATTCTTTTCTAATGTCTTTTAATAACTTGTTAACCTCTTGTGTTATAGTTAAATCAAACATAGTTTTCCACCTCTTAATCTTCTAATTCTTCTACAATAGATAATTCAAATTTTCCAACAAATCTTTCTAAAAATTCAAGCATAATATTAAAGTCCGTTTCCGTAAATTCTGCCTTATATTCACTCGTATAATCATAGTCCAATTCATTATCAAATTCATTTTGTAGTGCATAAATTAAATCTTTTACTTTTTCAATAGTGATTTTTTTATCTTCAAACATAATTTTCCCTCGTTTCCGTTCTTTTTCACGGCTCGTGTTATGGCTCTGCTTTCCATAACCTTATATTCCGTGATTTCTTTCCATTGCTTTCCGTTATAGGTATTTCAAAAACCTTATAGTGTGTGATTTCTTTCCGTTCTGCTAGATTTTGGCTTAATTTTCAGTTAAACCAAATCTAACCTCGTCCAAATCAACCCTATTAAAATTGATTTTGTCCCCATAGTGAAAGTCTTTTAAAATGCCGTATAATTGCATATCACTCAAATCTTTTAACTCGTGCGTGTTATTAATAATTCTTGTTATACCCTCGTAGTTGTTTTGGTCGTTATTCAACCATAGCATAACTAACCAAGTGTCCCTATTACACCACCCGTTATAGTCCTCAAATTCTAATTTATATTTTTTAGCATAGTTTGTTCTATATTCTTTATTATTCATAGTTTACACTCTCCAATTCTTTAATACTTCTTTATTCTCAACTTTAAATTTATAAAATTCAATTCCAATGTTATCAAGCATTTTTTCAAGGTCTTTTGTATTACAACCTAATTTCTCCAAATTATGTATAGCAACCTTAATATTCACTAATTCATTATCAATGTTTTTATTGCTATTATAAATGGCTTGTAATTCTTTTTTAATCTCGTTTTTATACAATTTTAACACCTCTTCCTTGCTTTTTACACTTCTAGTATACCACAACTTTTTGATATAGTAGAAATTTTTTTAACTTTTTTTTATTTTTTTGTTGCTCTACTTATATTATGTCCTTTTCTGCTTTAATTATACCATATAAATTGCATATAGTAGAAAAATTTTGAAATTTCCCCACGATTTTTTAAATTCGTGTTATATTCTGCCGATTTCCCCCACAACTTTTTTATGCCGTGTTATGCTCTCGTGCAAAATTCCCCACAAAAACTCTATGCCGTGTTATGTATTCGTGTCAAACATTCGTTCGTGTTAGTCTGTCAACCTTTTTTGGTTGACAAACACTTGTTCGTGTGAACATTCGTTCGTGTCGGCTCGTTCGGCTCGTGGCTCGTGTCGGCTCTATTAATATTATATGATAAAAACGGCTTTTTTATACTTGCTTTTTTTATCTATAAACATTATAGCACGGCTTTTTTATATAGTAGAAAAACAAGGCAAAAAAAAAGCACTTTACAAAAAAATGTAAAATGTAAAAAAATAATGTTAAAATGTAAAAAAATGCTTGTATTATTTTTTTTTATTTGATATAATTATATTAGTTAAGGGGAGATAATAAAAAAGTCCTTAACTAGAAAAGAGGTTAAAAAAATGAAAGTAAAAAAAATTAAAAAATGGAGATTTAAAAAGTGGGTTTTATATGTGGGGTTTATGGCTTTATTAGGTGGCTTTATGGCTCTATTATATGGGCTTAACTTAATGGCTAGTGATGGAGTTAACTTATATTTTAATAGTGATATTATTAATTATATAATGTTTACGGCTTTTATATCATTAATTAAAAAGAATATAAAAGCAATAGTAAAAAGAGAAGAGGAAGAGGGGGAAGAGTAAAAAAAAGAGTATAAAAAAAGATATATTACATATAATAAGAATATAAGGGGTTAAGGTTAAAAAAATATAATAGAAAAGTAAAGGAACGGTAAAAAATGGATAATAAAAAAATAATTGAAATAATAGAAAACAAGGGGGCTACACTAGACAAAAACTATAATAATATATCATATAATAATGGTTTTATGGTTAGTTTATACGGGGAAGAGATAAAAACAGATATAAACAATATAGAAGAGATTAAAAAAGAGATAGAAAAGAAAAAAGAAAAAATAAAAAATATTGATAATGTTTATATTGGTTTATGGGTTGATAATGATATAATGTATATTGATATATCTATACATATTATAGATTATTTGGAAGCGTTAGAAGTTGGAAGAGATAACAAGCAACTCGCTATATTTGATTTAAAAAATAATAATAGCATCTATTTACATTATATAAAATATTATAATTTATATAAGGTTATAAAACAAGATAATAAAATAATTGATTATAAACTAATTAAACAATATGATAAAAAAGAAGAGATAAAAGAAGAGATAAAAGCAAGTATAAAAACAATAGATAATATTATATATAAAAGTTTTAAACATTATGAAAAGAGGTTAAAAGATTATCAAGATTATATTTTAATTAGTGATAAAATAACACTTGAAGAGATAACAGCATAAAAAAAAATACTTGTGAAGTCGGCTACTTGTTAAGTAGTCGGCTTTTTTTGGTGGTTTGGTGGTTTATGTGGTTAAAATATACATTTATACTACATTATGGGGGTATTTTACAATTAAAAAGGCAAAAAACCCCCACTTTATAATGTAGCTGCTCTTTTCGGAAGGCCGCCTTACGAATTTCCACTCATCCACGTAGTCACGCAACTACACCCATCTCCCACGTCAACACACAGCTCTCACATTTTTCCAGCCCAAAACCCCCAGAAAATCACACTTTTCCAGCCAAAAAGTCTTCCTTACTCTTTACACTGCCAGGAAATCTTCCCTCACACACAGGCAGCACTTGTCTTACCTTATACAGCCACTAAACAAAAAAGAGACATACGTCTCATCTGAACACACGGACAGCCAAAATTCCTTTACAAATAATGGCTTTCTTTACATTTTTACATTTAGTAGGGGTAGTCTTTACAATAATACTTGGGACGCGAGGACTCTTAGTAGCCTTTGCTCGTATATAGGCAGTCTTAGCTTATAGACTAGACTCTATGGCAACTTATTATACACACCTACTTATTAATACATTATAGGCTGCCATAGCAAACCATTTTTAGACCTCTAAGACGCATTTGGTTCAATTTTAAAATTTTTTTGCACCATATGCTCTAAAAGGCCTTTATTTATAAGGGCTAAAAAGGGTAGTCCTTAAAGAATAAGAGAGTATAGAATATATAAAAAAGCAATAGGACAGCCATAGTTCTGCCATAGGGAAAACCAAACCTTGCAAACCGCGGGTTCGTCACAACAGTGTAATGCCTGCTTTTATGATTTAGTATAGAACTGTTGTCGGCATTACAACAAAAAAAAAGACGCTTAACGTCTACTGAAATTGGTAGATAAGTTATAACGTCTCCTTTTTGCATTGCTCTCAGGTGTTGCCTTAAAGGCATTCCAACATAACATACTTAATAATAAATTAAACATAATTCCCTCCTTACTCTATTATGCGCCTTTGATGTATATACTATACTACTATTTAGGAAATCTGTCAAGCTTTTTGCGAAAACTTTATTGACATATGTAATATAATATGGTATCATATATATAAAGATAGGAGAATAAGATATGGAAGAGTTATTTGAATTCAGTGGGGATTTTGAGTTAGATGCTTTAAACGATGCCGTATATGAAGATATGGTAACTAGATTGGTTGATGATGGCTACATTGATTATGACGGTACACCAGTACGTTGTCCGCATTGTGACGGCCAACACTTGAAGGAAGCTAATCGGGATTTTGGAGGAGATAATATTCCAGATGGTTGCTTGTGTGAATTTGATGTAGTTTGTGAAGACTGCGATGAAATTGTTGCCCATTGGGCGTTTGGAGGTTGGACGTATTAATGTTTAAGAGAAAGAAGAGGTTTTATCATTACTTAGTGGCTTATATATTTAAGGGCGGCACTGGAATTATAACATTAGAGTTAAAACGCAAGATTAAGACCGTTGATGATATTAAGGAGCTTCAAAATTATATTATGGAAACTAACGAAGGAATTACGAATGTTGGCGTAACCAACTATCAATTAATTGGGAGGTATTAATATGTTTGATTTTGATGAATTATTTAAGGGCTACTCTAACTCAGATGAATTTATTGCTAGGGATATGTTGATATTAGAGTTGCTGATTGCTAAAGGCGTCATAACTAATGAAGATGTGGCAGCCACATTTACACCCGAAAATCTTACGAAGAATATCGAGCTCGTTCAAAAGACGAAGCGAGAACAGGCAGAAAGAAAGCTGGCTGAATATAAGGAGGGTTCGTCACAATAATGGTTTTATTTAATGAGGTGCGTGCCCTAGCAGAAACGTCACAGGAAGCATTTACACATTTTTACAATATAATGTCGCGTAAGGACAGCGCGGCCAAAGATGTGTTGTATATATGTTCAACGGCCAAGGCAGCTGATGAAGTGTTCTCAGATATTGCCCGTGGCTGTTTAGAGTCGAAGATAAGTAAGAACCAGCGCCGAATTGAGACGCCAGATGGTTTAAATATATACGTGCATCCAATAATGATGTTGCCACCTTGGCTGCCTGGGCATAAGTTTAAAAATATAATATTTGAGAGGTGATACTATGGAGATTGGCGTAGAAAGAATTGAAGAGTTAGAACCGACTATACAAGAAATCAAAGACCACATTAAAGCCTGTATGCGTAAAGAGGCCGCGCCTATACAAATTTATTATGGCGGACGTGGAAGTGGCGGGACATATAAATTACTTGCCGCGATGGAAGAATGTCTGCGTGAGTTGGCAGAGACGAACGAGGCGTTAATTAGTAATCAGAAAGCTATGGCGGAAACGACGGACGCACTTTTAAAAAGGATAAACGTCGCTTTAAAAGAATTAGAGTTTGGAAATGTTGAGAAGGCAAAGTCTATATTATGGGATGGTTTAAATGGCGAAAGTAACAGCTGATTTTCTACTTCTTGGTGATGAGGGTATGGCCTTCAATTACAATAATTATACAAAGGAAGCTGCCATTGCCGAGTATAAATCAAATTACGACCGCGAACTTGATGACTGGGAACCTTTTGTAACGTGGTATAGATACAAGACCAAACAAGAAGTTATTGACGACGGCGACTGGGAAGAGATTATGGGTTACGAGGACGGCTCAATGCAATTATTCTTAGAGTGCGAACCTGATGATAAGGGTGCGTTTAAATGTTGGGTGATAGGAGGTTAATTATGAAATTATATGCATTATATAAAGACGGCGAATTATATAAGGTTTCTTATAAACAAAATGTTCCTTTTTATGACACGCCAGCTGGAGCCAAGAAAGCATTTCAACACGCGACAAGCCGTAAGGCTTTACCGTGGGATATGTATTGTAATAGAGACCGCCGATATACAGAGCAAGATATTCAGTCGTATCTTGACGATTTAAAGAAAAGAATGGAAATTCACGAATTTACTTTAATTGATGAAGGAGTAATATTTAGTGGGAAATAAATATTGGAATAAAGTACAGGCTGTATTAGAGTTTATTGGTGTACTTATAACAGGGGTTCTTCTTATAGCTGCCATTGTTTTAGGTTTTAAATTTATAGGTGGTATCATAACATATATAAAAGAGTATAAGCCGCCAGTATGTCATTATGAATATGTTGATTATAACGGTAATACTGGTATAGCTCAAGAGTGTTTATCAAGATATGGGACTTTATATTGCGGAAATAGCTCTGAAGCGTTTAAAGTTAACAGTGTGAAGAAGGTGTGTGAATGACAGCCAAAAAAGTAAAGTTTAATTGTTTAGTGTTTGAGTGTAAAAAGTGCGGACACTTAATATTTGTAGAAAAAGAAAAGATGAAAAAATTACTAAAGACAGAGTGCCCAGAATGTAAGGTTTCTCCAGATAGAAATTGGACGTTATTAGGAGAAGGTAACAACGTTACATTTGAATGGGAATAGGAGGATAATATGAGAACAAAAAGATTAGTTGAAAGTTTTATTGACAGATATTATGAAAGTAATTATGAAATTGCTAAAACATATGATTGTGGTGTTTTAGTATCGATTGAGATTATGCCAAAGGGCGATGGTAAGAGTGTGTTTATTTGGAACTCAAAATGTTTTGATGTGAAACCGCAAGATGATGATTTAACTGTAGAGTTAGAAATGCAAACATTTGAACAAAAATTATTAGAAGAAAATGGCGAAGAAGATATGAGAGAAACTATTGATTATTTCCTAAGTGACCCAGACCTACTTTGCTTATGTGTAGATTATGGAGATTTTACAGACGTTGAAGCTATTGAGGATGGCGAAACGCTAGACGATATGATTTATAACCACGTAAAACCAGTATTATATGAAATTGGCGCTATTGTTGATGAGGACGAGGATGATAATTTTGCAGAAATTGTTGCAAAGGCATTAGCAACCAATATAGATTTAACTATCTGTGGTGTAAGATTATTTCTTTCTAAAGTTAAACAATCTGATTTTGAGGAGATGGAAGAAGTATGATAAAAGAATATTTATTTAAAGTAACCAAGGAGCAATATATTAAAGTGTCTGCTACTAATAAAGAAGACGCTTATGAATTAGCCGAAGAAAATAGTCTTATTGATACTAGAGACGAAGAAGTTGTAGATGTAGAGCTTGTAGATGTGTATGAAGAAGATGTTGATGCTATTTACGACGATTATCGTTTGGGAATGTTTGATGATGTAGAGGAGGAAGATTATGACGAAGAAGGAATTGACAATTATCTTTATGGACGCTAAGAAAAATAAAGCGGACGTTGGAGTTGAAATAACTATACCTGGTCAAAAAGATACCGAATTTATTATTAACAAAAACGCCAGTATAGATAATAAGTTAGATTATTATTTGCAAACATATGATGACGAACTAAAACACAACCGTAATCCTGAAATACAGATTGTTCGTGCGTTTGCGTTAGACTTTTATATGGGAGGTAAATAGTATGGATGAATTTGGAAGAAAAAGAGAGGCTGTATATTTTACAGGAATGGTTGCTGGTTTGTGTTTATCGGTAATGCTTATTTTATTTAGTTGGATGCTTATGGTTATTTCAGATGACCTTGTAGGAGTTATTGAAACAAACAACCAAGAAATTGTTGATTTAGAGAAGGCACGTGATTATTGGATATATGAAGCCAACAGATATAAAATGCTTTATGAAGAAACGTATGAACTATTTGTAGATTGCGCAGAAAATGGAGGTGCTGCTTGTGACCAACCAGGAGCTTAAAGCTATAGAAGCTTATATAAAAGAAGTATTTCATTATGAACATCAGTGTTCTGCTGAAATTTTAGCAAGGTTATTATTACTTTGTGAATTATTAGTAGAAAAAGGCATTATAACAGATGACGAAGTTCAAGATAAATTAAGCATTGTTAATGTTGCTCGAATGATGCAAGTTTTAAATTATGGTGACGATACTTGGGATGAGGAGGAAATCGATAATGCAAATAAAGTTCAAAGGTAAATATTTTGACACTCAAAAAGATGCAGTACACGTTAAAGATGCATATGTACAAAAAATGATTGATGAGGTTATTGAAAAATTAGTTAAATCTAAAGAAAAAGAAACTGACTTTACTTTTTCTGCTACAGGCGATACTTTAGTTGCTGGTGTAAAATGGGAACAAGATGGCGAAATTGACGTGATGGTTACACAAAATTATAATCACGCTTGTTTATTAAGAGACGAGTATGGAAATTATCAACCAGTAGACTGGGGAGAAGAAGAGCGTCGTGAAGAATTAGAAAATATGTCAAAAGACGAACTTATTAATGAGATTTACTTCTTAGAAAAAGAGTTGAGCGACTGGACTCCACCACAATACAATCCAAGACGCGAAGTATAGGTTGACAAAAACAATATAATGTGCTAAGATATATATAATAGGAGGTCTGAAAGACGTGAAAAAAGTATGTATTTTAGCACTTTATTTTATGTTATTTTGTTTAGTTTTTATACGATTTAACGGTCAAAACCATCAAAAACCTACAGAAAATGAAGTAAAAGTAGAAGAAAATATTCCGCCCTCCGAAAAGGTGGAAATTGAGATAGTTGAAGAAATAATTGAAGAAGAGCCAAAACAATATGTGCAATATCGATTAACAAGTTTTTGGAATAATGATGGATATGGTACAGGCGCGTGTACTGGTTCGGGTTTATGTGAAGATGATTTTCAAATCAATAACAAAGGTTGGTACACATATGATGGTAAACTTGTATTAGCGGCCGCCACTTATGAATGTTTAAATGCAAAAAGTGGTGTTTGCGGAAAATGGAATGTTGCTCGTAGTGATAAAACATATTATCATTATCGTGATACTATTGAACTTATTATAGATGGCGTTGAATACGAGGGAATTATCTTGGATAGTTGTGGCGCGTGTATGTATGTTAATAATGAGCAACGCATAGATTTATTTGTTAGTGGAAAAAGTTCTTCTATAGACAGAGGATATAGGGGTAATAATACAATATCAGTATTTAAGGAGGTGGAATAATGGATTTTATTCAAATACCAGAAAATATGAAAAAAGAAACAATACAAATACCAATGCTAGAAAATAATGGTGGTAATGCTTATCGTATATTAAATACAAAGAAGCCGTTTACGTGCCCAGTGTGTATGGGACGTGGTTTTGTATCTGGTGGATTTTATAGTTCGACAGGTAATAGTTGGGTAACAACAACGACCGCGCCAGAGACTTGTAGAAGTTGCAATGGAACAGGAGTGGTGTGGAGTGATTAATATTGATAATATTAGTGCTGGATGGGCAGACCTACATTTAGGATATTGTACATTTTCAGTTAGTTATTTATCTTATTTAAAAACAGAACTTGATATGTTATTTGATTTAGAAGAACGAGATGATGAAAGCGCCGTTAATAAAATAATATTAGAGGGCGAGGGGCAAGGAGATTTAACTTTAGTGGCATACTTAACATACGGAGACCTTAATCGATTTGAAGAAGAATACGCCCCAGAAAATTTTGGTTTCATACTTAATATAGTTTGGCAACGTATTTATAGTAAAGACGATGAACACCATACTATAATGCAATTCCCGTTTGATAAGTTTAAAAGGGAATATGCTGAGCTAATGGAAAGAATTAAAGATGATTATATTAGAAACTTTATGTGCGTTCAAAACGAAGAAGAATATCAAGAGATGCTAGCAGATTACTAAGGAAGAAAGGGATTATAAAATGGAAAATTATGAATTACCTCTATCTCCTAATTACGTTTGTAATTGGGGAATAAGAGAAGCGATTAGAGAATTATTACAAAATGCTATTGATGGCGAAAATTGTGGTCATCCGAAAGAAATTGAATATAGTGAGTCGGAAAGAGTTCTATATATAAGAAACAAAAACACCAAATTACCTAAATCATCATTAGTACTTGGTTGTTCAAGTAAAGACAGTATTGAAGGAATGATTGGTAAGTTTGGAGAAGGGTATAAATTAGCGTTAATAGTTTTATTAAGAAAGGGTTTCACGGTTAATATTATTAATGCTGACGAAGAGTGGATACCAAACTTTACTATTAGTGAAAAATTCGGTACGCAAGTATTAAATATAGAGGTTAATAATTTAGAGCGCGCGGAGACAGATTTATGTTTTTCTATTTCTGGTGTAGATAAAGATTTATACGATGAATTATTAACATACTTTCCTTGTATAGATGGCGACTATGGTAATATGGTTGAGTCTGAAAATGGTTATATTTTATTAGAACCAAAGTTTAAAGGTAAAATGTATGTTGAAGGATTATATATTCAATCTGACGATAATTTTAAATATGGATATAATTTTAATTCAGACGTCGTTGATTTAGACAGAGATAGAAAAGCAATTAATTATTATGAGTTAAGAAAATTAACGGCTGCATCTGTTGTAACAGCAGAGACTTGTTGTCCAGAATTATTTAAGGCTATTAGTGATAGTTATACAGATGTTAGAGATATTACAGATGTATTGGATGAAGCAAGTGACGATTTCTTAAAACAATATAGAGATATGCTTTATGAAGAAAAAGGGTTGGAAGAAAATACATTAGTAGCAACAGAGTCAGTAATGCGACAATTACAACAAATGGATGTAGATATGCCGATAGTTAAAGGTACAGAGATAGAAAGCTATTTGGTTGCCAAAGCTAATGATAAATTAGGTTTAATATACGAAGCCAAAGAGGCGGCATCTAAAAAAGACGATGAAGATGATGCTTGGCAATATGTAAGAAATTCTAATTGGATGTCGTTGAAGTGCTGGTTTGATAAATATTGCAAACGTATATCTAAAGAGGGTAAAGAACAATTCGCAAAAATAATGAATAGAATGGAACCATCTGATATGAGCTACATTAGAAAATATATACCAGAAGACTTTGTGTGGACAGAAGATAATTTTGATAATTTAGAAGAACAAACAAAAAACCAAACTTAAATGTTTGGTTTTTTTAACCATTCAAGGAATAAATCTCTCATCCTCTTGGATGGTATGTACACATCTATCGGTTTACCATTTCTAATTGCACTTCTATATACAAATTGTACTAGCTCTGAAAGAGCAAATTTATCTTCAAATTCTTGATTGACTGGTATATTATTAAATGTAAAGAAATTTTTAACCGTAGGTTTGAAATATCTATTACCGATATATGCTATTGCTGTTTTATCACCATACTCGTTAGTTGCTCTTGAATTAATAGGGGCAAACCCGCCAGTGAAACCGTGTCGTTTGATATACTTTTTATATTCTTTAAATGTAGTCCATAAGGATTTATCACTGGTTGTTTTTACGTGGCTCCTAAAGAAACTACGTATATTATTTTGCAATTCTAACATTTTATAAGTATTTTTATTTGTATTAAACCACGACATTGACAGTGCTGTTTTCTTCCATCCTATAAGATTTAAGCGTTCTACTTTACATACAGTTATTAACTGTTTAGTTTTACTATAATCATATTTTTGTGGTGTTGGGGTTAAGTGAAAATCTTTAACATACCAATTTGCATAAGTTGCTCCGAAGTGGTCAAAATACTTCTTTTGAATTTGGCCATCAAACATATAAGTTAAAACAAATACTTGTTTAAATGACTCAAATATAACATAAGGGAATAACCACATTAAAGACACCACTTTATTATTTTTATCTACATAAGAGAATACATTATTCTTCTGTACCATACGCATATATTCATCAAATTTTCCACTATAATCATTATCTAGCCATTCTGCCATATGACTTTTAGGATGCACAGATATATAGTTTTCAGATATATTTTTTAAGTCCGATTTTGATATAGGTAATTCTTCAACTAAATCGGCAACTTCATCCATTACTAATATATAATCTCTTAGTAGGGTGACATCGACAATATCTTTATCTAACTTTTTAAATAAGGCGTGTGTTGTAACTATATTCTGCCCTTCTTCAATCAGTTTAGATAAATCTAGTAGTTTATTTTTGTTTTGTCCTTCTTGAGGGTCGACAAAATGTTTATCAGGGCAAGCCTTTTTTATTCTTTCTACTTCACTAAGGAATGGTGTAACAAACAAATATTTTTGTTCGGTCATATCATCATTCATTTTATTTATTAGTGCTGTTGTTTTACCAATACCACATCCTGCATCAACCACATTAATTCTCATTATTCTTTCCTCCTTTGTTTATAAAAACTTTAAGAGCTTCTACCGTATCATCATTTTTATTTAAAGATAACTTATATAATAAATCTAAGCCATCGTTTTCATATATAAATTGTATCACTTTATTTCTACATTTAAAATCTTTTCCTTGACATTGTAGACACTTGGCTTTCTTTTTTGTATCGCTTCCAAAATATCTTATTTTATCTGGATAATAATATCCACACTCCGAACACTTCTTCCATCTATCATTACCTTTAAGTTTAAAGTCGTTTTCTAAACAAGTAACAGACCAGATGTCGTAGTCGGTAATTTTAGGTGGTGTATTTATATATAATGGGTCTAGTTCGTCGGGCGTTCTTACTTTAAAATATAAACACGCCTCATAAAAACCCTTTTCTCTCGCTTCATATAACGCTTTATTTTGTGTGCGATTAACTTTCATATGTCTTAGTAAATATTTAATACCTAACTCATTAATACACCAGGTTTTAATTGGTCTTTTCATACCAGGTCTTTCAGTTTGATATTCTATAACTTGCATATAACGCGCCATAGCACTATCTCTAAAAGACGATACTTTATCTGATTTACATAAAATAGAAAACAAAAATGTTTTTAAAGGATACCAATTCATTCCTTCTTCATCAGTAAGTCTGTCTATTATTTTATCTCCTATTCTTATTTCCTCTCTTGTAAAATTGTTCATAATTATCACCGTCCTTATTCTATCATATAACTTTGTTTTTGTCAAATCTTTGTTGACAAATTCATTTTTTTTTGTTATAATGTATATGTAAATAGGATAGAGAAAGGAGGCTCGTTAAGTGACAACCGTTTATGTAGATTTTGATAATACGATAGTCGAGAGTAATCAGAAGGTTATAGAAATCTTAAATGACAAGTATGGATTAAATAAAAGCGAAGACGACCTTGAAGATTACGGTTATACTTCTATAGCCCCCATCACCGAGGAAGAAAAATTAGGTATTTTTGAAAGTGATGAGTTCTTTTCTAATTTAAAATTTAAGAGCGACTTTTTAAAAGTTTTAAATAAATACGATGGTAAAGTAAAATTTATTATTACTACAAAAGGGACAGCGGAGAATTTAAAAAAGAAAGAACAGTGGGTAAAAGAAAATATCCCAGGTAATGTCAGCTTTGTAGGCATCACTAATAATAGTTTAAGCAAAAAACAAGTAGATATGACTAATGGAATTCAAATTGATGATTGTACAGCGGCTTTAGACACAAATGCCGATATTAAAATATTGTACAAAGATAATCATAATTTTAATTGGCAGTCTAATTATAACAATACAGATATTTTGGTCGTAAATACTTGGCTAGAAATAGATGACATATTATCGTTTTATTCGTCATATGATTATAAGACGTTAAGTAAAAAAGGAGAATAGAAAAATGAGAAGAATGATTTTATTTAGTGGCAAAGCAGAGCACGGAAAAACTACTGCCTCTGAGATTTTAAAAAAACAATTAGAGGAATTAGGGTATAAGGTTGTGATTACTCGATATGCTTATTACTTAAAAGATTTAGCTACAAGATATTGCGGTTGGAATGGTCAAAAAGATAATGGCGGCAGAGAATTATTGCAACAATTAGGTACTGATATTATTAGACAAAAACTTAATAAGCCAAACTTTCACGTAGGAAGAATATGCGAAGATGTAGAGATATGTCAAGATTATGTTGATTTTGTTATTATCGATGATGCGCGCTTCCCAAATGAAATATATTATCCAAAAGCAATGTTTGGGGATAAAGTAATGGCTATTAGGGTTAATAGATTAAACGCAGATTGGAGCCAATATAGTTCTTCATTAACAGAAGAGCAAAAACAACATTTAAGCGAGGTGGCTTTAGATGATTTTGAGTTTGATTATACTATTGCCGCTGCAAGTATAGGTTCATTAGAACATCAAATAAAAGAGGTTTTATTAGAAAAAATAGTTTAGGAGGGATAATGTGGCAAAGGTTTTACAAAATTCTTATTATATCTATAAGATACCATCAAACAAGATTGGCAAAATGACACATTATTCATTTAAAGAGGCATCAAGAGACGGGAATGTTGTTTCTATTGGTGATAATTTAGTACTCGCTAAAATTAGGGAGTATTATAATGACGATAGAGACCACGTGTCTTTATATAATCAAGTTCAATCAATTCGTAAAGAAATGAAAGAAATAAGAAAACAACCAACAACTCCAGATAGTTTAAATCAGATTAAAGACCTACAATCACAATTAGACGACTTATTATTTGTAGACGATATTATTAATATAAAAGTTGTCACAAAAAAAGAATATAGAGAATTGGGACGTAATGGTTTTGATTTAAATGGTAAACATTATGTTAGGTTTATGGTTGGTTCAGGACAAATGAGAAGAAATACTGTTTCTTTTATCAATGAAGAATTATTTGATTATATGCAAGAGAGATTGATGTGTGGTCTTAACGGAAAGATTAAGACAATTAATCTAGCAAAATTATCCGCTTATTATGCTTTATCTTTTTCATCTGTATTATGGGTAAGAGAACCAAGAGTGTGTGTCATTAAAGATTTTGATACTGTAATCCCTCAACAAAAGTTAAACTGGATTAATAAGACAGAAGATGGTAATACAGTAGAACAAATTTATAAAGATATAAAATTAAATAGTGCCGATGGTCAAGGTTTAATAAGTCCAGAAATGGCAAAATGTTGGGCGGAGGATATGCATTTAAATTATACACCTTGTTCGTTTGTTGTAAGAACAGCGTTTGTTAAAGGTAACTTGGTTCCTTTTGATTTTAAAGCATATGCTAAAGAACACGGGGTTTTAACTATTAAAGATAGATACGGTACAGAATACAATATTGATGATATTGACGTTTTATTATCTGAGAGTCAATTTAAGATGGCGAAATATTATTCTTCTTGGGAAGGATATTTAAGTTATCACAAAGCATATAATTTAAAATGGGGAGTAGCCCGTTATAACAAAGAAGCAGACGATGAATATGTTTTAACCAATTATCAATATATTCAAGTTTTAGATTTAACCAAAGAAGATATTGCTGGTTTGGTATCGTATACAACAGAATGGATAAAAAACATTTGTAGTGGAAATATTGAATATGCTTTAACATATAATGTTGGTGTAAAAAATCCAGCGCTTAATATTGATAGTATTATTAATTCTTGTGGTAGTGTATTTACAAAAGCTATCATTAAAAATCCTGAAATGTTAAAAGACGGATTTATTCAAAGAAAGATTTATAATTCTATTAAGGAAAGTATACGCCAAGCAAAAATCGGTCGTATTTGGGTAAAGGGTAATTATTCATTTATGATTAGTGACCCAGTAGCTCAATGTCGAAGTGCTCTTGGGTTAAGTCCAGACGGTTTATTGCCAGCGAATTATGTTTATGGTAACTTCTGGAATGAAAGAAATATTACTGGAGAGGTTTGTTTGTTAAGAAGTCCATTGACACATTATTCTGAAGTTAATGTACAACAACTTGCTAATACTGAGGAAATGCGTAAATGGTATAAATATATATATAGCGGTATTATTTATAACATCTATGATATTAGTGTTGTAAAACACGCCGACTCCGATTTTGATGGGGATATTTGTATGGCAACAGACAATCCTTATTTCTTAAAAGGAGCAAAAAGAGATGAACTCCCTATTATGTATGATAAAGAGGCTGTGCCTACACAAAAGATAACTTTACCAAATCAAGTAAGATGTGATATTAAAGGACTTGATACAAAAGTAGGGCAGATTACAAACTACTCTACAAGTATGCTTGCAATGTTACCTTTGTTTAGAGGCGAAAAACAGGTAGAGCAAAAAGAAGAAATTGAGAAAAGATTAAAATTACTGAGAGAATTACAAGGGGCTGAGATTGATAAAATCAAAGGAACAACCCCACCAAACTTTCCTAAGTCTTGGAGGCATTGGGTACATATCAATAAGGACGACGATGATATAACCAAAGCAGAGAAATATAAATACAATTCGATGGTAGTTAAGAAAAAACCATATTTCTTTATTTATTTATATAATACGCTTATGAATGACTATAAGAATTATGAGAAGAATTTTAATAGTATTAGTTTAACTCATTTTGGAGTCCCTATTAAAGTTTTATTACGAAAGAAAGACCACACTGAGGGCGAAATGAATTTATTAAGAAAATATCGTAAGTATTCTCCTGTTTTAGAAACAGATTGTATTATGAATTTATTATGTAAAGAAATAGAGAATGTAGAGTTTGATATAAAATACAAACCTAATTGTGTAAGTTTATTGCCAGAGTTTGCAGAAGACATAGAAGTAGAAGAAGATAAGATGGCAAAACTAGAACAAATATATAAAGAGTATAAGGCACAACGTAAATATAAAGGTATTGAGGCGTTGGTAGACAATGAGGGTATTCAAGATGACGATATGAATGAGATTTTAAAAAATGTCTTATATGCTAATCGTGATGAGTATAAAAATGAGATGTTAGAATTATTTACATCTTTTAAAGAACTATTTAACCACTTAATAGTATTATGTGAGCGTAATGGATGGTCTTATGATTGTATTTGGGATATTATAGGTGATGATATTATAGATATTATTCCGTATGGCAAATCACAGGTAGTTGTGGAAGATGAAAATGGATTTGAGTATTTAGGTCATCATTATTCTTTAGAGGAGGTAAAGAGATGTTAGTATTCGATGAAAAGAAATATGCAGAAGAGATTATAGCTAATAAGAAATACAGCACTGTAAAAACACAAGGTCGAGAACGTTGTATTTTGGTACGACATCTAACATCTCTAAACTATTCTCATTCTGAGATTAAAGAGGTATTGTCTAATATACCTATGTCTGGTGGTGAATATTTATCAGACAGAGATAAAGATATGATATTCTCTAAAATTATATCAAAAGCAAACGAGTATGAGTTTGTGACTGGTATTAAGGTTGAAATATATAAAGAGGAATTAGAAATTATTGAGGCTATAGAGGAAGAGCTTGCGAGAAATTTGTTATTTATTTATTTGGTATATTATAAATGGGCTTGTAAAGTTAGACACTTACAGTTCTATAGTAAGAAAAATGAAATTATGATGGTTGTTGAAAATAATAATGATTTATGGAAGTTGGCTGGTTTATCCAAACTCAGAGTGGCCGATAGATATAGATTGTGTAATTTATTATTTAATAAAGGGTTATATAAAATAGATAATTTTAAATCACATAATTATATTTATATACCATTCGCAAAAAACAATGGCGAAGTGGCGATTGAGATTTCAAATTATGAAAATGTACTAGGCGAATTAATGATTTACGAAAAGCCTACAGAATACAAAAGATGCGCTATATGTGGAATAGTTATTAAAAAAACACGTTCACCAAAAAAATACTGCACAATGTGTGCATATCAAGAAAATTTAAGAAAAACAAGGGAAAAGAAGAGAGGTTTGAAAACCCAAACCTCGTAAACCCTTATAAATACAGGGCAAACACTTGTTCGATACAAAAATATTATTAATGAAAGAGAAAAATAAGATTTCACAGTAAAAAAGGAGAGAAGATATGGAAGCATTTAAAAGGCTAGAAAATGAAGATGAAAATGCGTACATATGGCGCGTGTGTGATAATAAAGATTTAATAGGTACTTGGCAGGATGTGTGTAACCTATTAAATGAAGAATTACATCACGATTACAATGAGTCTTGGTATCGTAAGATGTATCAAAGTTTTATGATGGTGTTTGACTCTATAAAAGATAAATACTTCGATAACGAACAACTAAACAAGATGGAACAAAAGAAGCAAGAGATTATCAAAGAACGTTTTAGATTAAATGACGAACGTACTGCATATAATCGTGCTTTAAGAAATGACGCTCGTTTAGAAACTCGTTTAGATATATTAGAACAAAAAATCACTGATTTCGGTAAAATTAATTTTCCAGATAGTAATTATTCGGATAATAATACAGCCGATAATGATTTATTAGTTTTATTAAGTGATTTGCATATTGGCCAAACTTTTAAGAGTTTTAATGGCGAGTATAACACTAAAATTGCACAAATAAGAATGGGACAATATGTAAATAAAATTATTGAAATTGGTAAAAAGAATAATTCTGATAAATGCTATGTTTCTTTGCAAGGAGATTTAATAAGCAATTCAATACATAAATCAATAGCGATTACTAATCAAGAAAATGTTATTCAACAAATCAAATTTGCAAGCGAACTGATTACTGCATTTATTTATGAATTAAGTCATCATTTCAATAGAGTAATAGTAACTAGCGTTAGTGGTAACCACTCACGTTTAGATAAAAAAGAAGACGCTTTAAAAGATGAGCGTTTAGATGATTTAGTAATATGGTATATGGATGCAGCATTAAACGATGTTAAAAACATCGATATTATTACTAATAATCCAGATACTACTTTTGCTGTAATGGATATAAGAGGTAAAAAGTATGTTAATGTTCACGGAGACTATGATGCTTTTTCTAAAAATGGTGTTGCTAGTTTATCTATGATGTTAGGATATTTTCCTTATGCAATTACTTTTGGACATTTACATACTTGTGCTATGTCTGATGAAGGTGGTATTAAGATTATTAGAGGCGGAAGTCTAGCTGGTAGTGGTGATGATTATACCATAGAAAAAAGATTGACGGGCAAAGCATCTCAAATGGTATGTGTTTGTACAGATAAAGGTGTTGAGTCTTATAATATTATAGAACTGGAATAATCCAGTTTTTTTAATGAAAGAAAGGTGAGGATTGTGGCTACTAAATATAAGAAGCCTATAAAAAAGGTCGAAGGACAAAAAGTTATATGCCAAAATAAAGACTGTGACAAAATGGGTAGACATTTAACTCTTGATGATTTCTATAAATCACGTAATGCCACAGTATCACACCATCCATATTGTAAAGATTGTGTTAACAAAATGGTTGATGTTAATAATTTACAATCGGTATATGATGTTTTAAAAGTTTTAGATACTCCTTTTATAATGGATATTTGGAATGAGGTATGTAATTCCGAAAGTAACAATTATTTAGGGGATTATTTAAGAATATTAAATTTTACACAAAGAAGAAAATATGAAGGTTTAGGATATACAGATAGTATTTTTGAATTAAGCGAAGATGCTACAATTAGTGAAGAAGTACAAACTGCAATAGACGAAGCCCCTAAATGGGACGATGATTGGCAAGGTGTATATACTAAATCAGATTTGAAATATTTGAATGATTATTATATGGGTTTACAAAATGACTTTAAAATAGTCACTACTAACCATAAGGACTATGCTCGTAAAATAGCACAGGCGTCTTTATCTCAAATGAAAGCATATCAAAGAATGCTTAAAAACGAAGAAGGCTCTGATGTAGCTTATGAAAAAGCTACTAAGTTATTCGATATGTTGTCAAAATCTGCCCAATTCGCAGAAAGTCAACGTGGAGCAAATGATGTTGCTTTAGGTTGTTTTGGTAGAGTATTTGATGCTGTTGAAAAACATAACTGGGTTCCAGAGCATATTCCAACAGATGAAGATATGTATGACAAATTATTGAAACAATTTTCTAACATCGAGAGGAGTTTATAATGGCATCATATAAAAACTTCAGTAAAAAAAGACGAGCAGAACAAGATTGGAGTAATAACAACACTGACAACCCATTAAGTTACGACCCAATTAATCAGGAGAGTATCGATTATGAAGAATGGACAAAATTCTTATCTTATTATAGATACTATATTGATAAATTTGCGGTTGATATATTAGGTATAAATTTATTCCCTTTTCAAAGGTTAATTATGCGAGCTATGGCAAGATACCCAAATGCAATGTTAATTTGTTGTCGTGGTCTTGGTAAATCTTGGCTATGTGCGGTATTTATGATATGTATGGCTATTTTATATCCAGGTATGGCTATTGGTATAGTATCTGGAAATGGTAATCAAGCACGTATGGTTATTAAACAAAAAATAGAAGGTGAATTATCTAAGAATGAAAATATCCGAAGAGAGATTGCTTCTATTAAGGCTGGTACCGATGACTGTATAGTTAAACTAAAAAATGGTAGTTCAATTAGGGCAATTACATTAGGTACTAACCAAAAAGGTGATAATGCTCGTGGTTGGCGTTTTCAATTAGTTTTAGTGGACGAGGCCAGACTTGTTAGAGATAACACTTTAACAGAAGTTATTAGACCGATGATTAAAACTCCAAGACAAAACGCTATCGATTTACACGATAGATACCCAGAAAATCCTATTGAAAAAGGTAGAATGATTTATATTTCATCTGCGTGGTTAAAGACTTGCGACTTATATCAAAAGTTTTTAAACTTCTATCATTCGATGATAAGTGGTGACAAACATTATTTTGTTGCTAGCTTAGATTATCAAGTAGGTATAGACGCTGGACTATTTTCTATGGAAGAAATTGAACTAGAAAAAGAAAGTCCAGATATGTCTTTAGATAAATTTGCGTATGAGTATGAAGGAACATTCGTTGGTAGTTCTAACGATAGTTATTATCCTTATTCATTAACTAATAAGTGTAGAGTTTTAGATAGATGTGAATTATCACAGCCTAAAAAAACACAATACTCATACATAATTACACACGACGTTGCCGTATCAACTAAGAGCGGTTCGGACAACTCGTGTACTCACGTTATTAAACTTATCCCAAAAAGTAATGGTACATTTGACAAACACGTTGTGTATACCAAAACTTTAAACGGGGCTAGTTTAAAAGAACAAAGGGAATTATTAAGAGAATTATTGCATATTCAATTTCCTAATACAGAGAAATTGGTTATCGACGTTCGTAGTGCTGGACAGGGTCTTTTATCTTTATTAGAAGAGCCTTGGAGTTATCGAAATGAAAAAGGAGATATTGAAGAATATCCACCTTTAATTCAAGATGACGATGAAGAAACTATGAGAACATTGCCTAATGCTGAACCTATTATTAGAGGTGTGCAAGCAACGGCTGAATTCAATAGCACTTATTATCCTTATATGAAGAGTTGTTTTGAAGACCAGAGTTTAAAACTATTGGTAGATAGTAACGAAACTGATGAATTATATAAGAGTGGTAAGTATGATGCGGCAGAACAGGTGATGCACGTAGAGCACGATAATTTAATGCAGGAGCTTAGTAATATAAAAAGAGATTTCGGATTAAATGGTCAAATATTATATGACCGTATAGTTAAATCCGCAAAGCGTGACCGCGCCACTTCTTTAATGTATGGTTTATCTGTTGTTTTTGAATATGAGAAACAAGGTAAAGCCGATATAGGACGTGCCGATGTGGACGCATTAAAATATTTAGTAGGTTATATATATTAATGAAAGGCAGGTGTATTATGAAAGACGAACAAGTAAAGCTAACCGAAGAAGAAGTTGTTGAAACTTTAGAAGCGGTACAAAAAGCATTTGATGTGTTAGAGTTCGCTAAAGGATATAATGACGGTGTATTTAGTCCAATGACACAAAATACATTAATGAAAAATTTAAATGTATCTACAATAGTACCTGATAGACAAGGTATCGAAGATGCTTTAAAAAATCCTTCTAATAATGAAAGTCAATTAGTGTCATACAGTCAGTCTTATTATTTTAGCAGTCTAATGTATAAGCGTAATTTAGAATATATCGCAAATTTACCTGCTTTTGATTTAGAGATGACTTGTATAAATGCCACACCAGAAGATTATAAGAGTAATAAATATAAAAATGATTATAAGATAGTGGCTGACTTCTTAGATAAGTTTAATTACAGAGCGCAATTTAAAGAGGTGCTATGGAACTTATTAATGGAAGAAACATATTATGGTATCTTTAGAGAATTTGAAACCAAAAGTGTTTTACAACAATGGCCTTGGAAATACGCTAAGGTTACTGGTAAATTTGAATACGGTCTATTATATGATATAGATATGAATTATTTTTTACAAGGTGTGGTTGATTTAGATTGTTATCCAGATTGGTTAAAAAAGAAATATCTTGAAGTATTCAATGGTGATACTAACAAATATAGACCAAGTAACAAATTAAATGATAGAACTGGAAAATTTGCACAATGGGTACAAACATCTCCTGAAAATGGCTTTTGGTGTTTTAAATTTAACCCAAAACATTCATTACAAGTACCATTCTTTAGTGGAATGTTACCAGAAATGGCAATAGTACCAGTAATGAGAAGATTGCAAGTTGACCAAAGTATGGCTGCTGCTAGAAAATTATTAGTCAGTTCAGTTCCATATTTAAAAGAAAAGAAATCTTCAAGTGTAGCAAATCAATTAGCTATTGATGCAGATGTATTAGGTAAGTTTATTGGTTTAGCAACACAAGGTATTGAAAATGCTATCAAAGTATTAGCATTACCAACAGAAGATATTAAAGGTGTTGAGTTTGAAAATACAGATAAAGATACTTATAAAAACTTTATGGCTATTACAAGTTCTTTATTAAGTGGTGGTAAAGTTATTTTCTCAACAGATGAAAATCAAAACGCCATCGAAACTCAATTATCTTTAAATTTAGATGAACTATTAGCAGAGTCTATATATCCACAATTCGAGGACTTCTTAGAATATAACATCAATAGAAGAACAAAGAAATTTAAATGGAAATTTAGATTTGTCGGATGTAATGACCAGTTTGATAGAAGTAGACGTCAAACAGAAGCATTTACTTATGCTGATAAAGGTGTTGTTTTACCTAACAAAATTGCATCATCTTTAGGTTTAAATAAAATTGAACTAGAGAGAGAATTAGAAGAGGCGCAAGCAACAGGATTTACAGATAAGTTAATGATGATGCTTAACGTTAATACTATGTCTCCAGACGGCGCTGGAAGACCAGCAAAAGATGACGCCGACTTAACAGATAGTGGAGCTAAGACGAGAGCCAAAGCTTCAAATATAGAAAAAGGCGGAAAAATATAAGGAGGTTAGAATATGAGTGAAGGATTAATTTCAAAAGAAATGAAAGAGTCTTTAGAAAAGATTATTTCTCATTGCTTTTACAATAATCGTATGCTTGATAGAATTTGTAGTATTTTATCTGTAACTTTCGTAATGCCTATCACGTCTAACATTCTTCATCATAATTTAGCACATCTTTATCCTTTATTAGCAGATGAAATTTCTGATTATATGGATAGTAGAGATTGTACTACAATTTATGGAGAAACTCCTACAGGAGACCAAGACTACGATACAGTATTAGATTGTTTTAATAAGATGCTAGAAATCAATTTACAACTTGAGTCTTTAATTAAGGACTCTATTGTATTAGCTCAAGAAAGCAAAGATTATAGTACTAAAGTATATTTAGAAGAGTTTTTATTAGAAATTATACCTATCACAAAAGACATATTATTATTAGTAGATAAAGCAGAAATGTATGGCGATAGCGATATGGCGATGATGAAATTTGACCACGATATGCCTTCATTTAATGTTTTTGGAGAGTAATATGTATATTTCAAATTTAGATAATACTAATAAAAGGTATTATGAATGTGGAAAAGTGATTGGTAATTATTTAATAAAGGCTGGAATACCATTATTGTCTGATAAAGACGGTGTAATGATATTTGCAAAAACAAAGAAACTTCAAAAGGCCATTAATGAAATGCCTTTTTTACTACAACTTCTAGTTAAAGGAGGTGTTATTAATGGATAAGAAACTTTCTTTTGGAGTGGAAGGTTTTAGTGTTATCGATGATTATTCAGATAATCAATTAGCTATCGTAGAAGTGTATGTATGCCACGATGGTAATAATGCTCACGATATGCCTATTGATTTATCAGTTATCAAGAAAGCAAAAAGAACTTTGAAAAATAAATTCTTAGTAGCTGGATTTGATGGTGATGATTTTGAAGGACACGAACCTGATGAACAAATAGTAGGATTTTTCCCTGAAAGTTCAGAAATGAAATTTGTGGAAAAAGACGGTAGAAATTACCTTGTCGCACAAGCGATTATGTCAAAGGTTTATGCTAAATGGGCTTATGATGTATTCGTTGAGGATGAGGATAATGAAAGAGCAGTATCTATGGAAATTACTGTTTTAGGGACAGAAATTAGTGATGAAGATGGTTTAGAACATATTACTAAATTTGTTTTTAATGGGGTAACTTTACTTGGAGAAGCTCACACACCTGCCTGTGAAGGCGCTAATGCATCTATAATCAAGTTTAGTAAGGAAAATGCATTGAAAGTTTATAGCAAGCGTTTGAAAAATTCTGAAAAAATCAAAAAGAATTTTGTTAAAGATATGGGGCTTGCAGAAGGTTCAGGAAAGGAGGAGAGTGAGAAGATGGATGAAAAAGAAAAAGAAGTTGTAGAAACAGTTGTTGAAGAAGAAGCAACAGTTGAAACTCCTGTAACTGAAACTGAAGTTGAAACAACAGTTGAAAATGCAGAAGTTGAAACTGAAGAAGTTGCTACTGAAGAATTTGCTGAAGAAACTAATTCTGACGAAGACACTTATATGGAAGACGAAGAGTCTGATAAATCTGAGGATGAGTCTGATAAAGAAGACGAAGACAAAGATGAAGACGATGAGGATGAAGAAGGTGACGATAAAGAAGAAGATATGGAAGCAAATAAAGATTTCGAGTCATTAACTGTTGAACAAAAATATGAAGTATTCCGCTCTGCCGTTAAAGAGTCTCTTGGATGTGGATATTTAGAGTCTTTTGATGATGAATATTTATATGTCTATGATTATTGTGAAGGATATACTTACAAATACTCTTATTCTTTAGAGGGAACAACTTGCACAATCGACTCTGACTCAAAAGGTAGAGTTATGCGTGGTGGTTATGTAGACTTTGAAGTATATGAACAAGAAGCTAATAAATTTGAGGCTCTTGAAAAAGAAAACTGCGAGCTAAAGGAAAAACTTGTTGCATACGAAACAGCAGAAAAAGAGAAATCTGTTGAAGCTATTTTGTCTGAAGTAGTAGAAGTAATTCCTGCTGAACGTGTTGCAGAACTTCGTGAAAAAGCTGCTGAATTCTCATTAGATAATTTATCAGTATTTGAAAACGAAGTAAAAGCAATCGCTTTTGAAGCTGTTGCTAGTAAAGTAAAAAGTGATAAATATAGTTTCACTAGAATGACAATTAGTGAAAGCGTATCACAAAAAACATCTAAATATGGATGGTAATAAATTAGAAAATAAATTAAAAATGAAAGAGGAGGAAAAATAATATGGCAAAATCAATTTTAATTCCAACTTTAACTACTGCTAAAAATGTTGATGCTTTAAATAGAAGTTTCATCGGAGAAGTAGATTTAGATAATGGAAACGTATTTGGAAAAGGAGAACTTTCAGCAAATGCTAATGAAAGTCAAGTATATGAAGCAACTGCACCAGCAGAATTAACTGGTTTATGGATGGCTTATAGTCCAGAAGATGTTGTATTAACTGATGGATTAGGAAACCAATTCAAAGTTGGTACTTTAGACCCAAGAGCATTCACTAATACTGCTGGAGTTGTATTTAGTGGATTTAAACCACAAGTAGGAGATTTAGTATTAATTTCTGCTGATGGTATCACAGGAGAAGCTGCTGCTTACGCTGTTGCAACTGCTGGAAGCAACAAATTATCATTCGCTGCTGCTGCTGTTGAAGGATTAAGCTTCAAAGTTGTTGAAACTACTTATATCTCTGTTGCTAGTGCAAACAATATTGGTTCTCAAAGAGTTACTGCTTACTTATTAGAATGTGTAGCTAACTAATTAGAAGAATAGAAAGTTTAATATAAAAAAATAATAAAAAACAAAATTACTAAATGAAAGAGGAGGAAATATAATATGGCAAAATTACCAAATAGTGTCTTAGCTTTTACAGCAGATAGTGCTGAAAGAAAAGAAGGATACACAAACTTTGTAGAATACTACAGCTTATATAAAGAAGGAAAAACTCAAAATGCCAATGGTGTTAGTTTTTCTGAAATGAATGAAAAAATGTTAACATTCTTCTCTGATGAAATCGAAAGATTATCAGGTAAGAAACAATCAGATTGTGCTGATTTAGCTCAATACTGCAATTTCAGTGACGTTAAAGAAGCAGCCTTCGCTGTTGTTGGTATGTTAACTGACTTAATCATCCCAGATGCTTTAATTAAAGATTTAGGAATGATTGCTGAAATCAAAAATGGTGGTTGGGGAGACAGCTTAAAAGTTGAACTTAAACCAAGAGATTTATTCATCGTTTCAAAAGGTGGAAGAAATCGTAGAACTTATGACATCACTCGTCAATTCAAAGGAGAAAAAACTATCGTTCCTGAAGCTCACGGAATTACAGTTGGAGTATCTTTATATGATGTATTAAAAGGAACTTATTCTTTAGCTGAATTCGTTGCTAAAGCAGTATTATCTATGGAAACTCAAATGAAATATGATATTTACGATGCTTTTGCAGCTGCTATGAATGCACTTCCAAACACAACTGGAGCTAGCCAATTAAGAATTGCAGGTTTCTCTCAAGATACTGCTATCGCTTTAGCTCAAAAAGTTCAAGCTTGGAATGGTGGAGCTAAACCAGTATTCTTAGGTACTAAATTAGCTTTATCTAAAATTTTACCAGCATCAACTAATTCTCGTATCTTATTAGGAGATGAATATGTTAAAGTTGGTTATATGAGAGACTTTATGGGTATCTCAACTGTTGAATTAGAACAAGTTGCAGACTATACAACTGAATTTGCAGTTAAATTAGATGACAGCAAAATTTATGTAATCTGCCCAGGTACTGATAAAATGGTTAAAGTATTCGTTGAAGGTTCTACATTATCTAATGTTGAAGGTAACTATGCAAATGCTAACTTACAACAAACAGCTACATTATACAAATCTTATGGTGTAGGTGCTATTAGTTCTGCATTAGCAGGTGTTATTGAATTAGCATAATTATAACATTTGAATTTATTTGGAGAGGCTTCATAGAGGCCTCTCTTTATTTTAATTTAGAAAAAAAGGAGAGATAAAATATGGCACAAACAAAACAAACAAATAAAAGTAGCGATGCTAAAAAAATTAAAGATATGGAAAAAACCATTGAAGAATTAAACAACCTAGTTCAATTATTAATAAAACAAGGTGGAACAGCGCAACCTGTTGCTAACACTGGAGAAAGAGATGTAGTATTTATATCTTTATGTAATTATACGTTAAATTTATCTACAGAACCTAATGGTGGTGGAACAATTTATACGTTTAATGAATTTGGGGAAGAACAATCTATTCCTTATTCAGATGCTAGAAGAATTATTAAAAACAACAAAAGTTTTATTAAGGGAGGAAAATGCTATATTGCTGACGATGAAATCGTTAAGACAGAACATTTAACTAATGATTATAAAAAAATCCTAAGTAAGAATGATTTGTTAGAATTATTGTCTGCTGAACGTAGTAAATTCCAAGCAATTTTTGACTCTATGACACAAACTCAAAAAGAAATCTTTAGAGATGTTGTAGTAGAAAAATTGACTAAAAACAAGAACAGTGTTGATATGAATATTGTGCAATACATCAATGACTCTTTAAACGTAAACCTTTTAGAGAGTATTGAGTTTAATAAGGAGTTATTAGCTAACGAAAATTAAAGGAGGCTGGAAATATGACACCATATGATGACATATTAGACTTAGCATTAGTCTCTATTGAAGATTATAGGTTAAACAAACTTTCTACAGAGTCGCCAGCTGAATTTAAGTTGATTTTAGAGGGATTTATGATTAGGGGCTTATCCAATTTTGAAAATTGCGTAAAAGACCTATCAGACAGAGATGACGAAAATCATCAATTTAATATTATACTTGACGATTTAGAGAAGTCTATTCTTGCTGACTGGACTGCAATTATGTGGTTAGATAAAGAGATAAATGACACTCGTCAAATTACTTCTATGCTTCAAAATAGAACTGAAGCACATAGATACTCTGAAGCTAACAACTTAAAAGCAAAAGCCGACCATAGAGTACAAATGGTTGAAGATGTTAAACATAAACAAACAGTTTATAGTTTAAAACACACCGATTGGAAGGGGTGGGCTAATGGCAACTATGAATTATAGTAATTTTCAATTAGATGATAATGCAACAATTCAATCATTAAAAATCTTAATTAATCAATGTTGGAAGACTCTACCTATATTTGAAGGTAAAAATAAAGAAAACGAAGTGGTTTATTCTCGTGAGGAGGCATATGAGAATTATCAAAAGCACTTATGTTTTTTAATTACTAAAGTCTCAGGTGCAAGTAAAATTTGGCAAGATAATCAGTACTATGTAGAGCTTGTTTATATCTTAGTTGGTATGCAAGACTTTACAGAAGATGAGCACGATAGGGTTAAATACATCGTTCATCATTGTACGAAGCTTATCAACAATATGATAGATGTAATTTTAAACGATGAGTCTTAAATATTACGAAGCTGCTAATAAGATTAGACAGCCAAATCCAAAAGCATCGTATTATGCAGATTATGCTGCAATATTAGATTTTAGTTTTGATAATGCCCCAAATGTCGTTTATGACGAGATTGAGTACGAACAAACTTATGGCGAAAATGATTTTGCCTTTATTAATAAAGTTCGTGTAGATACTGTATTAAATTATAATACGGGTATCATTTTAGGTGACGATTATAAAACTTTTATATTCGCACCAGATTTTCCAGTAGAACCTTATTATGGAATGAAATTTCGTTGGAAGGGAAGTTACTGGTTAGTTATTAATACAAACACTTATGCGAGTATGACTGTAACAGCAGAGGTTAGACGTTGTAACAACGTGCTTAGATTTTTTGACGCAAATGGTCAAAAGGTTTATGAACCTTGTATTATGGATTACACTTTACGTTTTGCAAACAACGAAGATACTATGGAAATCATAGTTGGTAACGGTGAACAAAAAGTATGGTGTCAACGTAATAAGAATACAGTAACCATTAAAGCAAATGATAGATTTTTATTTGGTACACCAGAACAAAGAGTTGCTTTTAGACTTTATGGTGGTGGTACTAAAAACTATATGAACGGTGTAACTATGGATGATAATTCTCCTACTATTACTGAGTTTTATATTGACCATTATGAAATTAATCCATTATTTGACGATATAGAAAATGGTTTTGCTAATGCATACTTAAATGAGGTTACAATAAATATTGGTGATACAATTAACGCTTTAAATATTAACGAAAGTGAAGTATTAGAGGCGACTGCTTATAAAGGTTCTAAAGAACTTACAGAGGCAAATATTGTTTGGAGTACGTCTGATGAGGCTGTTGTAGAAATAGTTGATAATATTGCTACAGCAAAGGCTTTGGGAGATGTTGTTTTAACGGCAACGATAGAAGGTACAGATATAACGTCTAGTGTTAATATTAGTGTTGTAGAGGAACCAACAGAGGATGTATACGAATTGATTGTAGACCCAAATATCACTTATGTTTTACAAAACAAATCACAACAATTTTCAGTCAATTTATACAAAAATGGTATAAAACAAGCGGATGAAGTAACTTTTACAGATTTATCTACAGGTATTCCTAGTGGTAAGTATGTAATTACTGGTGGAGATAATAATACATTTACTTTAACTAATCAAGGTATGTATATGGGTAGTCCTGTAATTGTAAGATGCTCTTGTGGAGATTATAGTGTAGAACTATCAATTAAATTAAGGGGGTTATACTAATGGTAACAGTTGAAAAAGAATATGCTACTTATGAAAGTATGACTAATCTTTCTTACAAAATTATAGAACATTTAATGACTAATCCAGACGCAGAAATTATATGGAAGTTATTAAAGTATAATGATGCCGATGCTTATAGTCGCCCAAATTTAACAGCAGAGGAGAAAGCTAAGTTGATTTATAACGGTGAGGCAATTTTATCTAATTATAATGTATTTTTTGATTATATGATGGATGATGCTGAAGATGAAATGAAAACATTACTTAGAATTTATCCTGCTGAAATTTATCCACAAAACAGAGTTACAGGTATATGTACGATTAATATCGAAGTGTTCACACACGGTAAAATTAATCATTTATCTAATTATACAACTAGAGTTGATGTAATTATTCAGACGTTGTTGAAAGTTTTAAATGGTGCTGATGTTGGTGGTGTAGGAGTATTATTTTTTGATAATCAAGCTAGTAGATATGATAAAGTACAGACAATAGGACAAAAACCTTTTAAAGGTAAGTTGTTAAAAATGTCTGTCAATATGGGATAATTATGTTAGAGCACATTAAAGAATTATATTTTGATGAGCCTATCTCATATAAAGAATTAAAGATTTATCCAGCAACAATGAAAGACTATATAGAATTTCATTGGTTGGTAAGTTGTTTATTGATAGATAAGAATAGTATACCTGACATTAACATTATTAGTATGTCTTATTTACGCTTTCTTTATTATTGCTCGGCAGTTAATGAAGAGCCTTATGTATATATGATAAAAGCGTTGTTGTGTATGGTTTTACATATAGATATAAATTCTGAAATGTATTTTTATGTTGACAAGAATGACAAAGCATTTTTTAAGATTAATAATGTAGAATATAACGCAGATGATTTTGATGCGATTACTAAGATTATTTTTGAGCAAAATTGTATTACTCCTATTGATGAGACAATTCAAAAAGAAATCAGAGATGCTTTAGAAAAAGCAGAACAATATAAAATGCAACAAAACAAAAGAAAAATGTGTTCTTTAGAAGAACAAATGATATGTGTTTTAATTTCTACTTCTTTAAAGATGAATGACATATACGAGTTAACTATAAGAAAGTTTGAGAAAATTCTACAAAGAGTAGATGCTAAACTCCATTACGAAATTTATTTAAGTGCATCTATGTCTGGTATGGTTAAATTTAAAGATGACAGTGTAATTAAACACTGGATGGATGATTTATCTAAAGACGATAGATACGCTGACGTAAAAGTAGATATGGAAGAAATGCGTAATAAAATTGAAGGCGCAAATAAATAAAACATCTTTACTATTTAGATATAAAAGAAAATAGTTTAATATAAAATTAAATCAATAATAAGAGGAGGAAAATATATATGAAAAAGTTTTTAGTTAGTACAGCTGATGTATATGGTTATGACTCTAACGATAACTTATTATTCGTTGGTAAAACTTTATTAGATAGTTCTATCGAAACTACATTATCTAACACTGACGTTAGAGCTGGTAAAGGTAACCAATTACAATATATCTATTATCATACAGCTGAAATGAATATCACTATTAATGAAGCACAATTCTCTTTAGAATTCTTAGCATTAAATACTGGTTCATCAATCACAACTGGTGCTAATGTTTGGACAGAAGAAAGTGTTGTTATCGCTAACGGTGCAGGAAATGTTGTTGGTTCTCCATTAGCAATCTCATCTCAAACTATTTATGGATGGGTTACTAAAGAAGACGGAACAGTAGAAAGAGTTGCTTTCACAGGTACAAGCTTCAATTTATCTGATGCTGATTACAATGGAACAGTTTGCGTAAGATACTATACAAACGATGCTGCTGCTCGTCAAGTTACAGTATATGCTGATATGTTACCATCAGTAATTAGATTAGTTATGGTTGGTACTTTAGCAAGTTCTGACTCTACAACTAACCAAATTGGTACAGTTCAAATCGAAGTACCTAGAGCTTCTATGACAGGTGCATTTACATTAAGTATGACACCAGACTCAGTAGCTCAAACTCCATTATCAGTAAGAGCTTTAGCTTCTACAGAAAATGCTGGTGGATGTGACGGAAATAGACCTGTTTATGCAACAATCACTGAAAAGATTACTGGTGCAAACTGGTATGATGGTGTTGTAGCATTAGCTATCAAAGGTGGAGACTTCACTATTGCTGACGGAACTTCTAAAGAGTTACAAGTTTATGCAATCAAAAATGATGGTTCTGCTGCTTTCTTAGCTCCTACTTCAGGATTAACTTTCAGTAGTGATAAAACTGCTACAGCTACAGCTGATGGAGGAATTGTTGTTGGTGTTGCTGCTGGTACAGCTACTATTAAAGCAACTATCACAGACGTTCCTGAAATCGACGCTAACATTATTGTAACAGTTGAATAATAATTATGTATTGCAAGTATAGTAAATATATTACCAAAAGTGTCTTTGAGCAGTTTTTAAACTGCTCTTTGACAGGTAATTGTTGTTTAAAACAAAAATTCTGCCATAAGCAGAATAAGGTAATACATACAGACGACTGGGAAAAATGTCCTAGATTAGTAAGAGAGGAGAAAAAATATGAAAATATTCAAAAACAAAAATAATAAGAAGGTTGAAGAAAAGACTATAGAATTAACTATAGATGCAACAAAAAATGTGACAGAAGAAACAGTTGATAAAATTGTTGAAGATGTTACTACTGTAGTAGCTGATAAATTAGTTGAAGAAACTAAAACAGCAACTCGTGCACCAAGAACACGTACTACTAAAAAGAAAGAGCCAAAGGTTCCTTGCAAAGTTTTAGTAGCCACACCTTCATATTATGTAATAAATAAAAATGGCGAAAAAATCACTATTAATAAAAAGAATACTTATCATAGAGGAGAAGAGGTTTTATATTAATCTCTTCATTTTTATATAGAGTTTCGGTGGGAATTAATTGGGTTCAACTCCCAAGCTCTATGCCGTAATAAAGACGTAATGTTAGGAGGGGTCAGATGGACTGGAAAGAATTGTTATCGTGGGAAAATATACAGTTTATCGGAACAGTTTGTGGAGCTATTGCAGCCACTGCCTATATGTCTTTTAAAACTTTTAAAACCAAGCTAGACAAGGAATTTAAAGATAAAAAGACTGATGTGTCAAAACATATTAAAAGACAATCAGATTTGGATTATGAAATTATTAAGGAGGCAGACCACCTAAAAGAATTATTAGGTGCTGATAGAGTGCAAGTATATGAATTCCATAATGGTAATCACTATGCTAATGGTCGTAGTGCATTAAAAACAACTTGTACCTATGAGACTTGTCGATATGGGGTTGCTAGTTGTTTAAACGTTTTATCTGGTATTCCTCTTAGCGTTATTCCTAACTTTCTAAAAGTATTATTAGATAAAGGGGAATTATTGGTGAAAGATTTAGAAGATTTAAAAGAAACAATGCCATCTACTTATAGTTTGAAACATACTATGGGTATTAAAGGTTTTTATGACGTAGTTATTTATAACACAAATAATGAGCCAGTTGGTTTTGTGGCAGTACAATTTTGTAACGATAAGATAAGTAGTTTAAACAAGGATGCAGTAAAAAAATTTGCTTGGTTTGTAGAAAACAAGTTATTAGAAATGTAATGACATTTTTAGGAGGCCGTCTATGGAAACTAAAGAACTTTGTAATAAGATAAAATATTTAGTCAAGAAGAAAAAAGGTTTTATTGAAATTTGTAATGAATTACAACTTAAAGATTACGAAGTGATAGGGTTAATAGGCTTAATGAAACAAGACGGTGAATTAATTGATTATATCAATGGGGAATTGGTAAGATTAAAAACGCCACCTAAAATTAATGATGTATATCAAGTTGAAGCGTCTAGTTCGCACATACCTTTATTGCTTATTAGTGATACACATTTGTGTAGTAAATATGACCGTTTAGATATTTTGAGGTATCTATACGCGAAAGCTGATGAAAGAGGCGTAAAACATATTTTACACAGCGGAGATTTTACAGATGGTCGTTCAAATAGACCTGAGCATATTTATGAACTTAGAGAGCCGTCTTATGAGGGGCAAGTAGATTATTGTGTTGAAAAATACCCGACATTTGATGGTAAAACTTATGTTATTAGTGGCAATCACGATGATTGGTGGTATAAGTCCACAGGTTCAGAAATAGTTAAGGCTATTGCAAATAGAAGAGATGATATAGTTTATTTGGGTAGTGATGTTGCCGATATGAAGATTGGTAAATTAAAAGTTAGATTATTCCACGGAAAAGGTGGAAATGCTTATGCTAAATCTTATAAGGTACAAAAGTATTTAGACTCAATTCCGTTAGAGGAAAGACCTCATATATTACAAACAGGTCATATTCATCAAAGTTTTTATATGAAACAAGATGATACACATTGCTTCCAAACTTCGTGTTTAGAGGACTTAACACCTTTTGCTAGAAGTATGGGTTTTGCTAATGATAAATCTGTTTGGTGGGTTGATGTTGAAATGAATGACAAAGGTCAAATTCAAAATATTACTCAAGAACTAGAAACATTTAATACTAAAAAGTTGGTGAGAAGAAAGTGATTGATGCAGTCCTGGGGCTCGTGTTAATAATTCTCGTTAGTTTGTTTATTGTTTTACCAGTTTATATAAACTTATTTAGAGAGTCAATATGGGAATATGTCTCTCAGAGATTAGAAGAACAACAAAAACACGAACAATTAAAAAGAAATATGAAACAGAGAAAAAAGGGCAATCAAAATAAAAGTATTCTTAGATAAAAAAAAGGAGGTCGTACAGTGATTTTAGGGCTTGATATGGCTACCAAGAAAACTGGGTATGGCCTACTTGATGAACAGGCTAATCTTTATGATTATGGAATTATTCGTACAACCAGTGAGGAGCCTAGAGAAAGAATTAAAGAAGTTTATGACGCTATAGAGCATATTATTAATGAAAACAATATAACACAAATGGTATTTGAAGACGTCCCTGTGACGAGCCACAATAATTTAAAAACTGGTAAAGATTTATGTATTTTACAGGGGGCAATTTTATCATTGTGCTTCAAATATAATATTGCATATACTTTTTATGCGCCATCGTCTTGGAGGAGTATTATTGGAACATATGACGGGACAAGACAAGGTATGAAAAGAGATATACAAAAACAAAAGGCCGTAGATAAAATTAATGAAATTTATGGTTTAGGGTTCGTGTATAGTAAGACGGAAACAAAAACAAAACATACAGACGATGATAAGGCAGAAGCAATTTGTTTAGGTCTTGCATATATAAAAGATAATAATAGAAAATAAGGAGGATGTTTTTATGGAAATTACTGTAAAAAATGAAAAAATCAAATTAAAACAAGATTATTTGACAAATGGAGAAGTAAATTATATATTAGGAGAAGTGTTAAAAATTTACAATCAAGAAGGAGATATTGACGGATATAGTTATAGTCCTTTAGCAATGATTACAAATTTTTATGCTTTATTGTTTAGTATTTGTATCGAGGGTTACGATATTGATAATATTGAAGATTATAACAAGTATTATAATATCGGTACACATTATGAATTATTAAGAGTGGTTACTAATGCCGATGAGGCGTATCATTTAATGATGTCTTTATCAAAACAAATGGTTAGTGTTGAAAGCGTATTAGATAATAACTTAAATAAACTTGTTAATTTTATAATGGAAAAAATACCAGATGCAAAAACAATGACAAAGTTGGTTAATAAACTACCAAAAGAATGGCAAAAGGTTATTGACGAACATAATGAAATTGTTGGTAAAACTATTGCAAAAGAAGACGAATAAGTCTTCTTTTTTTTAGGAAATAACAAAAATTGAAGAAAGGAGTTGCGTTTATGGCTACATTCAATTATACGTCAAACGCAGGACAGTTACAAAAGGAATTAAATCATATTTTGGAGACCGTTTTAGACAATGTTTCTAAGATGTTGCTAGATGATTTTCAAAGACATTTAAGAGATACTATTTACGCAGCTTCAGAAGGAGAATATCATCGTTATTTTGAGCAAGGTGGTTTTTATAGTGGTTGGTATATCGATTATATGGAAAAATATGTGCGTGCACTCGGATTTGATGGACGTCGTTTAATTGCTCCAAGCGCTGATAATGAGAATAGTCAAATGAGCCACGGTGGTAATAGTGGTAAAGATTATCGTAATGATATGGTATGGATTTTAAATGATTTAACAAGTAACGATTACTATTCTTATAACGGAGGTGCCAACTATTTGGCAGAGGGTGGAACTTCTACAGGATATTGGACTTCGTATTTAAATGGTATAGATGAAAAAATAACAAAATGGTTAGATAAAGAATTTAAAAAATATGGGATAAGCAGGAGGTGAGAATAGATGAATAAGGATTATTATATTAAGTTGTCAGCAAAGATTGACGACAGTCAAAAAACAGTTACAGAGTTAAATAGTCAAATTAAGTCATTAGAAACTAAAGTGGCTAATCTACAATTAAAAATTGACTCCAAAAAGGTTGCTTCAGCAAATAAGGAATTAGAAAGATTAAATCAAACAGCTCGTCAAGGTCAAGCTGACGCTAATAAATGGCAATATTCTTGGACTAAAGCATTTCAATCATTTACAACATATATGTCGGTAACAACAGTATTCTATCAAACGATTAATACCATTAAAGATATGATTGCAGAAGTTACTGAATTAGATAGTGCTTTAACAGAATTACGTAAGGTAACGGATTTAGAAGGTGAGTCTTTACAAAAATTTACACAAGATGCTTATAATGCTGCTGAGGCTGTTGCTAAGACGGGAACTGAAATGGTACAAGCAGCAACTGAATTTGCTAAGGCTGGTTATTCAGAAGACCAAGTATTAAAACTTGGAGAATTAGCGTTAATGTATACAAATATCGCCGATGAGGAGGTAAGTGCTGCTGAGTCTGCGGAATTTATGATTGCACAAATGAAGGCATTTAATATTGAAGCAGAACAAGCAATTCATATTATTGATGCCGTAAATGAGGTTGCTAATAAATATGCGGTTAGTTCGGCAGATATTGCAAATAACTTAGGTAAATCGTCAGCTGTAATGGCGAATGCTGGTAACAGTTACGAGCAAATGATTGGTTTATTAACTGCTGGTACAGAAATCACTCGTAATGCATCAAAAGTATCAAATGGTTTAAAAACAATTACATTACGTTTACAAGGTATGGACGATGAGGGTGAAGAAAGTTTAGAGTTAATAGCTCAAATGGAGGCATTATTTAAAAAACTACACCTATCAGTTTATAAAACTGATGGTTCATTAAAAAATACTTATGAAATTTTAAAAGATTTAGCGCCTGTTTATCAAGAGGCTACTGCTGCTGAAAAGGCGTATATCACAGAAACTATTGCTGGTAAATATCAAGCACAAAACGCTGCTGCAATTTTAAATAACTTTGAAACAGCGTTGGCTGCTACAGAAACAGCCTTAAACTCTGAAGGAAGCGCAATGGCCGAAAATGCTAAAGTAATGGATAGTATTGAGGGAAAAGTAAAGGCTTTCCAAAGTGCATTTGAAGAATTGGCGAATAGTTTTATTGAAAGTGATTTTATTAAAGATGTTGTTGACTTTGGTACAAACCTATTAAAAATAGCCAACAGTGATGCTGTGAAGTTTATAGCCAAAATGACCGCTGTGTTCCTAGTGTTAAAAGGCGGGGCAAAAATATGGACAACTTTAACAACGGCTATGAAAGCCAATGCGTTAATGAACAACAATATCGTAAAAAGTCTTGTTTACTTAACAAAAGGAGAACAAGGACTTGGTAAATTTTTATATAAAAATGTTCAAGGGTATAAGGATTTAACAGCCGCTGAAAAGCGTGCTATGATAGCTCAACAAAAACTTAATGCGGGCGCTTTAAAAACTCAAATAGCCTTTGGTGTTGCCGCTGCTGCTATTACTATTATTACTGGTTTATTAGACGAGTATACAGAAAGACAACAAAAGGCGTTACAAGAACAAAGAGAATTAGAAAGCGAATTAGCTGACGAGGCACTAGCAAACGGTGATACATTAGATAGTGACAATGCATCATTAGATGAACAAATAAACAAATATAAAGAGTTAAAGAAATCATTAACCGAAGAGCAACATACGCTATCAGAACAAATTGCTCTAAAGGGTCAAATTTATGACATCCAAAAAGATATAGTAGATAAGTATGGAGAACAGGCTTCTGGTATTGATTTAGTTAATGGAAAATTAGACGAAGAAATTGAGAAATTAACAGAAATAGAGAAAAAGAATGCACAAAAGTATTTAGATGATAACAGTGCCGCTATCGCAAGTTCTAAATCAGCATTAAAAAGAGATTATTATGGTGATAACAAAGATGCTGGAGATTGGATACAATTAGAATTAGCAAGTTGGGATAAGGCTAAGGTTGTTCAGGAGGCAATAGGTGCTGATTGGGCAGGAACTAATACTGGTGGATTTACAAATTGGTTAGGCGATATTTTTACAAAATACGAAGATTACGCTTTTAAGTTTGAAGGTACTGCTGAAGAGGTAAAAGAGTCACTAGAAAATTCTTTATTATTATTAGATGATGAAAATTGGACGTCTCAATTTGATTTAACAGAAGGAGAAATAACAGCTGCTAAAACAGCGATTGAAAAAGAGCTTGGCGAAGTTGATGAATATATTAAAAAACATCAAGAAGTATTAAATCAAGCCGCTGAAGCAAGAGCATTAACAGAAGAAAAATATAGTAAAGAATATGGTAAGTTTTTAGAGGCTGAAAAAGCATATGCAAAAGCTGTCGCATCTGGCGATACTGAAGGTATGCAAAAGGCAGAACAAGATATAGCGTCATTCCAAACATTTGTAAATGGAATTAATGATGACCCTATAATGAAAAATTTCTTTACTAATTTACTTGGTGGTTGGGAAAAACAATTACAGAACGCTAAAATAGATGAAGAAATAAAAAACACCGAAAACGGTATAGAAGGCGCCATATCTCATTTAAATGGTTTAGATTTAAATGCTGATGCCATAAAAGAATTGGCGGAACTTTATAATGCTGATGAATGGGATTTAGACGAATTTGGTTTAGATACTTATCAAGCTATGCAAAAAATTGCATCTGCTGCTTATGAGGCTGGAGTTCCTGTTGAGGAATTTATTGCTAGATTAGAAGAATTAGGTCTTATCGAACCTGGTGTAGTAAAAGTTACAAATGACGCATCAAATGAAATAATTACACTATCATCAGAGATAGAAACATTAAAAGAACAACTTGATACTTTAGGTGATGCATATAGTACATTAGAGGGAGCGCTTGAGGAATATAACGAATATGGTTATATAACTATGGACACTTTAATGTCTTTGTTGGATTTAGAACCTAAGTACTTACAATATTTGTTTGATGAGAATGGTCAAATTAAAGATAATATTAGTGCTTTAGATGCCTTAGCTCAAGCACAACTACAAGAAACTAAAGCAAAGATATTACAAATTGCTTATGATGAATTAGCTATTGTAGCTGCCAATAATGATGCTGCGGCAATAGAAAAATTAAAAGAAAAATATGGTTTATTAGAAACACAATTAGGTAATACTGGTACTGCATATGAAGAATTAGCTAAAAAGGCTGCGGAATACAAAGCGGTAGAAGGTGTGACCGAAGATAATAAAGCATTAATGGATGCTATTGTCCAAAATGTACAAAATCAATTCAATGCTATAGATAAATTATGGAATAGAACTTTATCTAGTAGTGCAAAAAAATCAAGTTCAAGTAAATCTTCTTCTAAGTCAGAAAAAGAATGGTGGGAGATTGAGCTTGAAAATCTTAAAGACCAATTCAAATATAATGAAATTACTATTGAACAATATATTAGTGGTCTTGATAATTTATTAGGACGTGTTAATAAAGGTACAGAAGCTTGGCGTAAGATAAACGAAGAACTTCAAAAACAACGTTTAACTAAGGTTGAAGACGATTATAAGCGTGGTTCTATTAGTCTTGATGAATATATCAAGAAACTAAAAGAATTAATTAAAGCTTATAAACAAGGTACTGACGCTTGGAACGAACTTGCTGATAAAATTAAAAAGGGTCTTCAAGACAAAGCTGACAAACAAAAAGATGATTATGATACTGCTGAAGAGGCTGCCGTTGGTATTATCGAAGATGAGATTGAGAAGTTACAACAACTTAGAGATGAACAAGAAGAGTATTATGACCAATTAATTGCAGATAAAGAAAAGGCTAACGAAGAAACTGAAAGAGAATTAGAATTAGCTAGACTTCAAGAGGCACTTGCGAACGCTAAGGCTGAAAAGACTAAGCGTGTATGGCGCGAAGGTATTGGTTGGGTTTGGGAAGCAGACCAAGAGGCAATCAGAGAGGCTCAAGAAGCACTTGATGAATTTAACAACGAAGAAGAAATTAGAGCAATCGAAGAACAAAAAGAACAAGCAATTAGTGCGATTGAAGAGCAAATCGATGCTTGGGAAAAATATAAAGAGTCTTGGGAGAGTGTTGCTGATGATTATGAAACACAACAGGCAAGAATAACTTTAGCAAATCAGTTGGGTGCTGATGCTGAAGCTCAAATCTTACAACAACGTCTTGATGTATTAGAAAAATACAAACAAGGCTATTTAGCAACAATGAAGGAGATTGCTGACCTAGAAAATACACCTGCTGATAAGTTGAGTGGATATAACACACCAACAACAACTACGTCTAGTAGCGCACCTAAAACACAAACTTCTAATAATAAAACATATACTGTTAGAAGTGGTGATACGCTTAGTGGTATTGGTAGCAAGTATGGTATTTCTTGGAAAAAGATTTATGAGGCTAATAAGTCAGTTATCGGAAGCAATCCAAATCGTATTTATCCAGGTCAAACACTTACAATTCCAGGATATGCTAACGGAGGTATGGTTGACTACACTGGTTTAGCAATGCTTCACGGAAGTAAATCAAAACCAGAGTTTGTATTAAATAACGACCAAATGAGAAATATGTTGTCTAGTTTAATACGACCACAAACAACAAGTAATTTACCTACTGGTGGTGGCGCTGTAACTAATTACAACTTCGGTAATATTGAATTACCAAATGTAACTAATGCTAGACAATTTGTAACAGAATTAAAATCTTTAGTAAATATAACAAAACATCAATAGGTGCCGACATAAATGTCGGTGCCCTTTGGTGCTAAACATACATAAAAGAAAGGAGGATGTGTATGATTTATCAACCACGTAATGTACAACCATCAGGTGTGTCTATTGATGGTCTTTTAGATAATACGTTTACAATGGAAATTCAAACTAATTCGTATGTATCTGCGTATCAATTATTAATAGTAGATTTTGACAACAACGAAATTTATACTGGCTCAAAAACTACATTAACTAATTATGCATACAATGGTGATACATTAGAAATTCCAGTAAATGCATCAACTGTTGCTTTAAGTAATGGAACAAACTATAAATGGCGTGTTAGATTATATCAACCAACTGCCGATATGTTAATTACTTATGGTTTAGTACAGGCGACAAGTACAACAACAACTATATACTTACAACCAAATATTAACATCAAGGCTGGTATGGCAATTACAATCAATAGTCAGACAAAAACAATTTCATCATATAATAGTGATACAGGTGTAGCCGTTGTTAGTAGCGCATTTTCATCAGCACCTGCTGTAGGAACACAATATAAGATTTACTCTGATTTTATTGAAACCGTGCCAGACTATATCGTTTATGCAAGGCGAACTCCTGCGGTTGCTATTAGTAACGTGCCATCTTCATTAACATTAAAATATCATACATTCCAAGGAACATATACACAATCAGATAATGTTGCTATTGTATATCATCAATTTGATTTATATACAAGAAACGACGATGGAACAATTTCTTTAGTGGCTTCGTCAGATAAAGTTTATTCTGCTAATTTATCATATACATACGACAGTTTTAGAACAGGAAATAAATATTTAATACAAATGACTGTAGAAAATGATATGGGTATTATATCTACAACAGATATGTATGAATTTACTGTATCTTACGACATCGTAGAATATTTACAACAACCATTAGCGTCATTTGATGATAAGAACAATGCAGTTAAAGTTTCGTGGGTAACACCAGTAGAAAATGAGGCTGTATCTAATAGTTCAGGAGCGACAAGTGGTACAATTCAAGATGGTGCTAATTCATTAACTCAGGCTGTATTTGAAGACAATCAAACCTTAGGTAATGGTGACCAAGTACAAATTACTGCTAATGTTGAAGGTAAAAATTTAATATTACTTCCAACACAAACATTGACTTTAGCTTTAGGTCTTAACAGAACGCTTAATTTAAATTCTATGTCTCTTAACGGGACAACAACAAGTAGTGGAGAAATTTTGGGCTTTGTATTGGGGACATATGCTGCTGGCACATATTCTTATAGTCAATTATTAAGTGGTGGCTTTTCATTTCCAGATACATCCAATGCTGGTTTTGCGGTTTATATAAAGGATTCTAGCAAAACAACAACCTATATAACAGCTGCTAGTGACAACACTAGATATAATTTGTCATATAATCAAAATTTTACTTTAACAGAAGATACTGAATTATATCTACAAGTTTTTATTAATAGTCAAGCTATTGGTACTGTTTTTACTAATTCCACTTTTAATTTTCAAATTGCTAAAGGTGCAGATATAGCTACAGTTGAGCCATATCGTACAATCGGCACAAGATACACGGGTGTTATTAATTCATATAACGCAACAACTGGTGTAGGAACAATGCTTGCAGACTATCCTTTTACATATACACCAATGCCAGGTGACACATATCGAGTATTATCAAATATTTATAATAATACAGGATTTCAATACTTATATAATACACCATACAATACAGTAAACTCATTATATACACACGGTTATACAGCAACTTGGTCAACACCAGACGGACTTTGTGTACTACCAGATGATTTTAATATTACACTGCAATTTAGTCCAGATGGGAACTTTTTCTACGACCAAAACGGTGTATATCAAGAAGTTGTAAATTTAATCACAACAGAAACCGATGATGCAAATAGTGAGGGCGAGTTTACAATCAAAATAGATAAAAATAAATTAATATTTGTGCAAAATCCAGATATTAGTTTAGAACTTCCATTTTATACCAACACATCTCAAGTGTTTGTATTATCATCAGCAAACATTGCCCAAATTAATAATGACTATATTTGGGATGATACAGCGACTTGGACAGACACATATACTTGGGTAGAAGGTGGAACTTCACTTGAACGTGTATGTAATCACTGGTGGAAAGTTCAAATAACAAATACGGGAATTAAAATAGAAGAGATATTCCCTACAACATAAAAAGGAGGATAAAATATGTTATTAACAGGGTTAACAGTGCATAATAACGTAAAATTAGACTTCTTTCATTTAGAAGAAAGTTCATCTACGAACGCGAATATTTTTAATGCTGCGAAGTACGTACCAGTATTAAATAACTATTCGAGATTTCTTGTAACATTTGACGATGCTACAACAACTTCTGGAGGAGTTGCCGATGTTGCTTTAGGGTATAATTTCTCTATTTATAGAGAGGTCAAAGATACTAACCAATTAGTATATGTTGCTAGACTTGGTGATGGTGGTTTATCAATGACCGACTATGGTGTTACAAATAACAAAACATATAAATATTATATTTTTAAAGAAGACGAGTCGGCAATTTCTGAAGCCGTAGTTTCAAATGATGTTTCAACTTGTTGGTGGGATTGGTCTTTAATAGATATTATTCCAAGTACAAGCGAAAAAGGCTTATATTATACAACAGGTGACATATGGAAGTTTAATTTAAACATTTCAAGTGCTGCTAGGACGCAAACTCTTAACAACACTACTTATAACAATCTTACACGATTTCCTAAAGTATCCTCTGGAAAACTAAACTATTCAACAGGTTCATTAACTTGTTTATTAGGTAACGTTCAAAAGACTACTAGCAGTTTAGTTGAATATATTGAACCTAATACAATGTTAGACGAGTGGAATGAATTCTGTGCGGATGGTAATATGAAGTTATTAAAAGATAGAAAAGGTAATGCGATGTTAGTAATGGTTACAGGCACATCATCACAAACAGACGATGTGACTAGAGAGCAAATTAATACTATTACATTTAGTTGGGTAGAAGTTGAAGACATCGACAACATTACTATTATTGGAGGATAATGGCGACTTACGATACAAGGGCTTTAGCCGATACATCTACTTCAACTTTATGGAGTCAATATGGCGAAGTCCTTCGTTTAGTTGATAGTTCTAGTGTTAGTATGAGTTATTTAACAGATGTTTTAAAGCGTCCAGTATATAAACCACGCTTTAGATTATTTGTTCTTAACCCAGACGAAACAATAAACTATGAAATTCCTCAAGAGGATATTATTATTAATTCTGGTAACTTTACAGAGAATTATCAGAGTGGACAAAGAAAAAGTGTAAATATAAATTTAATTAATATAGATGGCAAATACACGCCAAGCATTAATACAATTTGGGTGCATAACAGATTTAGATTTGACGTCGGGCTAGAATTCGACGGTCAAGTATATTGGTTCCCACGTGGAATTTATGTTTTAGGGAACCCTTCGGCAAGTCACCAAGACTCAGACAAGCAAGTGTCTTTGACGCTTGTTGATAAGTTCGCGGTGCTTGAGGGGAAAGCTGGTACTTTAGAGGCTACATATGAAATACCTGTTAACTCAGATATTGAGCAAGCAATTATTGGTATTTTAACTTTAGATAATGGTTCTGGTGCCCCAATAGATTTAAAACCAATCATTTATGACCGTGCGTTCACAGGATTAAAGATGCCTTATACTTTGTCAAAGGACGCAGGAAGCACTTTGGGAGAAATGCTTTTAGAAATCGGTACAATTTTAAATGCAGAAGTGTATTATAACTCACAAGGGAACTTGTGTTTTATTAATATTAACGAAACAACATTGGACGTTCAAAAGGCTTCATTATGGGATTATGAAGATACAGAAAGAGATTATTATAATGCGACAGCCAATTATGATTTTGAAAACGCAGTAAACGAAGTACACGTAGTTGGGGATAATATAAATAATGAAATCTTTTCGGCTATGGCTAAAAATAATAATCCAGCATCGCCATTGTGCGTGCAAAGAATTGGACGTCGTATTGAATATATCAATGACAGCAGTATTTATAGTGATGATTTAGCACAACAACGTGCGGACTATGAATTAAGAAAATTTGGTATTTTAAAAACAACTATGAGTGTCAATGTATCATTCAATCCATTATTATTTGTAAACAATTTAATTACAATAACAGACCAATACTATGACATTCAAAGAGAACGTTTTTTAATTCAATCAATCTCTTATACTATTGGAGACCAATGCCAAATGTCAATCAGCTGTTCAAATATTGCAAACTTTAATACTTATGGAGAAGGGGTGATGTAACGTGAATTTTGATGCAAGACAATTAGAGGAATTTAAAAAAGTAATTGAGGACATTGTAGATGCTCGTTTAGCGAGTTATGGTATAACTTCCTTTGTTGCAGCGGTTGTAACACAGATTAATTCTGATGGTACAGTTAACGTTACAATTCCACCCGATAATGCAAGAAGAGTAAATAATGTCTTAAATAAAAGTACTGAAAGTTTGTCAGTTGGTGACTCAGTAGAATTATGTACTAAAAATGGACGTTTATCAAATTCTTGGGTTGCATTAAAACACGGTAAAGGAACCTCAATCGCAGACCGTGTAAAGTATTTAGAAGATAACGCTCTAATCTTCGTTAAAACAGGTGAATATTAATGAATAAAAGGAGTGATTTTTAATGAGAAATTATATGATTAGGGGGGGGGCGACACATCGCTAAGATTGTCGTGCCTTCTAACTTTCGAGAGAAAGGAGGTATATTATAGTTAGTATACCTCTTTTTGGTATGACAATCTTTACGATTTAACTTATGAATAAAGGAAAAACATATGTAAAAAATAGTCCCGTCCTTATAAATGCAAGTTCAATACTGTATGAGGGGGGGGCAAGACGCTCGATAAACTGTTTGATTTAGTTTATCCTGTCGGTAGTATTTATTTAACAATGAGCGCCACAAACCCTAAAGATTTATTTGGGGGCACTTGGACACAGATTTGTCAAGGTAGATGCTTAGTTGGTGTTGGAGACCCTTCAGATAATAACACTAATTGGTGTGGAACACTTAATAATAATAATTATAGTTTCTGGGCTGGTGAAATGGGCGGCCAATATAATCATTACCTAACAACAAGTGAGATGCCAGCTCATTGCCATAAAGTTACAGCATTAAATAAGAATAGTAATGGTTATAATCCTTATAACAACAATTCAGATGCGTTAGCTACATTAAGCTATAATAACTGGGATTACCTTTACAGTATGGATACAAAAGGATGGAGTAACAGTATTGCAATGCAAAACACAGGTGGCGGAGGATGGCATAATAACGTAATGCCTTATATGGCGGTTTATATATGGCAAAGAACAGCTTAAATAAATAATAAACCGAAGCGTCGAGTATTATGGCAAAACCTTATGGTCGACTTTATCAAAAAGGAAAGAACGTTTCTATAATGGGGATTGATACTTATGATGTATGGCCTATCGGGTCTGTATATATTAGTGTTAATTCTACAAATCCATCAACTTACTTTGGTGGTACTTGGATAAAAATAGCTCAGGGTCGTACTTTGGTTGGTGAAGGAACTATTGTGGCAAATAATGACAACTGGTGTGGTACTGTTAACGCAGGGAGCTTTGTAGCTTATGCTGGTAATATGGGTGGTGAGGTTACACATAAAATAACAACTTCAGAAATGCCCAGTCATACACATTATTTTCTTACAAATGTTGGTGGCCATCACAGACACGAAATAGCTTATTATTCTGCTGGCGCAGGCGCCGCTAGTAATAATGACTTCATAGGCAATAGTGGTATGGGGTGGTCTACAAATTATAGATTAAATGAGTGGTTGACATATGCGGGTAATAATAAATCAGCCCACCAACACGATGGAACTACAAATAGTACTGGTGGTGGTGGTAATCATAACAATTTAATGCCGTACTTAGTAGTTTACATTTGGAAACGTACAGCTTAAAAGTAAAGATTAATTAACTATAAAATTTTTATGGCGAATTATGGAAAAGTAAAAGTAAAAGATTTGCCTGTCCTAATCTCTGACAAGAGTATCTATTGTGAGGGGGGGGGGCAGGTTATTAAGTGATAGTATACAGCCTACAGGCTCTATATATATCAGTACTAATAATGTCAACCCTAGAACTTTATTTGGAGGAGAATGGTCTCAAATAGATGAGACATTGGAAGTAAATGGGTTGGTGTTAACTGATGAAGCAAGAGCGACTTGGATAAGTAATGCGTCTATTACATTACCACAAGGTAGATGGTTACTTATTGGTTCTGCTTCTGGTTATGGTAGTGGCACAGGTTTTACATTACAACTTTCTTCACGAGGTGCTTATACTAGACAATCAGTTCATTGTAGTGATGGTAACAAATATAGTGGACAGGTCGTTGATGTAATTGTAACATCTACTCCAGTTACAGTGTATTTACAATCTTGGAGTGCAACAGGGCGAACATTAGATAGTATTGGTTTAAAGGCTTTTAAAATAGATGTCTATAACACAAGTAATTATGTATGGAGACGTACGGCTTAATATCACGATAAACCGAAATTTATGGCAAAACCATATGGAAGAATATATAACAATAATAAAAATGTATCAATAACACCACTTGATATAAAAGATTTATATCCAGTTGGTTCAATTTATTTGTCAATTAATAAAACAAATCCATCAACCTACTTTGGTGGTACTTGGGAGCAATTATATGGTGGATATTTATATGCGGCTCAATCTAGTATTGGTAAAACAGACTATGTTGGATGGGGAACTCAAGGACACACATTAACAGTATCTCAAATGCCAAGTCATACCCATACCCAAAATTCACACAAGCATCACGGTTTAAGGCATAATGACAGCGGTAGTTCAGGGGATACAATAGTTGTTTCAACCACTTATGGGAGTACTGGATGTATTGAATTAGGTTGGTCAAGGTCAAGTACTGGTGCGCCTTATGATAACGTATCTACAAGAGCGGCTACAGCCACCAATCAAAATACGGGTGGCGGAGGCGCACATTCGCATAATATAGCAACAGTTGATGTATTTGTTTGGAAAAGAACCGCATAAAGTTAAATTAAAAAGGAGGAGATTATATGGCACAACAAACCTTAAATAATGGTATATCAGGTGCTGTGTTTAGAAATATTTTAAATGAAAATTTCACAGACCTTTATACAAATAAGGCTACAAAAAATCACGCGTCAACAACAACTGATTTTGGTGTAGCAACAACATCGGCTTTTGGTCATATCAAAGTTACTACTGGTAACGGTTTAAATCTTAGTGATGGAACATTATCATTAGCAGCTGCAACAACTGCCGAAGCAACTGCTGGTGCAATCACAAATAAAGTAATGACGCCAGCAAGAGTAAAAGAAGCCGTAAATGCTTATGGTGTAATGAGCGATGGGAATACAATTATCAAAGTTAGTTCAACACAACCATCAGCACAAAGCGGAAAGACAATTATATGGATAAATACTGCAAGTTAGGAGGTGAGTAGATGGCTACTTTTTATAGTAATACTTATGATGGGAGATATTTACAACTAGATGTTTGGCAAGATGGTGGGTATGCGAAATGGGCATTATATTCTACTGGTAATAGTAGTAGCAATTACTATACTATTTATAATGTAAATGTTAAGATTAACGGTACGACAGTATACAATCCAGGTACGGTTGCTTGGAATACTTATGCATTCCCAGCAAAAGTTGGTAGTACAAGTGGTAGTGTATGGATAGGTAACGGAGCAAGTTCAAAAACCATAACTGTATATTTTACAGGATATGTATTTTATAATCGTACAGATAACCACGGTGGTAATTTTACAATGTCTGCGTATATTTTTAAACCAACACTGAGTGCAATTAGTTATAGTAGTGTTAAAGATACGTCGGTTTACGCTTCGTTTAGTGTGTCTAACAATAATGGTGAAGCTCCATCCGATGGTTATATCGATGCATCATTAACAAACTTTGGTACTGTAGTAGCGGGTATTAGTAGTAAAGCAGGTACTATTACTGGGTTAACACCGAATAGAACATATTATTTACGAGGAAACGCGGCTAATAGTGCTGGTAGGGCGTATACAGCCGTTACAAGTTTTACGACGGCCTTCTACGCTCCAGGTAACCCAGGTGCACCAGTATTAACCTATGACCAAAGTGAACCAATACCAAAGGCAAATATTAAAGCAACTTGGACGGCGGCATCAGCTGGCTCTACAGCAATAGGCGGATATAGAATTCGTTTGTATAAAAATGGTACTGAAATACAATGTATAGACACCGATAGTACAGCGGTTACCTATACCTTTGGAACATTTGAAGCTTTAGGTTTTGTACCTGGGGATGTTGCTACGACAAGTATATTTGCATATTGTTATGATTGGGCTGGTAATAAACATTGGAGCGGTAGTGGAACAACTGCGGTAAATGGAAGCAATTCAGTTACGGTTGTATCTGACAAATATATCTACGTATCTCAAAATGGTGGTGGATTTACTAGATACAAAATGTACACAAGCCAAAATGGTGGTTCGTTCGTAGAAGTAAAAAAGGAAAAATTTAAGGTTATTTAAGGAGGAATTTAAATGCCAGAGTATATTGCAGTTGTATTATCTTTAATATGTTTAATGGTGGCTAACATTATTATGGGTAAAAAGTTAGCCGATTTTAAACAAGAATACAACAAAGAAAAATTAGTTGGAGGCATTAGCAAAGCTGCCTTCTTTTTAATTGGGTTAGCTTTAGCTTTTGCGTCAACTTATATTTACCCAATGGAAGTGGCTGAAATTAATGGTGAAATGGTTACTACATTAACAGGAGCAACATTATTAATTAAAGCTGCGAACTTAGTTTATGCAGGTAAAGTCTTAATGAAGATTAAAGACTTATTAACGGTAAATGTACCTGTAAACTCAAATAATGAAAAATAAGGAGGAATGAAAAATGGCAAAGAAAAAAGAAGAAATTATTGAAGAAGTAGTTGAAATGCCTGAGGATTTAGAAATCCAAACAACTTTCAACGAGGATGGGTTTGATGTACTTTGTACAGAAGACACAATAATTGAAAACGTAGAGGAGGTTGAATAATATGGCTTTCACAATGAGAACAAGTAAACCTAGTGCTGGTAATAAGTTTTATAACAATGGCAATAATGGCGGATATTCTTGGTGTATCAATGGTAATCCAACTGACCCAGGATGTAATGTTCTAGCAAACTGTGTAGGATATGCTTGTGGTAGATTTAATGAAATAATTGGGTCTATGAAGTATAAAACTTTATGCTGTAACGCTGAAAACTTTATTGAAAGAGCAAAAGAGGCTGGTTTAAAAATTGGTCAAACACCTAAAGTTGGAGCTATTATGTGTTGGCAAAAAGGTGCTACATTAAGCGGTAACGATGGTGCTGGACACGTAGCTGTTGTTGAAGCAGTATATGATAACAACCACGTATACACTTCTGAGTCTGGATATGGTGGAAGTGCTTTCTGGAACTCTCACAGATATAATTCTAATGGAAGATGGGGATTAGGTTCAGGATACACATTTAGAGGATTTATTTATAATCCAGCAGTACCTGATGAACCAACTCCAGCGCCAACACCAAGTCCAAGTGGTAAATTTAATATTGGAGATAAAGTTGTAATTAACGGAGCTTTATATAAGAGCTCAAATGCATCATCTCCAGCAGGTAGTGTAAGTAACAAGATTACAAACATTACTCGTAAGGTATCTGGGGCTGCACATCCATATAATACTACTGGAGATTTAGGTTGGATGGACGAAGCTTCTATCACTAAATATGAAGAACCAAAACCAACACCAACTCAAAAATTTGCTATTGGAACAAAGGTTATTATTAATGGAGCATTATATAAGAGTTCAACTGCTGCCAATGCATCTGGAAATGTAAGTAATAAAACTACTTATATTACAAGATATGCAGCTGGTGCACCTCATCCTTATAACACAACTGGTGATTTAGGATGGATGAATGAAAGCTCTATTAGATTAGCAGGAGAAACAGTTACATATACAGTAAAATCTGGTGATACTTTATCAGGAATTGCTGCTAAATATGGTATGTCTTGGCAAGAATTATATGCTAAGAATAAATTTGTAATTGGTAATAACCCTAATTTAATTAAACCAGGACAAGTTTTAACAATCAGATAATGAATAATGGGCTACAGCGATGTAGCCCATTTTTTTCTATCTTGACAAAGTCACTATTATATGTTAGTATTTAATTAACATAGAGAGAGGTAGGTGATAGAGTGAAGAGAATTTATTTGGATAACGCCGCTACGACACCTATTGATAAGCGTGTTTTAAAAGCGATGATGCCTTATTTAACGACAGAATATGGAAATCCTAGCAGTATTCATCAAGAGGGCAGAAAAGCCCGTTTAGCTATTGATAAAGCGAGGGAAAAGATTGCTGAATTATTAGGGTGTTACGAAGATGAAATATTCTTTACAAGCGGTGCTAGCGAGTCAAATTCGTGGGTTTCTAAAAACTTTAAATGTGAATGTTCGCCATTCTCTCACGACTCAATGATAATGGCTAATAACAATGTTCGTAAAGCTCAAATTATGTCTTATCCATTGGTTGATAGTGAGGTCGGTGGTAAACATTACATATATCACGACTGCTTTGATTGTTGTCACGTTGATTTAACACAGGCAGCTGGTAAAGAATATATTAATCTACACGAACAAAGAACGGCGATACCTTTGTTCCCTGATAGTTATGTAATGAGACCTTTAGATGAGCCAGTATATAAGTATGCGACAGCTTCTTTTAGTGGCCATAAATTTGGCGCTCCAAAAGGTGTAGGTGTATTGTTTATTCGTAGAGACCTTCAAGAAAACTTTAAACCATTAATATATGGACATCAAGAACACGAATTGCGTGGTGGAACAGAAAATGTTGCTGGTATAGTTGGAATGGCTAAAGCGTTAGAACTTGCTTATAAGAACAGATATGAGATAGAAGAGAAATATAGCAAACTAATGAATTATATTTATTCTAAATTATATTTTAGTGGCGTAAAAATGTCATATCATAACAACATTATGAATATAACTTTTAATGAGCTAGACGCTCAAACTGCTGTTGGCATATTAGATAAAGAGGGTATTGCCGTATCAGCAGGTAGTGCGTGTAATGCATCAAGTGATGAGCCGTCTAAAATACTATTGGCTTATGGATATAGCGAAGAAGATGCAAGGAAGACAATACGTGTTTCTTTAGGTAAACAGAATACATTACACGAAATAAAAAGGTTTGTCAAGATTTTAAAAAAAATTATTGACATTTATGATAAAATATAGTATAATTTATTTAGAATTGAGCACAGGGTAGAAGATGAGAGGCCAATTCTATAGAACAGAAGGAGGGAAAGTATGGCAGGATTTCAAAAAGCCAAAAAAGAAAAAATCTGGACGAAGATATTGTTAGGAGGTTCAAGTGGAAGTGGTAAAACCTACAGCGCATTACGTTTAGCGACGGGTCTAGCAAGAAAAAGTGGAGGAAGCGGAATTGCTGCAATAGACACTGAAGCTGGTCGTATTCGTTATTATGCTAACGAATTTGATTTTTGTGATATGCAACTAACAGAACCATTCACTCCAGAAAAGTACATTGAAGCAATCAATGAAGCAGTAGACTCAGGGTTCAAGGTATTAATTATTGATAGTATTTCACACGAATGGAATTATTGTGTAGATATTCACGATAAGATGCCAGGAAACAGTTGGACTAACTGGTCAAAAGTGACTCCTCGTCACGATGCATTTATGGAAAAGATTTTACAAGCGCCAATCCATATTATTGCAACAGTTAGAGGAAAAGATGAATATGTGTTAGAAGAAAAGAATGGTAAACAAACACCTAAGAAGGTTGGTTTAGGATTTAAACAACGTGATGGTGTTGAATACAATTACACAGCAACATTCAATATTATGCAAGATACACATATTGCTGAGGCAACAAAAGATAATACTCATATTTTTGAAGGACGTTATGAAGTATTAACTGAAAAAGATGGAGAAGCTTTATACGATTGGGCTAATGCAGGTGATGATTATGCGTTTAATATTGGCGGAGCACAAAACGACATTATTAAATTAGCAACAGAACTTGGTGGAAGTAAAGACCCAGAAGTTAAGGCTGCTACTATTGATATTTTAGGAGAGGTAAATCCTAAGAATTGTACAAACGAAGCCTTATTAAAGAAATCTTTAGAGGCTCTAAACTCATTAAAAGTAAGTAGAGGAGGAAGTAAATAATGAGAGTAACAATTACAGACAGAGTAAAAGTTTGGGAAATCAATGATAAAGATGGCGTAGCAGAAGTAAAATTCTCTACAAGCCGTAAAGTAAAAGAAGATAGTTCTTATGACCAAGTACAAGTAAACAACGGTGTTGCTAAAAATGGTTATATTGCAGACTATCGTTCATTTGTTAGATTTATTGGTCACGCTTATCACCAATTAAAAAATATTAAGCCAGGGGACACAATCACTAATGTAGTTGCCGATATGAGTACTGAACCATATTGGGACACTAACAATGGTTGTATTGCTTATCCAAAGAATGAAAAGATTACAGTTTTTGAATTTGAGTTATATGACCCAAATGCACAAACAGAAACTAATCCTACTAGAAACTTAGATAAGGCTCCTCAAGTTGCAGAAGAACCAAAAGTTGCTCCTGCTACACCAGTTGCTCAAGCAGCTCCAGTAGCGCCAGTTACTCCAGTTCAACCTGTAACACCAGTTGTAGAAGCAGCTCCAGTAGCAGCACCTACGGCGGCAGATGAATGCCCATTCTAAGATTAATATAACAAATAAATAATTTTAGAAAGGTGGCAAGAGTATGTTAATTCCAGTCGAGAAGATTGATGCGGCGAAAGCCAAATATGATGGTCAGGCTATCGACGAGATAGTTAGACACTTCGGTTTAGAAGGTTCTTATAATGAAAAAGACAAAAGTTGCTCTTGTCCTTGGCATAGAGATAAAACGCCGTCGTTCATTTGGAATGATAAAACAAATTGTTTTCATTGCTTTAGTTGTGGTCGAAACTTTGGTATTATCGACTTATACTTAGAGCAAGGGCTTACTTATTTAGAGGCTGTAGAAAAACTATTTAAACAAGTGGATATGGATTACAATTTTAGTCAAAGGGGAGTGCAAACTGCCTCCTCTTATAAATATCCACGTAGAGAACATTCTGATAGAACAAATGTAGAACAATATTTACAAGTCAGAGGTATTAGCATAAAAACTATGGATTATGCCGATATACAAAGTGATAAATATGGGAACGTTGCTTTTCATTATTATGATAGTAACGATGTATTAATGACTGTAAAATATCGTTTAGGAAAGAAATATCAAAAGGGTGTAGACAAATCAAAATGTTGGTCTCAATTAGAGGCAGATTTTTCGCCACTACTATTTAATATGAATAGAGTAGACCCAACAAAACCTTTAGTTATTACTGAGGGAGAAATTGATTGTTTATCAGTTATTGAGGCGGGATATACAAATGTTGTCTCTATACCAAATGGTTGTAGTAATGCACAATGGGTTCAATATAATTGGGATTGGTTAGAACAATTTCATAAAATTATTTTATGGTTTGATGCTGACGAACCTGGAGTAAAAGCTCGTAATGATATTATTTATCGTTTAGGGACTTGGAGAACTTATTATGTAGAAACACAACCAACAGATGTAACGCCTAATGGTGTGCAAGTAAAAGATATTAATGAGGTTTTATTCTTTATAGGTAAAGACAGAGTTTTAGAATATATAAATAAACCTTTAGAAGTACCAGTTGAAAAAGTATTAGATTTATCGTCTGCTGAAGATTTTGATATTGAGCATACAGAAGGACTGTATACAGGTATTAAAGAACTTGATGACAAAATATATAAACTAACTTTTGGAACGCTTAATATTATTACAGGTAAAAGTGGTGAAGGTAAATCTGTATTCGTAAATCAAGTTGCTATATGTCAAGCATTACAACAAGGCTATGAAGTATTTGTATTTAGTGGCGAATTACCCGCTCCTATTCTAAGAAATTGGGTTGAAACTAATATGATTGGTAGAGACCATATAACAATGAGAGATGGGCACGTTCGTGTGTTTGACTCAGAACAACGTAAGATTATGCAAAATTGGTACAGTGGGAAAGTATTAGTGTATGATGATGATTATAACACTACGGCGTCAGCATTATTAAACAAGATGGAAGAACTTGCTCGTAAATGTGGAACAAAAGTATTCCTAATAGATAATTTAATGATGGTTGACCTAGAATGTAGCGAAGAGGGTCGTTTACAAGCAGAAAAAGAATTTGTAAATAAACTTATATTCTTTGCAAAAAAATACAATGTCTTGGTGTTTTTAGTAGCTCATCCTCGTAAAACAGGAGAAATAAGAGTTACTAAAGAAGACATTGCAGGTAGTGGTAATATTGTTAACCTAGCACATATGGTGTTTAGTGTACATAGATATACCGACCGTGAAAAAGAGGGTGAAACAAATCAACGAGGAGATTTTATTAAAGGAAAAGAACCTGTAGAATACGACTCTTGTGTAGAAGTGTTAAAAAATCGTATTACTGGTGTATTACCTTTAGTTAATCTATATTTCGATTATCCTTCTTATAGATTTTATCAAAAACCTGAGGAAGTTTGGTTTAGATATGGATGGGACAAAAGAGATTTATCTCAATACCCAATACCAACTTACGACCCTAACAATCATAACGTAGTGTCGAAGGAGGTAAGTCCATTATGATAGAAGATATTAAGTCGCGTTTAAAAGTATTTGATATGTTTCATTTTGAGGAAGAACCTCATATATATTGGTGGTTGGATGAAAATGGAGAACGCAAACAAGCGAAAACATCGATGACTGCGCTTATTCATTCTCACGCTCAACCATTTGATGCAGAAAAAATTGCTCCATTTACAGCGCGTAAAATGGGTATTCCAGTACAGGAGGTACTCGATATGTGGGCTTTTACTAATGAATTATCAAAGGTAAAAGGGACGCATATACACGCCTTTAACGAATATATGTGGAAAGGCGAGAAGTATGAATACCCTAAAGATAAAATAATAGAGCAATTTGGTACTGATGTGCTAGAACCATTATGGCCTCAGCTCACCAAAATATCGACAGAGTTCTATAATAAGTATAAAGACAGATTAATACCTATTGGTTTGGAACTTGTTGTCGGCGACGAAGATTTAGAGATTTGTGGAAGTATTGATTTTTTATGTTATTCCATAAAATTACAATCTCTAATTATCGTAGATTATAAATCAAATAAAGAGATTAAGTTTAAACCATATAAAGGACAGAAAATGACGGGTTGCTTATCACATTTGGACGATTGTAATTATATTCATTATAGTTTGCAACTTAATGGTTACCAGTATATCTTTGAAAAGAAGACTGGCTTAAAGCTAAGCAACGAGCACTTCATTATATGGATAAATGAGAACAATTCTACTTATGAGATTTATAAGACTAAAGATTTATACAAAGAGGCAAAAGAGATGCTCTTTGAGCACAAAAGGGCGCAATCTTTAGACGAATGCCCATTTTAATGGGTCGGTTTAAGATTATACAACTTTTTTGCAAATTTGTCAAGAAATGGTAAAAAAGGAGAAAATAAATTATGTTTGAAAATACTGTTGCGTATAGACGCGTAATGAAAAAGAAAGCTCTTATGGATGCTTTAGAGAAAGCAAAGGAAGAGAATAATGAATGGAAGATAAGACAATTAGAAGGTAAAATTGCTTGCTTCGATAGAAAATATTATCCTAATGTTTTATGGGATAGCTCTAAAGGAACTTATCGTAAACCTAAGGAGGCGTAATTATGAAGATGACTCAAAAAGAAAGAATATTGCGACATCTTGTTGATTACGGACATATTACATCTTGGGAGAGTTTTGTAGAGTATGGTATCACTAGACTTAGTGCTATTATATATAATTTAAAACATATCGATGGCTACGAATTTGAAGAAGAATGGCAAACTCGTACGAACCGATATGGAGAGAAGACATCATTTAAAAAGTATATATTGAAAACAAGGGAGGCTTAATATGGATATAAAAGATTTAACTTCTTGGGGTTTAACTGAGGCGATTTTTAATGTTATTGAAAACGGTTTTTATGCCGATGAAGAAACAGGAGAGGTATTCTTTACAAGTGATGATTTAGATGCATTAGAAGAAAAATTTGATGATAAACTAAATGGTATTTGTGGATATATAAAGAAGACTGAAGCACAAGCCGATGCGTTAAAAGCTCGTAAAAAAGAAATTGAAGACAATATCAAATATTATGAGAATAGAGTTGAAAGACTAAATGAATTCTTAAAAGCGTTAATGTTGGCTAATAATATTGATAAAAAAGAATTAAAAGATTATCGTTTAGGAACTAGAAAGTCGTCTTCTGTTGATATTACTAATGAAGAGGCCGTTCTTAAATTCTTAGAGGCACATCCAGAATATAACGAAACTTGTAAGAAAGTTGAAACAAAAGTGTCTTTGGTTAAAAAAGGGTTAAAAGACGTTCTTGCAACAGAAGTAATCCCTGGTGCTCAAATCGTAGAAAACAAAAGTATATCTATTAAGTAGGTGTAATTATGGGTAACAAAATTATGATTACATTAGCAGTTAGTTCTGATGATATGGACGTTATATTAAATGCTTTAGAAGAAAAAGCATTAAATGTAAATGCATTAAGAGAAGGTTTGTATCAAGAAGCGCTGGCACAAGTACAACAGGCGCAACAAGAACGTGCTGAAAGAGAACGTTTAGAAATAGAACAAAATCAAGGTACTAAGAAAAAAGGAAGGAAAAATAAGTAAATGGAAAATATTAAATTAGTATGTAAAGACTGTGGTAAAGAGTTTGACTTTACTGTTGGAGAACAAAGATTTTACGAGGAAAAAGGATTTGCTCAACCTATTCGTTGTAAAGAATGTAGAGATGCAAAGAAGGCTCGTAATTTAAATATGGAAGCAGGTGCTCCAGGAAACGATTTTGAAGCAATGCTTAGAAAATTCCAAGAAAACACAGTTAAGTTTGAAGATTAATTAGGAGAGATAATATGGACACTAAAGAATTTAAAGGTGTCATTGAAGACATCGTAGATGTAAGAATGAGTAAAAAAGGAATTACGAAGTTCGTGTCTGCTGTTGTAAAAACAGTAAATAGTAATGGGAGCGTAGATGTTTATTTACCACCCGATACAGAAAAAATCGTTTCTGGTGTCTTAAATAAAACTGGTGAACAACTTTCAGTTGGAGACTCTGTTGAGTTATGCACCAAGAACGGAAAAACAAGTAATGCTTGGGTATCAGTTAAACACGGTACCAACTTCAATGTCGATAAGAAAATTAGCGACTTAAACTTAGGTAATGTATCACAACTTAATTATACGGTTGTTGATACTTGGTAAGGAGGAAATTATTATGTTTAAAAAATGTTCGTTAGGGGGGGGGGCATCTAGGCTTTAAGTTTAGTGTCCAATCTCCTATAAAAAATCAAGTTGAGGGGGGGGGCAGCTACACAATATAGTTGCTACTCTTACTCAACAAAACCTTCTGCAAAGGAGGTTAAATGCTAGGGGTGGTTTAGTTGTCTAAATCGCTTAAACTAACCAATAATAATTATTGGGATGCATCTGGGATTACATATAATAGAACATTATTGTCTACTTTTTTAAACAATCAGAGCACATCATTATCTGATTGTATAAATAAACAAAACACATTTTTAGCTAATAAAGGCGTTGGTTTGGCTTGTTTCTATGCTGATACTAATGTAGCTATAAATGGTGCATATACACATTATCCAACTTTAAATTTAATATTGGATAGAAGAACAACTGCAAATTTTTATGGTGCTGGCGGAGGTATAGCAGTATCTAAAAGTGGCCATTATATTGTATCTGGAGCTATCAACTCCGATATGGCTGGTGAAAATTTTCAAATTCACGTAATGAGAAGTGATGGTGCCGTACTATTTATAATAGACTCTGGTGCACAATCAGGGATGGTTTCTACTGTTATACCTGCAATTAATGTGTATTTGGCCGCTGGGCAATATGTTTATTTAAGAGTTGGCGCTAGTGTAGCTCGAACATATATGTTTAGAGGTGGTAGAACGATGTTGAATATTATATCTATAGACACAGAAACAATTTAATCTAGCATAGAAACAAAATGAGTAAAAGTGTAAAACTATTAAATAATATTTTTATTGATACACAAGGTATTACACATAACAGAGAGTTGTTATCAAATTATTTAAATACAATGAAAAATACTGTGACAACAGTTAACAATACAGTGGCCGCTATAGGAACTGTTATATCGAGCGGTGCTGAAGTTACAAATACCGCCAAACAAAGTCAAAGTAACGATATTTGTTCGATAATAATACCAGCTGGTGTATGGCTAGTAATTGGACATTGGCGTTATGAAGACCAAAATCTAAGTTCTTATACCGCATTAGAGAATATAACAATATCGTTAGCCGATAGTAGATATGACGACCAAGGTTGGGTAAATACTACGGTTATCGGTATACAAAGTTCAAATAGTTCTACTAGAGTATATCTAAATTTATGGCCTAGAAATAAAACTGTTAGTGTAAAATCTCATATTCAAGCAATAAGAATAAAGTAGCTCATAAATATTATGGCAAATAGTTTAAAATTAAATGATAGTAAATTTTGGGATAGCTCTTCTATCTCACATAACAGGAAACAACTAAGCAATATTCTTAGTACTGGCGAATTGGTAGGAGAGGCTGTTGCAAATGGTAATGTAAAAGAATTAAAAGTAAGTGGTCTCGATATAAAAAGAGATGGTTATGTGTATGATATTGTAGTGGCAGAATATAGCACGGCTGGTACATCCAGAGGACATTATCTACAACTTAATGATAAAGGCTCTGGATATTCTGGGCGTCATAGATATGTATGGTCATCATCTCCATCTTCTTGGGTTCTTACTACACACTCTGCTTGTTTGGCGTTTACGAACGGATGGAGTATGGGAACGCCATTATTTTATACAATCGGTACTTTAGTATATTTTAATCAAGATTGGTTGTATTTTGATAGTCAAGGAGGAACTACAACTACTGGCGGAAATTACGTTGATGTACATTGTAATACGTATTTGGTTAATCAAAATCAATCAAATGTAATGTCGATTAGAATTGTATGTACAGATAGCGATTATATAGGAAATGGTTCTTGGATAAAAGTATATCGACGTAAGAATTGGGGGGGGGTAATTAGGTCGTTAAAAAACTTAATTACTAATATGTTTAATGGAGGTGCTAAATATGGCTACATCTATTAAACTTAACAGCCCTTATTATTGGGATAGTTCAAATGTGGTATATAATCGTACACCACTTAATACTGTTTTAAATAATATAAATACTTCGCTTACTGGATTAAATACTAAAACTAATAATTGTAAAGATTATATAAAGATTTACAAATCAAATAATTCTGAGCCGCTAGATTGGCCTGGGGCTATTGGGCAATGGACGGTCTTTGGTAGTATGACTACTTGGCAACAATATGGTTCTCGTTTAACTAGAGACGGGTACTGGATAAAAATTGGCGCTGGCATTGAAAAAGTACGAGTAAGAGCGAAAGTTATATGTCAGATTGATGCTTGGTCTGCTAATGACTGGTTGTTTTTAGGTATTGGTAAGAATGGTTCTACTACTAATATAGGGACGCCTATTGCAAAATCTATTTTGTCGGAGTTAAATTGGATAACTTTACAATGTGAAGCAATAGTAGATGTTAAAGAAGGAGATTATTTTGGGATGTATGTCCGTAATGAAGTAAATAAATCTTTTAAATTCTACAACTATATATATGGTTTTGGGGATACTCCAGAATGTTTTTTAGAGGTTGAAGTATTAAAATATTCTGATAATTTATAAAAAGTCGAGGATTTTCTCCTTGACTTTTATTTATATTTATGATACTATTTATATAAAGATAGAGGGAGGTATCATATGGAAGCAAGGAATTATGTAGTTTATCATTTACATAGTGACTTGAGTTTATTAGACTCGTGTACTAAATTTGAAGACTACATTATGAAGGCAGTTGAGTTAGGACAGAAAGCAATCTGCTTTACAGAGCACGGAAACATTATGAGATGGGTTGCTAAGAAGGAAGCGTGTGATAAGGCTGGGATAAAATATCTACACGGTTGTGAAGTGTATTTAACGGCACAGTTAGAACCAAAAGTTCGTGACAATTATCATACCGTACTAATTGCTAAAAATATGCAGGGGTTAAGGGAATTAAATCAATTAATCAGTACTTCTAATACTGACGACCACTTTTATTTTAAACCAAGAATAACATTCGATGAGTTTTTAAATATTAGTGATAATGTGATTAAAATATCAGCGTGTCTTGCATCTCCATTGGCTCGTATGGAGAATGAAATACATAAGACAACTGATGACGAGGAAGAACAAAAAAGGATAAAATATCTTAGTGATAATTTTGAAAAAATACTTTTAAAATATGATTACTATGAAATTCAACCTCATATAAACAGTGACGAGCAAAAGGTATATAATAAAAGATTATTTGAGTGGGCTAAGAAATATAATAAACCACTCATTGCTGGTACAGACACACACAGTATAAATAGGTATAAAGCTGAATGTCGCTCTATCTTACAACTAGCAAAAGGCATTGAATTCGCAAATGAAGACCAATTTGATTTAACATATAAATCATATGATGAATTAGTTGATATGTTTGCAGAACAAAATGCGCTACCTAAAAGTGTGTATTTACAAGCAATAGAAAATACAAATGTGATGGCAGACTCTTGTGAAGATATTGTTTTAGATAAAGAGTTTAAATATCCTAAAGTATACGATGACGATATAGAAACATTAAGATTGCGTTTGTGGGATATGCTAAAAGATAAAGTTGTAAAAGGAATTATACCAGAAGAACAAAAGGAAGAATTTGTTGAGAATATAAAAATAGAATTGGCCGTATTTAAAAAAATTAATATGTGTGGGTTTATGTTGTTTATGTCAGACCTTATTATGTGGTGTCACGAAAACAATATCCCAACAGGATTTGCTCGTGGTTCTTGTGGCGGCTCTTGTATCGCTTATGTTTTAGATATTATAGATATTAATCCTATCAAATGGAAGACTGTGTTCTCACGTTTTGCTAACGAAGACCGTAAGGAAATTGGTGATATAGACGTAGACTTCGCTCCAGATGATAGAGATGCGGTGTATAATCATATGATTGAGAAATTTGGTGAGCAATATACAGCTTATATTCTAGCAATAGGAACTGTATCAGACAAAGGTTGTATCGATGAAATTGGTAGAGCCTTACATAGAAAGACTGGCAAAGACACTTATTTGTTAGAAAATATGAAAAAGATTAAAAAGGAATATGAAGCAAATCCAGACAAAGCTCGTGAAACTTATGACGAATTATTCTATTATTTTGATGGATTACTAAACACAAATATATCTCAATCAATGCATCCGTGTGGAATGGTGGTTAGCCCAGTCACACTTGAAGATAATTATGGCACATTATATAAAGACGATAAGAAGATTTTACAAATAGATATGGAAGATGTTCACGAAATATCTCTTGTAAAATACGATATATTAGGACTTAAAAATGTAGGTATTATCAAGGATGCGTGTAAATACGCTAATATTACATACCCGAAATCCAGTGAGGTTAATTGGGACGACCAAAAAGTTTGGGAAGATATGTTAAAGTGCCCTCAAGGAATATTCCAATTTGAAGGCGCGTATGCATTCCAAATGCTTTGCGAATTCAAACCTAAAAGTATATTTGATATGTCATTAGTAACAGCGGCGTTAAGGCCAAGTGGTTCTTCATATCGTGATAAATTAATGCAAAAAGAGTTTCATAAGAACCCTTCAGAAATTATCGACAATATGCTAGAAGATAACTATGGTTACTTAATATATCAAGAGGATACAATTAAATTCTTAAAAGATATATGTGGTCTAACAGGAAGTGAAGCCGACAATATTCGTCGTGCTATCGGTCGTAAACAAAAAGACAGACTTGATGCAGCAATGCCTAGCATACTTGAAGGATATTGTAAAATGTCGCCACAACCTAGAGATGTGGCAGAACAAGAGGCTAAAGAGTTCTTACAAATTATTGAAGACTCTGCTTCATATCAATTTGGTTATAATCACTCTGTTGCTTATTGTATGGTTGGTTACTTATGTGCCTACCTTAGATATTATCATACACCATATTTTATAATGGCATATTTAAATAATGCACAAAATGAGGATGATATTGTTGGTGGCTTTGAAATGGCTAAGCTATATGGTTATCAAATTTTACCTCCAAGATTTAGACACTCGACTGATAAATATATGTATGACGAAGAAAATCATAACATATATAAAGGTGTTGCTAGTATTAAATATTTGAATAGTGGTGCAGCTGAGTATTTATATTCATTAAGAGATAATCAATATGATAACTTCATTAGTTTATTAGAACAAATTGAAGAAGATAGACAAATCAATTCCCGTCAAATGGAAATATTAATTCAACTTCAATATTTCGATGAGTTTGGTAAGAATAAAAAATTGTTAGAAACATATAGATATTTTAAAAATTTATATGGACGTAAAACAATCGCCAAAGACAAACTTGAAGATTTAGGATTAATTCCAGAGGACATTGTTGAATGTTTTGAAAAAGAAACAGAAAAACAATATACAAATATCGATTATATGAAGATACTAGCAAATGTTGAAGCAAGAATACCAAATGAGATTGTACCAATTACAGAGCAAGTATTATTTGAAGCTGACGTTGTTGGATATATCAGTATGGTATATGATGTTGATAAAAGATATTGTTTAGTGACTGATGTTGATACTAAATACAGCCCAAGAGTAAGATTATATTCTTTAGGGTCTGGTAAAGAAACGACTTGTAAAATTAACAAGATTACGTTTAATGAAACACCTTTTAAAAGAGGTCAGTTAATAAAATGTGGTAGGTTTTATCAAAAAGACCGCCAAAGAAAAACCGAGACAGGTTGGGAGTCAACAGGAGAAAAAGATTGGTGGCTTGCTAACTATGAACTTGTAGATAATTTAGAATTGTAAAAAGGGAGAAATAAAATGAAAACAAGGTTAAAATTTAAAATATTAAGGTTTATAAATTCTAATCCTAAGTGGAGGGCTATTTTAACAGCCCCTCCATATAGCCTTATGATAAGAGATTTTGATGGTTATACATTAATCAAATATAATCAACTTTTCTCTAGTTTTAAAGAAGATATGGTTAAGGAGGCACGTGGGTTTATTATTAAAAAGGTGGGACACAAATATATACCAGTTTGTATGCCATTTACAAAATTCTTCTGTGTGGGAGACCCAAATGCTAAAAATGATTTATATAAACTTTATCATAGAAAACAATGGCACGTCGAAGAAAAGATTGATGGTAGCTTAATTAAATTATGGTATGACGATGATAGATGGCATATTTCTACGAGTGGAACAATTCACGCAAAAAATGCTCCAGTTCAATTTGAAATGAAAGACATTACTAATTATGAAGAATTATTCTTATATGCGTCAAAAGATAAAATTGATTGGGATAGACTTGATAAGCGTTATACTTATTTATTTGAGCTTGTTGGTTTAGAAAATAAAGTCATCGTACCTTACGAAGTAGAAGATGTTTATTATTTAGGACGTAGAAATAACTATACTTTTTATGAAGTACCTTATATGAAAGATGATTGTGTTGGTGTTGAAAAATGTAAGAGACCAAAATACAAAGTTATTGACGTGGTGGATAACCCTAAAAAGATGATGAAACAACTACAACAAGAAGTTGACAACCTTACAAAAGAGGATGAACATTTTGAAGGTTATGTAGTGTCTGATGAGAGTTTGAAAACTCGAGTTAAAATGAAGTCGTCTAAATATATGGAATTATTCTTCCAAAAAGGGAATGGTATTTTCACCCCACGCAAAATATTATTAATGATATTAGACCAAAAAGACGACGATGTAATATCATCATTCCCAGAGTATAAACCACAATTTGACACTGTACGTAGAGCACTTTGTGAGTGGCTTGAAAATGTGAAGTCAGATTTAAAATATATGGATAATACAACGTGGGAGACAAAGAAAGATTTTGCTGAATGGGCAAAACAAACAACGAATAGTATGATTACTTTTGCAGCCTATAACCAAGATTATTGGGCAGATGGTTGGTTAGAAGATAAAGTAAGAAGTATTCAAATTGATAATTTAGTGAAATATATAGGAATTGAAGAAAGAAAGGATGAGATTGATGTTTAAAGATTATAAAAGAATGTTTATATTTGATACTGAAACAAATAGTTTAAACCCAGAGCCTTGTGGCGAAATATTAGAGTTAGGAGGTATTCTTCTTACAAAACCAGAAGGCAGTGATAAGTTCTCTGAACGTCAAGACATCTCTGTATTAATTAAGAACAAATACCCTATTTTAAACAGCCATATTCACAATATAACAGCTGAAATGTGTCAAGCCGATGGAATTACAAAGGAAGAACTTTTCGAGCTTCTAAAGGGCATTTTTGGGGATTATGATGACACACTAATTGTGGCTTATAATACACCATTCGATATGAAGTTTATAAAAGCGTTTATGGCACAAATGGAAGATGGTTATCAAATTAATAATCCTACATTAGATGTTTTAGAAGTTGCTAGAGCAAGAACTGGATTATATAAAGGTAATAAACTTTGTGATATGATTGTTAGATATGAAGTCAAAGATGTTCAAAACTCGCATAGAGCATTAGATGATGTTGAAGCAACACTTGGTGTAATGCGCGCTATGTGGAACGAAAAACAAGACTTAGATAAATATATCAAAGGGAGAAGATAATATGAGTAAGCTATATTTTAGATATGGCGCAATGAATTGTGGTAAAACAAGTGCACTTCTGCAAGTTGCTCATAATTATGAAGAAAGAGGTATGAGGGTTCTATTAATGAAACCCTCTACTGATACAAAAGGTAGTAACAAAGTAACAAGTAGAATTGGTTTGGAAAGAGAAGTTGATATTTTATTAGCGCCAAATGATAATATTAAAGGTAAAATAACATTATCTGGTATTGATGCTATTATTGTTGACGAGGCTCAATTCTTAACGCCAAAACAAGTTGATGAGTTATATGCTATTACTAAAGAATACAATATTCCTATTTTATGTTATGGACTACGAGCCGATTTTAAAATGATTGGTTTTCCTGGTTCTACTAGATTATTAGAAATTTCTGATGATATTGAGGAGTTAAAAACTGTATGTAGATGTGGTGCGAAAGCAACACAGAACTTACGTAGAGTTAAAGGCGAACCAGTATTTGATGGAGACCAGGTCGTTATTGATGGTTCTGATAATGTTACATACGAAAGTGTATGCGGTAAATGCTATTTAAGAATGCGCGAGGCTGTGACCAGTGAACATTCATTAATAGGAGTTTCTAAACAATATATGGTAATGATGCAAGACGAATGGAATAACTTATATTATTTAGGGCTATATAAAGAATTACAAGACGCATTACCAGACGTTAATGAATTTTTAGAGGTATATAATGTATCCTTAGAAGAATTAAGCGAATATCCTAGTACTTTGGGTACGTGTTTTGATACCGAAGTTGAGATTGACGGCGGAGTAATTATGGTGAGAGGCTTTGTAATGTATGTATAGAGAATATGAAGAAATATTAAAAAGATGTAAAGAGCAGGGAGTGGACACTACTAATTGTCACGTCTATATTAGTGATAAATCATTAGACGGGCAACCTTGTTTAAAAGGTACTTTATCTCAAGACAAATGTTGGTTGTGTATACCAGTAAGAGAATATGATGAATGTATGGAAGAAGAATATTATATTCCACGTTGTTTTGAAGTTAAAGATAGTTTTACGACTTATTTACAAGGAGATAGTGTGTGGTATTTGGTAAATGTGTATTTATTATATAAGGAGTGATTAATTATGAAAAAATATGATACATCAGTGAATATTACGTATTTTAATGTGGACTGGTTAAGAATTAAGTCTGCTTGTATGACAACAATTAGTAAGCAAGCAAAACAAATGCCAGGACAAGAATGGAGAAGAAAATTATTAATCTGCGAACACTCTCCAATTAGAAGAAGCGAAATTAGTTGGAAATGGGATGCAATACCTTATGCAATATCAACGCATTTTGCAAGACATCACGAAGGATGTGAAAAGTTCGTTGGTACAGAAAGAACTGACCGTACAGGTATTGATAGAGAAGAAAGAAGTCAAATGAACCCTGTGCCAATGGAAATGGATGCAAATATCCAAGCGCTTATTAATATTAGTGCTAAACGTTTATGTACTTGTGCAGACCCAACAACACGTAAATATTGGGAGGCTGTTTTAGAGGCAGTTAAAGAATATGATGAAGATGTGTATTTCGCTTGTGTTCCACAATGCGTTAGGTGCGGTGGATGCGTAGAACCGTTTAGTAATTGTAATTATTACAATTCTGTCTTTAAAGACATACCATTAGAAGACCAAATGAATGTGATGCGTAGATATAAGATATACAATGAGCATAGAAATAAGGTGTTATCATTAAAAAAGAAACAAGATGGAAAGATATAATCGGATTTGAAGGATTATATCAAATTAGTGATGACGGGCAAGTATTGAGTTTACATTATAACAAAAGCAAAAGTGCAAAAATATTGCGACCAGGCAAAGATAAAGATGGTTATCTGCAAGTACAACTGTGCAAAAATGGTGTACATAAAATGACAAAAATACATCGTCTAGTCGCCTTGCACTTCTTGCCAAATCCTAAGAATTTTAAACAAGTTAATCATAAAAACGAAATAAAAACTTGTAATGAATTTTGGAACTTAGAGTGGTGCGATAATTTATATAATAATAATTACGGGCATAAAAATGATTGGAATAAAAAGTCGGTTATACAATTAGATTTATCTGGTAATTACATTCGAGAATTTGATAGTATTATAGAAGCAGCTAGGTCTATTAATAAAAACCACTCACATATTAGTCAATGCGTTGTTGGTAAAAGAAATATGGCATACGGTTATCGTTGGAAATTAAAAAAGGAGAAATAATTATGGATGAGAAAACAAGGAAAGAGCATATAAAAAACCGTCTGAAGGCTCATTATAAACACATTGAGTCTTTAGGGTATGAAATTGTAGGTATATTTCTACAAGGCTCTCAAAACTATAACTTAGATATTTATGAAAAAGATTATACATCAGACGTAGATACTAAGTGTTTAGTTATCCCTACATTAGATAGTCTTATTAAAGGTACCGCAATGGTGTCTACTAAATATGACTTTGAGGGAGAACAAATTGATGTTAAAGATATTAGAGTAATGATGGAAATGTGGAAAAAACAAAATCAATCTTATTTAGAAATATTATTTACAGAATATAAGATTATTAATCCTAAATACAAATCATTACTTAAAGAAATATTTGATATGAAGGAAGATATTGTTAAAATGAACCTTCCTCAACTTGCACGTTGTATTAGTGGTATGAGCAAAGAAAAGGTTGTTGCCTTAGAACACGAATACCCAGCAACAGTTGAAAAGATAAAAAAATATGGTTATGACCCAAAACAACTTGCTAGTATTATTAGATTAACTCATTTAATAGAAAATATATTTGAAAAGGATATGAAATTCAAAGATGCCATTTGGTATGACGATGAAGGATTAAGAGAATATATGTTAGATATTAAACGAGGCAAATCTAGTTTAGAAGAGGCAAGAGAGTTGGCTGAATTATACGATAATAAAACAGCTTCAATTAAGGATAGTATTGTAGAACAATATGGTAAAGACAATTTTGACGATGCAATCTGTCATAACCTTGAAGTTAGAGTTTATCAATTAGTTAGATTTGGTATCTCATATTCAGTACAAGAACAAATCGGTAATGCGTTTAAAGAGATTTCAAAAGAGATGAAATATTTTACAGAAGAAGAAAATGAAGCTGTAGAAAAGATAATCAAAGAAATGTCAATAGAACCAAAAGAGAACTTCTTCGATTATTACGAATAGGAGGTATTTATGAAAAAAACTATATTTGCCGTGTCGGATATACACGGGGAAGCAAGATGTTTAAAAGAAAGTTTAAAGAAAGCTGGATATGATGAAAATAATCCAAACCATTTGTTAGTTAGTATAGGTGATGCCTTAGACCGTGGTGATGAATGTTTGGAAGTGTATGAATATTTAAAACGATTATCTGATGAGGGGAAGGCGATTGTTTTAAAAGGCAACCATACAGGCTTCTTTACTAATTATTTAGATGGCACATCTTTAGACCCTTTTAATTATTTTCACAATGGTACAAGAGAAACTATGGCAGACTTCTTACATCAAACAGCACCGTTTGAAAGTTGGTGTGTTCTTGCTAAGGACATTGATGTCCCTACCATAGGAGATTTTGCTGAATGGCTATCTGGTGCTAAAAAAGAAATTAATGAGGAATATCCTGAGTTATTAGAATGGTTAAAAACTCGACCTTATTATTTTGAAACCAAAAACTATATATTTACTCACGGAGCGATTGATGTAAATGCTAAAGATTGGCACGAGCCACATTGTATGCGCTACCACTTTACTGATTGGGAAGCATTAATGTGGGACGACGGAAGTTTCTTTGGTAAAGAGATTAATAATACAGATAAGACTGTAGTTATAGGCCATTTTGGAACATCCACATTAAGAAAGAAATATGGATATTCCCCAAATCGTAATCCGTTAGGAAGTTTTGATATATTACGTAGAAAAGACGGAAGAGTAATTGCAATCGATGCAACAACTAATTACTCTAAAAAAGTAAATGTATTAGTTATAGAAAGCGAGGAATTATTAGATGACTAAAGAAGATAAAGAATGGCTACAAAAATGCCTAGACGACCCTGAAAGATATAAAATATATGTTGACAACGATGATATATTTGTTGTTGAAATCACTGAAGAAGACCCAGATGGTATGGATAGTGATGTCAATTATAGTTTTAGTAATTTCGGTTATGATTTTGCCTTATCTCTTTTAGAATATTTGGGCGCAAATGTAGACTACGTATAAGACATAAATAAGGAGGAGGGAATATTATGAATTTATTAGAAGAAAATAATACAAAAAGAAAAGTTATGGAAATATTAAATTGCTCAAACGTACAAAACTCAAATGCAAATGTGGACGAATATTCATTTGGTGGAAGAAAGTTTGAAGCCGCAGGAGTTTTATTAAAAGAGGTGGCTCGTGATGAGTTTATCTCGCCAGAAGTATGGAGAGCATTTCAAGAAAATAGAATTTATATTCACGATATGGATAATTATGCAACTGGTATGCATAACTGTTTATTCATAGATTTTGCAAAACTATTTAAAGATGGTTTTACAACTAGAAATGGTGACGTTAGACCTCCGAAAAGTATCAGTACAGCAATGCAACAAGTGGCAGTTATATTTCAATGTCAAAGTCAAGTTCAATTTGGTGGCGTTGCTAGTGCTCATATTGATTTTGATTTAGCACCATTTGTAGCAATGTCTTTTAAAAAACATTTTAAAGACGGATTAAATTACGTATACGATGAACCATTATCTTGCTATATTCCAGAAGAACAATGGAAGGTAGGAAATAAAGAGTTAATGGAAAAATATTCTAAGGCATATAATTTTGCATTAGATATGTTAGAAAAAGAAGGTATGCAAGCCGCTCAAGGTTTATACCATAACTTAAATACATTAGAAAGTAGAGCGGGAAGTCAATTACCATTTACATCAATCAATTTTGGTAGAGATACTTCAGAAGAAGGAAGAATGGTTAGTAGATGGTTATTAATGGCTAGTTTAGATGGAATTGGAAAATTTCATAGAACAAGTATATTCCCTATTGCAATTTTTCAACATAAAAAAGGAGTTAATGCTGAACCAGGTGACCCTAACTATGATTTGAAACAATTAGCAATTAAATCATTATGCAAGAGAATTTATCCTAATTTTGTAAACTGTGATTTTAGTGGTAATATTGAAGACCCAGAAAATCCAGACACATATAATTGTACAATGGGATGCAGAACAGCAATGTCATTTGACAGACACGGATTTGGTTATGCGAAAGTTGGTAGAGGAAACGTAAGTCCTATCACAATCAACCTACCTAAAATTGCTTTAAAACACGGTATTGCTTTAGGAGAAAGAACTATACCAGATTTAAATGGCTTCTGGAAAGAATTAGATGAAGTACTTGATATTGTAGAAGAAGCATTAGTATCAAGATATAAACATATTTGTAATCAAAATCCAAAGGCAGCTCCATTTATGTATAAGAATGAAACTATCAGAGGTTTTGACGGAGAAACTATTGCTAGTGCAATGAGACACGGCTCTCAAGCAGTTGGTATTTTAGGAATTGCTGAAATGTGCCAAGCATTATTTGGTAAAAATCATTTAGACCCAGAAGTACATAAATTTGTTACAAAATTAGTACAATATATTAGTGCTTTCTGTAAAGAAGCGTCTGATAGAAACGATTTAAACTTCGGTTTATATTACACACCAGCAGAAAGTTGTTGCTATACTATTTGTAGAAAAACACGTGATGAATTTGGTATAATTCCAAATATTACAGATAAAGAATTCTTTACTAATAGTATTCACGTTCCAGTATGGGAAGAAGTTGATGTATTCAAGAAAATTGATATAGAGGCTCCTTTATGTAAATACGGAACAAGTGGATGTATAACATATACTGAATTTGAAAGTAAAATAATGGATAATCCAGAAGCTGTAGAACAAATTATTAACTACGCAATGAATAATGATGTTCCTTATTTTGCAATTAACTTCCCTATTGACACTTGTTTAGGATGTGGATTTAGTGACGATATAAACGATGAATGTCCTATTTGTCACGATACGCATATTGAACACTTAGCTAGGGTTACAGGGTATTTAACGACTGACGTATCTCATTTTAATAGAGGTAAACAAGCAGAAGTTAAGTATAGATATAAACACACTAAAAGAACTTTTGGTGATGGAAATGACAAATATTAGAATTATGGGGATAGCCCATAATAGCGTTGTAGATGGTGAAGGTATCCGTGATGTAATATTTACGGCAGGATGCCCTCATCACTGCTACGGTTGTCATAACTTTGAAACTTGGAATATTAACAACGGAAAAGAAAAATCAGTTGATGATATTTTGCAAGATTTAAATACACGTTGCCATTTAACTTTGAGTGGTGGCGAGCCATTTATACAAGCAAAACAATTAACAGAACTAATACAGGAATATAAGAAGATAAAGAAGAACCCAAATATATGGATATATAGTGGTTATTTGTTTGAAGACCTGACAAAAAATGAAATCTTTATGGGTCTTTTGAAGGAATGTGATGTTCTTGTTGATGGTAAGTTTGAAATGGATAAAAAGGTGCGAGGTTTAAAATTTAAAGGGAGCACTAATCAAAGAATAATTGACATACAAGAAAGCCTAAAAAGAGGCGAGGTAGTAAGAAAGGATTGATATTATGAGAACAATGGTAAAAGAAGAATTTGATAAGTTTATGGAAATTAGAAGAGGTTTAGATGACCAATTATGCACATTATTATTAACAGATGTAATTGCGTCTTTAGTAAATGTTTGTAAAAACGAACAGGGTGAAGTTATTAAAGACTATACAGAATTTGATAAGGTAGTATCTAATATTAAAGAAATGTTGAATAGTGTAGATGTACCTAATATAAATTTAGTAGACTCTGTAAAACAGTCAGTAAGACATATTGAAAAAATGCAAACAGAATGTGATTATTCATTAAGAACATTAGATTGGATTTTAGGATGTGTAATACCAGAAATGGAAAAGGAGGAAGAAGATAATGCGTAAATTTGAAATTATTAGCGAAACTCAATGGAATAAGGATATTATAGAAGAATGTTATAACGAACAATGCACAAGAGAGGAAGCTTTAAAACCACGTAGAGGCACAAAGCATAGTGCTGGTTATGACTTTATTAGCCCAATAGGCGCTACTATTCCTGCTCACGGAATGGTAAAAATACCTACTGGCGTAAAAGCCGCTATGAATGAAGATGAAATATTATCTATCTATCCTAGAAGCAGTATTGGATTTAAGACAGGAATTCGTTTATCAAATACTGTTGGTATTGTTGATAGTGATTATTATAATAATGCTGATAACGAAGGACATATCTTTATTAAATTCTACAATCCAACAGATAATAGTTATACTATTAATGTTGGAGATAAAATTGCTCAAGGTATCTTTACTAAATATTTAACTGTTGATGACGAAGAGGAAATTGAAACAGAACGTGCTGGAGGATTAGGAAGTACTGGGAAATAGTATTGACTTTTCCCTTTTCCTTTGGTATAATTTGATTAACTCAAGTCAAAGAAGGAGGTAAGGGTATGGCAGCGGAACAATTCTTCACAAATACATTGTTAGTAGTAATGATATTAGTATCGGCAATGTTATTCGTACATTTATTAGATGCGTTTATAATGAGTATTCAAGCTCATAGAGCAGCTAAAAAATTCGATAAAATGGTAGTAGATATTATCGAAGAATTAAAAGTGGCAGCTAAAGAAAAAGCTGAGGCTAAAAAAGAAGAACAACCTGTTGAAGAAGAAGTTGTAAAACCAGATTATAAAGCAATGACTATTGGTGAATTAAAAAGTATTGCTAAGGAACGTAAAATCAAAGGTTATTACAATTTAAAAAAAGCAGATTTAGTTAGAGTTTTATCTAAATAAAAACAACCAAAGGAGGGTTCTATGAAAATAATAGCAACCTTTGGGGTTTTGGTTTTATTAGTGTTTATTTATGCTTGCTGTGTAGTATCTAAACGAGCAGATAAACATTCAAATTATGAAGAGGATGAATAATCCTCTTTTTTTTTACGCTTTGCTATTGACATCATATGGTGGATATGATAAAATATATTTAGAAAGCAGGTGAAAGAAATGGAAAGAAGTAAGGAACAAACACGTTTATATGAAGATATACTTGAATATATCGAATATAAGAAAGCAAATGGTGCAAAATATGTAGACGCTATCGAAGAAGTTAACAATATAGTAAAACATATTGAAACATCTATCAATATGGTATTAAACGGAGTGTGTTGTATGTGTGGAGAAGAATTAAAAGATTTTGGTAACAATCCATATCCAATTAGTGACGAAGGTAGATGTTGCGATAAATGTAACGACAAAGTTATCGAAGCAAGAATTGCGGCTTTAAGAGGAGAATAAAAATGAGAAGTTTTGAAGAATTTAAAAATGAATTTTATAATGGTACAGCGCCAAAAGGTATGTTTACATCTGTAAATGAAAATAATGAAAATATTATATTAGAAATTACTGATGAATATTTAAAAACATCGACACTACAAAACAATGGCTGGATAAGAGTAAATGTGTACCATAAAGACCATACAGTTGAAGAATATTACGATAAATAAGGAGGGGCATTATGTCAATTAGAACAATAAAAAGAGATATAAAATATTGGTTCCAAAGAAGAATTAGGGGTTGGTCTGATGACGAAACTTGGAACTTAGATTATGAATTTATTAAATGGGTTAATAGTAGATTTAAAAAATATAAAGAAGAGGCTATTGGTATAGTTGATTTAGAATATTATAAATTCAAATATAAAAGAAAAGAATATACACAATTACAGTTGATAGATAGAGTTATTGAATTAACTGATGAAATGTTAACTGATGAATATTGGGATTTAATATATACTGATGCTGAAAGACTAGAAAAAATTAAGGACGAAGTGTTTGATATATTTAAATTAATCTATGGTGCAATGTGGTGGTAGTAAATGAAAATAAAAGAGTTAGATAAATTAATAGAATTGGCAAAGAAATTACAAGAAGAGCCCGATATAGACGAATTTGATGACGGCTTTGTAATAGATGATTTTATTCATTTAGTGGAAATATATAAGGATTTTTTACATTATGACGATGATGAACAAACCAATTAGAGAATGTCAATTCTGTGGTGGCGTCAATAAAACAACAGGAAGGTATTGTAATACTTGCTATTCATATCTTAGAAGACATCCTGAAGGACGCTACCCTCTACCTCCAAAAGGTGTGGTACATTACGCTCCCAATGGTGACGCAATTTGTCATATATGCGGTGAAGCCCAACGTAAGTTAGGTAGTCATATAGCTCATCGTCATCATATGTCTCAAAATGAATATCGTGATATGTTTGAGTTATATCATAATACAAGGTTATCAAATTATGAATATATTAATAATATGTCACAAATTAATAACAAACATAAAGATAAAGTTGTAAAAGAAAATCTAATTAAGTGCGGTGTAAATACAAGAATTAGCCACGAAAATGGTCTCTCTGGACGTAAATTTCAACATAAAGTTACAGAGAAGGTATTACGCCACGTCTAGCTATGCAAACTTCAAAAATGACAGCCGTAATTGCACTTTTAGAACAATTTATCGTAAAATAAAAACACCTCTGAAATGGGCTTAAAATGGCCTTATACGAGGTGTTTTAATATGTGCAAATTTGGTACGGGAAGTAGGACTTGAACCCACAACCGCACGGATATAAGCCGTGAACTCTAACCATTGAGTTATTCCCGTAAATGGAGCCGACGGGCGAGAGTCTCACTCGCTTAGTTGCCTAGGACTATTTATACTCGTCGACATATATTGGAGCACCTTATAGGATTTGAACCTATGCTCAGGGAGTTGCAGTCCCACGCCTTACCACTTGGCTAAAGGTGCATTAACGGTTAATTATTTTAACCATTTTTTTATAGTGTTGCCAGATACACCAAACATTTTACCAATAGAGCAATAGCTATTTGTCTGAAGTAAACTGTATAGCTCTGATTTTGGTGGTCTATTCTTTATTTTTCGTTGTGCATATTGTGAACACTCTTTAGAACAATATTTTTGAGGTTTTTTCTTACTGTATTTGATTGGCTTATATTCTTTTCCACATTGTTGACATCTTGATAGTTTCATATCACAGTACCATATATCATTAATACAATACAGTATTCTATTTGATTTATCTAATCGATGAAATCTAGTGTGGTCAGCATCAGTAGCAAAAACCATTAAATTATTTGGTATATTATTGCTTTTGTTTTCATCTATATGATGAACCACTTCTTCTGGCTTCAAAAATCTTCCTAACATTTCTTCAGCTACTAAAATGTGTTCGTATATATAACCTTTACTATTAACACCAGGATGACCTGGACAAAATACAAACTTATATTTCACAATATTCACCCCTTTATAATAACAAAAAAAATAAGCGCGCCTCTCTCGAGCGAGACGCAGAAAACTAGGTCACCGACATAAATGCCGTCGACTGCTCTTTACATCAGCCACCACGCAAAAGATAATTCTTTTTCCTCGAAACCAACCGAAAACCTACCTTACTCGGTCGGACTTTGCCTGACCCATAATGGAACTGTCAGACGTTCCAACATATCAGATTTTCACCACTTATTACTCTAAAACGGTATTTTCTGGTGAAATTATAATGATGTCATAGCCTCTAGCACGATGCCCCGACCACCTTACTACTTGTCGTACCACCTTCCAGTACCTATTTAAACAAGCCTCGTTTGCAATTTAATGCAGCGTCGTTCACTTCCTTATTGCATCCTGTTTTACAGGGAGACCTTCCTCTCCACAAAGCTCTAGCGGTGCCCTCTACCCGACCTTTTGGCAGGCTATGATAACATTTTTAGTGCTTTTTGATAGTCATATATAGTAAATCCTAATTGACAATCGCACCTAATTAATAATGGTAATAAATGACACATATCAGAGTCATCATCTATAATAATAAACTTATTCTTAAATTTATTATCATCAATCCATTTTTGTATTTCTAATCCTCGTTGTTGATATAAGACTGGCGTCATACCTATTACTTTTATTTCAGGGTTAAAACCTGACTTTGTAATAAGTGTTTGTAATTGTTCTAAAGTCATACCAATACGCCAAGTACTAGAAACAACTATATCATAAGGTGTTTTAGAATATAACTCATTAAGCCATCCTATAGCTTGTTTATTATTAAGTTCTTCACGTCCACTCTTATGAACATTCCAAGACCACGAACCATCGATGTCTTTTTCCCAATAAATTGTTTCAACTACACCGTCAAAATCTAAAAATATTATAGGTTTGTCCATTCTAAACACCTCTTATAATCGAAATGGCTGCCTGGGCTAGACTCGAACTAGCGAAATGCGAGAGTCAAAGTCTCGTGCCTTACCGCTTGGCTACCAGGCAATATTTAAGACCTAAGGCTTCTAAAGTTTCTTAGGCTTGGACTTACATATAAGGCTTTAAGGATGTGTACTTAATCCAAAGTTTCTTATAATGCCGTATAGTAGGGGGTTAAAAAAATGAAATGAAACACTTTTTTATGGTGCGCCATCTAAGAGTCGAACTTAGTACCTCTCGCGTATCAGACGAGTGCTCTAACCAAATGAGCTAATGGCGCAGGAAGGGAGATTACTCTCCACTTAATAATTCAATAATTGTTTCTTTTGATATAGAGTTTGGAGATAAATTAATATCTACATCTCTAGCAATAAGAGTAGTTTCTGTACCACCATTAACACTAGGGATTTCTGTTTGAACGTGTATTACTGGTTTATCTACTACAAGTGCACCAGCATCCTCTAACAAGTCGTTTAATTTTAATTGTGTTTTACTATATGCTTGTAAATAATCAAACGCACCCATTGTAATTGCATTTCTCTCTGATGTACTACATCCTCTTGGTGTACCAACAGCTCCTCCCGCACTAAAATCATTAAAGTAAAATCTAATGCTATCACCGATAGTAATAAATCCTACGACTTTTTGACGGTCGGTATTTTTAATCTCCATATCAACTTTCTCTAATATATTATTAGGGTCTAAAGCATAATATGTACGGTCTTGAGGTCTATGTGTTGCTTTTGCAATAACAAATTCAAATGGCACATCTTTGCTATTATTTGTAAACATATTTAATGTTATCAAAAATGCTCCGTGACCATAATTTTGACCAACATAGAATAATTCTGAAGCGCCATTTGGTAATTGCGCGTCTGTCATATCGCCACTAAACAATATATCAGATGTAGCACTTCTATATGAGGCATCCCAACCAAATACTTCGCTCTTGTTCATTTGTTTTAAGTCTAAATCAACACGTTCTTGACCATTAGAATTTTCTTCTCCGTAAAATCTATGCTTTGGCATTTCACCTTCAATATTCTTCCAATACACACCATATACTAAATTACAATCTCTTGGCACTTCTAAATAAGAGCCATCTGGAATATTACCAGTAAATTGTTTTTCAGTTGTTGGCGCTGCGTATGTAACGTTTTTTGGAATAAATATTGTTTTGCCTTTTACTTTAGCAGATAATCTATTTACAAGATGTTTTTTAACAACTTCTGCTATACCTTCTAATCTAATAATATATTCTTTTGTTTTAGGTTCTAGTGTTTTAACATAAGACCTACCGTTTCTAATTTTATAAACTATATTATCATTACCATTTAATCTATATAAGATACCATTTAATATTCTTATTTCTCTAAAAATAGTAACATTATCTAACATAGTTGGCAATTCTACTAAATCAACATCCACAGTTTCGTCAGTCAAACAATCTAAAACATTTTTATTTAATGGCTTATGATTTTTAACAGCCATTTTTCTTAATTTATTTATTAAGGCATTCATTTCAATGCGATTAATAGTTTCTTTTTCATTTGCACATTCGTCTTTTTTTATTTTAAATGCAAGAAATAGATTTTTATTTCTTAGGAATATTGAAGATAATTTATTATAACCATTTGGTGTATTTTCTACATAAGACTTTAACATTTTTAGTGCTAAATTTTTGTTGCAGTTTTTAATACTGTTAATAGTAGGAACGTTTTGTATTTTTAAAGTACTATTTGTAGTTTTAAATAATAAATATCTTAAAAACTCTTCTGGATTTCTTGGCATAATATTATATTTATCATACAATGCAGTTTTAATTTCTCTATTATTAATTTCATCAAATCTATTTTTATCAATAAATTCGGATAAAATCATAATATCTTTTACTGATTGTTCTGACAAAGCAATACCGCTTGTTAATAACGTCATTAATTTATCAGTTAATTCTGTTGGTGTTAATGGTTTAATACTAATTAATTCAATGTTATCAACGTTTAATTCTGGTATTTCTAATTTTTCTTTTGGTATATATACTAAATCAGCATCGTACATACCTAAAGACTCAAAACCATAAGTTGTAATGTAGTGTATTAATTGTTGAGCGATTAAATCTTCGATAGGTGCGTTACGGACAATTTCAAAATCTTTATGAAATGTTTGGTTCCACTTTTCACCATCTTTACCATACAATTTAATTGCTTCTTCCACAACAGCCTCATTGGCAGTTGAAGGAATTAATAAGCCATATTTTAATCCTTTTTCATTAACTGCGTTAGATTTTTCTCCTAAAAAACCTTTAAATAATCTTAAAACCTCTTTTTCCATTTCTTTCATTCTCCTTTTTTATTAATGTGTCGGCGAGTAATTCAAGCCAAATCCTGATTTCGGTGTGGATACCCACGGAATAGGAACTCGCTATGACACCAAAATATACATAATTAAGGGCGAAGAGTACTCTCGCTGCTCTACCCAGCTGAGCTAACCGCCAACTGGCGGTGTTGGACTCGAACCAACGACACACGGCTTACAATGCGCTTGAAAGGAACCCTTTATGCCCTAATAATATTTACAGTCAATGTAGACGAAGACTAACGGGTGTCGGGAGGCGCCCGACTAATTTGTAGCGCTTTTTGTTAATCAAAGGAAGCCTTTGTGTCTACATTAAATTTTAAAGACGAAGAGTAATATTAAACCCATTTACCAAATCATTCATTTATATAGGAACCCTTTATGTCTCCAATCTTTACTGTCAAATATATAATACCACATTATCTCTTGTTTGTCAAGAATTTTTTATCATATTTTTTCTCATAATATTTTGCAAGCCTTCTAAAAATAAAACGCTTGATGCAATTATCACAACAAGCGGCTTTTCTATAATAATGATATTCTAGTTTGATTTCTTTACAAGGCTCGCCATAGTACATATGTGTAATCATAATTAATTCTCCTAATATTGGTGGAGCTGAGGGGACTCGAACCCCTGTCCAAAAATAACTACCTACAAACTTTTACGAGCGTATCTTATTTTTACAATGTTATTTCAATTTATTTAAAATAAGCAAAAATCTAAATGAAATAACCTAAATAAATCTCATTGTTAGCACTTTAGGTGGAAGTAACAACCAGTCTATTTATATGATACCAATTATAACCAATAGACAAAATTATAATCAGCAACACTAGGCTAAAGCCACCTTATTAGTAAATAAGTTTCTAAGTGTATTTAAAATTCTGTTTCCAGTTATTGTTTTGTGTTCGTGACGTGTTCCTCCGACTCGTAGTTCATATCTCGTACATTCCTGTCGAAACCAAGACAACCCCAAATTTAATGGCGCCTAGTGAGGGACTCGAACCCCCAAGCCGTTTCCGACCAACGGTTTTCAAGACCGCCCGACTACCAATTATCACAACTAGGCATTAATGGTCGGAGAAATTGGATTTGCACCAATAAGGTGGTTATTCCCACGTTTCCTCTCTTATATGTAACTATATTATATAATCCAATAATACAAGACGAGTTGTCGTATTACCCACACCCTGCCCTCCAGGGTCACGCTAGATATTACGTGAATATTCTCCGAAATGGTGCAGGATTACGGACTCGAACCGCAGACCCCCTGCTTGTAAGGCAGGTGCTCTAACCAACTGAGCTAATCCTGCAAATGGTGCCAGGTGGGATATAGACGTCTTCCCGTTTCTACTTCACGCTACTCACTAGCTTTCACGCTTTTCAATGTTCTCTTTACCCGACATATATGGTGCACCCTCTAGGTATCGAACCTAGCCAGCCAGCGGCAACAGTTTTACAGACTGCCCTGTGTCCTTAACAGAATACGGATGCAAAAATGGAGCAGATAGACGGACTCGAACCGACACGGTCAGCTTGGAAGGCTGAAGTTCTACCTTTAAACTATATCTGCAAAAATGTGGACTACTGGAATTAAACCAGCTGCTTATCGCCTCTTCAATGACGAGCCACCTAAATAATAATTCTGAATAGGCACTTCTTTTATGTATTTTTATCCTACCGACCTTTACTTGTTTTAACGATTACACACCTTTGTAAAACAATTCCTATTCTCATAAGCCCTTCTTTAGTGTAAATTAAATACGAGGGGTGTATATTATATACCTTGGTTAATTCCATAACCTTTTTTAGAACCTCTTAGACAATATTTGCAAGTAGAAGTGAATTTATAGAAAGACTCTTCTGTCATCATTGCAAGTTTCTCTAATAAAAATTCATCATCTAAATCAACATATTCGTCTTCAGTTAATTCTTTAATATCTATTAAGCCCAGATTAACCGCTTGAGCAAATCTTCCACAAGCATATACCCTATTTTTCATTAGTGTTAAATATCTAAATTCACAGAAATGAGTTTTTTCTTCTTGGTGGTCAATGAATTCTCCGTGGTTTATCCATTCAGCATCGTCTGGACGAATAGCATAATTAACATTATACTTAGTAAAAATGTCTTCCAATTTTTTTATAACTTCTGGATTACCATATCCACCAATCATAATATTAAAGTTTTTATTCATAGTGCGACACAATTCTTCGATATAACTAGGATAGATAGTTCCATTTGTGAAAATTGTGCATTTAATATTAGGAATAGTGTTGACATATTTTACAATTTTAACTAAGTTGGGATATAAAAACGTTTCTCCACCAATAATAGATAATAATTGATGTTGTATGATAATGGTTTTTATCTTTTCCATATTGCTAATTATAACATCAGCATCTAAATCTTCGCCGTGCTCGTATTTATTAAATAAATAACAACATTCGCTACATTTTAAATTGCACTTCGTAGTAAGTATAACATCCATTTTAATCCTCCGTATCATTATATATAGCAATAGTGTTTGGGTCACATTCAGCTCTAATACCATCTAAATTATGATTATACCAGATTTGTTCTTGATGTGTGACCGTTCCTTCTGCTAAAAGATTATAAATATACAGCACCTCTGGATGATTAACTTCTATAAAATCAACTTTCTCGATTTTTCTTCTTAAATTATAATCTTCCATATTATTTAACGAGTCTTTAAATCTAATATTATGTTTGTCTAAAAAATCTTTGCTTATTACTTTATCCCACAAAGAAAAATCATAACAAGCCGTTTCACCTAAAGGGTATATTCTGGTTCTAAAATAATGAATATCCGCAGTTGGGTCTTCTGTAATATATTCTAAAATCTTAGTAACGTAATTTTCAGTTATCATATCATCAGCATCTATAAAAATAAAATAATTAGTTTTGACTAAATCTAAAGCATAATTTCTGGTTTTACCAGTGCCTTTATTTTTATCCCAATGATGTAAATGAAAGTTATCTACATCACTAATTAACTCATTGATAATATTTAAACTATTATCTGTTGAGCCATCATCGATAATATGAACAACTATATCTTCACAATTTTGTGCTATTAACATATTAATTACGTAAGATATATACTTCTCTTTATTATAAGAAGTAATTAGAATAGTCAACCTTGGTTTCATTATATTCCTCCATTTGGTGACGAGTACGGGATTTGAACCCGTGAATGTACGCGTGAAAGGCGTATGTGTTAACCAATTTCACCAACTCGCCGTCATTCTATAATAACAGAGTTTTTCTTTAAGTATTCTACCATCTCTAATAAAATTGCTTGGTAGAATTCTTCACCCATACATTCTGTTGTTACTTCAAATGACTTTGTTTCATCTTCATAACAACTATCTTTATATGGGTCGTTTTTGTTAGAGTAAATATCAAGTTCTCCAAATCCAGGTGCCCCGTGCCATAAACATTTAATATGACCGTCTCTAATAATCACACCATCAACTTCAACTTTTTTCTCCATAAAAAACTCTCCTTATTTACTTAATGGCGTCCACTAGAGGGCTCGAACCTCTGCGCCAGAAATCTGACCTAAGAGTTTAGCAAACTCTCCTCTTCACCAACTTGAGTAAGTGGACAAAATTAAAGGAGTAGGGTGTGGGGATTTAACCCACATTACTACACCCGTCTAAGTACCTCCGCTTTCATTACAAGAAATTCTTACTTACATCGATACCCATCTTGGCTCTTGACGTAGCGTTCTATATCCAAATTACTTACTTTTCGCAACTTATCGATATTTCATCACACTACTTGTACACCCGCAAACTTTACTTTATTTCACTATTGCTGCTCATTCTACACAACTCGCACTACCTAACAGGGCGAACCATATTAGTTGACGCTCGTCATATCCTTCACACAACAACGCTACTCTATTTCATTCTGTCGTGAGTACGTCGCACGTTCTTACTTTACCTCAATTCGCTCAAATAAATAACTCTTTTTGAACTAACCCTACATATATTGGTGCTCCTGAATGGACTTGAACCATCACGGGATTACTCCCAACGGATTTTAAGTCCGTTGCGTCTACCTATTCCGCCACAAGAGCAAATGGTCGGGAATGCAGGACTTGAACCTACGGCCTCTAGTTCCCAAAACTAGCGTTCTACCAAACTGAACTAATTCCCGATGGTGGAGCATAACGGGGTCGAACCGATGACCTCTACCTTGCAAGGGTAGCGCTCTCCCAACTGAGCTAATGCCCCAATAATGGTGCCGATGGTAGGACTCGAACCCACAACATCTTGATTACAAGTCAAGCGCTCTACCAATTAGAGCTACATCGGCATTTAAAATAGGATGAGTTGTATAGCTAAAGGTGCGCACAACATTGCTATCGGCTTTTAACTTTTATCTATATCGATATTATAGGATTAGTCGGCACCTGGGGACATCCCGTTGTCCACCCTCGATATAGAACCTATATATATTTATTTATGGTGGACGGAGTTGGGATTGAACCAACGACACCAGGATTTTCAGTCCTGTGCTCTGCCAACTGAGCTACCCATCCAGGAAGAAGAATTAATTATTCAACAATGTCATAAATACTTTGTTTTAACTCTTCGATTGCTTTTGTTATATCTTCACATAAATCTCTATGAAACTTAGCGTATTCTTCACCTTTTTTAATTTCCGCTCTAATTTCATTACGAATTTGAACTAACATTTGACGTCTTGCACGTCTATAACTGATTTTAGCACCAATTTCAGCATCAAATGTATCTTCTGGTGAACATTTTGCTACACCAACAAATTTAATTGCTGTATTTTCAGTCCCTAATAATAATGTAGTAACTGTTCTTCTCTTTTCATCAATTATAACTTTTTTCTCAGTTTTTGGCAATCTAATTTTCATAATTAATCCTCCTTATTTACAATTCAATGGCGGTTCGTACGAGATTTGAACTCGTGATTTCCTGCGTGACAGGCAGACGTCATAGACCACTAGACCAACGAACCAAATGGCAGGGGCGGTAGGAATTGAACCCACATCAGCGGTTTTGGAGACCGTTATTCTACCATTGAACTACGCCCCTAAGAAGCAATGAGCTACATATCTATATTATCTAGTTATTAATAAATATATATAAAACTATCTT